GCCACTTCCAGCTCTTGGAAGTTCTGCCATATGAACCCATATACAGTTCTTGCCATTTCTGCTATATATTGGCAGTCACAGCTTTTGGAAGAAATGGTAAGAACTGGAAGTCCCAAAAGCTGACAGAATTGGTAAAAATTACCATTCGACAGGGAATACCAAAAACTTACAGTCATGGAAGACTTTTCCATTACCATTCATTCCCAACTGCATACTATTCATATTTTATTATATTATACCGCATAATCAGCAAAATGTCAATATGCAAAATGTACAAAATGTTTGTTCTATTATTGTGCATAATAACGGGACTTTTGTTCACAAATTGTTTACAAAAAATTCACAAAAAAATATTGATTTGTTCATAATTAATTCGCTACTTCGGGGTCACTTCCAGCGATTTCCAAAATTAGCAGTTAGAATAAGCTAACTGCTAAATGGAAAAAATTGGAAATTTGGTTCTGTCGGAAGTTTGGAAAATTTTGGTAATTAGCAGTTAGGGCAAGCTAACTGCTGAGATTGATAAAAATTTAACAAAGTTAGCGTGAGAGCCGACGAAAAAATTAATTTGTGAACTTTTTGTAAACTCTTGAAAAAAGCCTTGCAAAATATATTGTAATGTGATATAATGATAACAGTGGAAATAATGCAGAAATGCAGAATTCCTAAAAAGTGGAAAAATTAAAATTTGGAAGGAAATGGTAATTATGAAAATTTATGCAATTATTTACAGGGACGAAAGAGGACTTTTGCAGATAGATGAATGTGAGACGCTGGAAGAATTTAACAGAAAGAAAGCTACTCACAAAGATGACATTTTGGAAGGTTTCGAGAGAACCGCAAAAGATGTTGAAATTGACTTAACAATAGTTTAATGTTCCACGTGGAACATTTCAGGAACTGCACACTTAAACAGTGTGCAGTTTTTTCTGTAAATTTTTTGGTAAAACTGGTAAATATTGGAAATTTCGGGCTACGCCCATCGTGCTGGAAAATTTTGGGAATAGCACATTTGTTGTATGGGAAATTTTTCCAAAAAGATTTTAACGCTTTAAAGTGCTAAAGTGCGGCTTCGGAGTGCGTCAACCGCACTGGAAATTTTTGGTATTTTTGTCAATTGGAAGAATTTGGAAAATGTTCCACGTGGAACAAAAAGCAAGGGCGGATTTTTCATTTCCGCCCACATTCTCATTCTATTGTCATTTCAATCCACCAATTATTTTTGCTGTCTATGAGAACATCACCGCCATAAATTTCCCATTCCTCTTCTTCTGTTAAACGTTCAATTAATTCGTCCACAAGTTCATCACTTTCATCTATCATATCCATTTTATTATTGTCAAGTCTTTTTCCTGTCAAGTAATTGTATACCTTACAAAAATCAGCATCGTAAAGTTCATTAACAAACAATTCAACCGCATCCTTAAGGTTAGAATATGAAGCCTCAGCATTTACAACGCCGTTCTTTGTGCTTGTGATTTTAAACATAATCATCATTTCCTCTCAATTGTAAAAATTTGGTTTTTGGAAGTATTTCTTTACTTCCACTGTTATAATAATAACATATTTCAAGTAATTTGTCAATAGGTTTTTTGAGAATTAACAAAAAGTTCATAATTTAATGTTACAAGTTAGAGTTAGCATAGGCTAACTGCCTAATTTTGGGAATTTTGGCTCTTTCGGCAATCAAATTTTTTCTTAACAAAATTGTAATAATACTGGAAAATACTGGAAATTTCGGAGTCACTTCCAGCGATTTCCAAATTTGGTAATCATTTTACAGCAGAGAAAAGATAGGAAATATTTGGAATTATTCCCTATCTTTCAAAACTTTGTTTGTATCTACATAGCAAGATACAATTCATCATTAAGACAAAAAATACCTTTAATTAAGATTTCTATCGCTACAAGGTTAATGAATTCTGTTAAACTCATATTGTCAACTTTGTTTATGTGCTGGAAATATTCCTCTTTTATCTCAAGCGGATTATTTTCAAAGATAAATTTGTTAATGACTTCCGCAACAGTGTTTCCAGTCAAACAAAGCTTTTCATCATAGCAGTAAATTACATGAATTTCACACATTGTAAAAAACCTCTTTTCTTATTCAGCGGTGACTGTTGGTTTTTGGCATCTTACAGTCACCGCCTTATTTTTTACTTAACAACTATTACCTTGGTAATGGTATCATCCTCAAGAGTTTCTGTTTTGTGGGTATTAAAATACACTGTTACCATTGTACCGTCTGCAATGTCAGCACGGTTCTCAAGTATCCACTCGTTGCCGTCAGTAGTGGTAATTTTTACCTCACCATCATCATAGTAAGTTTTGGTAGCAACACCGCTTTCTGTGCGGGTGACGGGTGCATTGTGGCAGGCGGTGCAAAATGCACCAAAAAGTGAAATAGCAACAACAGCAATAATCTTTGTTCTCATAATAAACAACCTCTTTCAATTAATGTATTAGATTTCAAAAGCATTCAACTTATTTAGTTCTTGCTTTCTTTTACTATACTTATTATACTACTTTGCTATAGTGTAATCTACATACTTTTTCTTAAAGATTTATGAACGTTTTGTAAACGCTGTCGGTGATGAAACTGTACTATTGTATTATTGTATTAGTACAATAATCAGCATCTTACTGTTTGAATTGTTGCTATTGTATTAGTATAATAGTACAATTAGTTATCTATAACTAATTAGTCTATGCTAATTGCTTGTTAAATTTTTAACAAAGATTGTTAATTTATTAACAATGAGTTAGTTTGTGCTAACTGTGTGTCCATCGCTGACGCACAGAACAAGTGTTTGCTTCAATGCTTTAATGTACTAAAGTGTCCTTCACTGAAAGACACAATTTATCAAACGTTTGTTCTCTTGCTGTCTGTCTCTCTTTGTACTACTGTACTAATACAATAGCACAAGCAAGTGTATCAGCTGTACTAATACAGTAGTACAATACTTTAACGCTTTAGTGCGTTAAAGTGGTTGCCCCTGAGATTGTTAAATTTTTAACAAAGTGAACGTTTGTTCTTTTCGCTCTCTCTTGCCAATTTATGGGAATTAGCCTTGTGAGCAGGTTTACCATTTTTTTACAAAACTTTAGCACTTTAGCACTTTAAAGCGGTGAATCGGACTCACTTGGTAGTATTTGGTAATTCTTGCAACATACATTCATCAAATAGTTGTGGGAAAAATTTTGATACATTTATCGTTAAGCTTTACAAAAACATTTTAACGCTTTAGCACTTTAAAGCGATGAAGTGGATTGATGCTGTTGTACTCGAAAGCCCTCAAACGCTTAAACAGCAGACACAACATAGGTCTTACTAATTATTTTAGTAAGACCTACTGTTAATTATGCCCAGCCACGTTCTTTTTTAATAGCCTCATACCTTGCTTTATTTTCGGACGCTATTTTATTTTTGTCATATACCCTTGCTTTAAACTCGTTGTAGCCATCTCTTTTAAGACACCAATATTCAGTATGTCTTTGTGCACAAATTTGCATAATTGCTGTCTTAAGTACATCCTGCCTGTTGGTAGTAAAATACTCTTTGTTGGGTATTTTTACCACTGTGCTTAATGGTCTGTATTTACCACTTTTGGTAAATAATGTTATCTGTACTTCTATCATAGTATCACAACTCCTATTAGATTTGTATGGTAATTAATGTCAATGTTATCTTTTGGTTTGGTATTAATTACCATTGAACCATTCAACATTAGCGTCAATTTCTTATTTTATTATAACACACAAGAGCAGGTTTGTCAAGAGGTTTAAATGTAAACTTTTTATGAACGTTTTGCAAGATTAGCTTATGCTAACTTGCAAAGGCAAAGTGTGTAATTATTTGCCATTTTGTGGGAATTAGGCTGCCAATATTCTGTTCACATTTTGCTAATAAAAAATTCACGGTTTGTTCATAAATAGAACACTCGGCACGCTTTGTCTGAAACCGTGCCGAGCGTAAGCCATTTTTAAATTTTATTTTGTTTTATCTTTTTGTCTATACTTTTATTAAGTAAATAACTAAGTTAGTGTTAATTGTTTTGTTACAAATTTTTCTTTAATTATAATTTCTTTAGCTTCTTTTGAAAGTTTAATAAATTATTTATTCTTGTTTGTTAGAGCTGTTATTGTGTTTAAGCGGCGGTGCGAATCGCCAAGCTAGCGAACGTTTCTTGTAGAAACTACCGTATGTAGTAGAACTTTTTTCTTGAGATATAAAAAGCTACAAAGTTTCTAGTGGGGGCATACATTTCGGGATTCCTCTGGGAAATTTTGGTAATTTTGTTTTGCCTCGGCATAATTCTCACCAAATTAATTTTTAAATCTAAAACACGATAATAATTCTCACCAAATTAATTTTGATTTTTAATATTATCAATATCAATTTCAAAATTTAATACTTCATTAATAGACATTTCTCCATTTATCATTTTAAATATATTATCATTAAGCCGTTCCGTAAGTTCTTCACAATATTTTGCCCATATTTTATAAAAATCTTCATCTTTTTTCATTAATTAGGTCCCACGCTTCCCTCAATTATCTCATATAATTCTTCAAAAGAATTACAAGGTATTTCCCATCCATCTTCTGTATAAACATTTAAGTCTTTTCTCTTTCCCCAATCTTTATCATATATATACCAACTTATAAATTTATTTACATCTCCCATTATATCTTCCAACATTTCTATCACATAATTAATAGAAGTAATCTCAGTCAATTTTTCAGGTACTTCTCCAAAAGCTTTATCTATTCCATACATAAAATCATCTATTTCTTTATCTTTATTTTTAATTTTTTCCATACATTTAATAAACATTTCTTTAGTCATATTAATTACTCCTTTCATTATATGCGGCTGCCGCTTCACTAAAATCAAAAAATAAATTTTCATCATTTTCATTTATTAATATTTTATTATATTCATCTTTATAGCAACTTCTATCACTTGTGAACTTTCCCCTATTATAAGTTCCTCTTATTAATATATTATTATTAATATCTAAATACCAAGCTACTTTTTTCCTCATTTATAAAATCCTCTCTTAAAATTACTAAAATAATTATATCAAAAAAATTTAATTTTGTCAAATAAAAATTCATTATCTCGTTTGACAACTTAAAAATTTTATGTTATACTTAAAAAAACAAGAGAAAGGAATTTTTATAGAATGGACCAACCACTTAAATTAGATTATACTATTTAGAGTGCCGCGGAAAGAGTAGCTTTAGTGAATCGCATAATCTAGAGCACTCCGCCTGAAAATCTTAATAGTAAATATATAGATACATTAAGCGATTATATTATTTTCGCTATGAATAAAGAAGAAAAAAAGAAAAAGAAAATTTTAACAGACAACAGATTAGTAACCGTGAATAAGCGGGAAACCAGCTTTGAGGGGCTTGTGGGCAAGCTTGAGAATGGCGAAGATGGCATTTATAATATGTTGTGTAGTAATAAAAATATAATTCTTACTCCCAAAGTAATGATTTCAGAAAGAGATGTTGCGGAAATCCCTGAATTAAAACCTTTACGCCAAGCTATATCTTCTATGGCCAAGCTAGAGAAGACAGCCTGCGGCCGCCGCAAGTATCTTATTAAATAGCAAATTATAGAAATGTGCAAAGACCAATATGTTATAAAAGAAGCTTTCCGCAAACCTATATATCCAACTAAAGTATGTAAAAGTGTAGACCCAATTAATTTTGATGGAACTATTACTATTGATGAAAATGGTGAGATACATGATAATAGCTTAATATCATTTTTTAATCCTAAACATATTTCAGCTCTTTTGTGTAATTATTCTGCTCTTAAGGAAGAATCATGGGGTAAATTTTCGGAAGACACTTATTACATGATGGAAGACTTAGATGCTTTAGTAGACCAAACTTTAAAAGATAAATACCCTCTTTATTATGACCTTTTGATATATAAAATAGATGGTAAATAGAATTAGGAAATTTAGGATTTGTTATTTTTAGATTATGGAGTGCGACATTCGGTAGAATATATATCTTCTCTTTGGCGGAATAAAATACCTAAACTTTTGGCGGAAAAAGCAGAAGAAAATTATTTAGTTTGGTATTATACTACTCAAGAGAAAGGCGTAATGAAAAAATGCTCAAGATGTGGGCAAACTAAGTTAGCACATAATAAGTTTTTTTCTAAAAATAGCACAAGTAAAGATGGCTTTTACAGTATATGTAAAGAATGTAGAAATCTAAAAACTAAAGAATTAAAATCAAAGAAAAACAATAGAGGTGAAAATCAACAATGAGTACAGGAGCACTTATATAGTGTCAAAAGTGCGGCAAGTCTATGGAAGAAGGACAATTTTATACTTATAAAAATGGCGAAAAAACAGAATTGTGCAAAAAGTGTTTAACCATGCACATAGATAATTTTGACCCTTCCACATATTTGTGGCTCTTGGAAAAAATGGATGTACCATATGTACCTTCTGAATGGAACACGCTGCGTGATGCGGCTTTCGCAAAAAACCCAAAGAAGATGAATGGTATGTCGGTTTTTGGCAAGTATTTATCTAAAATGCGGCTTAAGCAATGGAAAGACTATGGATGGTCTGACAGTGAATAGCTGCAAAAAGAAGTTGAAGCAAGAACAGAAAAGAAAATGGCTCAATCAGAAGAAGAGCGGGAAAATATTAAATAGCAATTTGCTAATGGAGAAATTACAGAAGCATAGTATCGTACATTAATGAGTACCCAATCTTAGTATCAAGAGGAAATAGAAAAAGTAGCTAGAGAGAGCGAAATTGCGGCTGCGGTTGGTGCCGCGAATCCTTTTAACGAGCAATATTTTATTGATTAGTCTGAGCTTCCTGACCCCGCCGCAGAACTTACTAAAGAAGATAAAATTTATCTTGCTATGAAATGGGGTAGGGAATATACTCCTAATGAATGGATAGATATGGAAAAGAAGTTCAATGAGATGTGTGAGTCTTTTGATATACAAGATTCAGATACAGAAGGCAATTTAATATTAATTTGTAAAACTTTCTTAAAAATGAATGAAGCAATAAATTAGAATGATATGGAAGGTTATTAGAAACTCTCTAAAGTTTATGATGCTTTGCGGAAATCATCTAAATTTACTGCCGCACAAAATAAAGAATAGAAAGATGACTTCTTGGATAGTGCAGGTGAATTAGTTGCCTATTGTGAAAAAGAAGGCGGAAGAATCCCTAAGTATGAAATAACTACTCCTTTAGATATAGTTGATAAAGTAATATTTGATTTAAAAGAATATAATAAATAGCTATTTTACTCTGATGCTTCTCTTGCTCGACAAATAGAAGAATATCTTAAAATACGTTAGAGTATGGAAGAGAAAAAAATAGATAAAATGAAAGCTTAGGCTAATGGCTAGAGTGACATAGAACTTGACGATGAAGATATTATGGATTATCGTGAAGAAATGCGGAAACAGCGGGAATAGGATGCTTAGGACTATGAAGATGAAGGAGATGAAAATGAATGAGTTTATAGAGTTTATTATCTTTATCTGATTCTCGTGGCAAAAAAATAGGATTATCAGAAGAAAGAATTAAAGCTTAGCTTTCTAATCTTAGATATTTAATTTCTTTTTATAGAGAATATCCTGATATTTTTATAGATTAGATAAAAGGTCCAGATAGTACATTTTAGTTTTTCTTTTATTAGAGAATCTTTATCAGAATAGTTATGCGGCATCGTTATGTTTATGCTACATTTCCACGTAAATATAAGTGCGTGTAATAATAGTAATATTATTAAAGAATCTATCTAATTGCAAGGACATCCTATTAAGGAAAATTTGCAGCTAAGCTATTGAAATAAATAGAAAGTTCAACGACTATCCCGCAAGGGAGTACATTACAAGCGATTGGTAATGGAAAAGGTAGACTCCTATTGACCATAGGATGAAGACATAGTCTAATCTATATAGTAATATATAGCAGTTCATAAGAGAACGTACACAAAAGTAGCGAATTGTGTAGAATATAAATGGCATATTCAAAGAGTTTCCTCTCAATGATGGTATTGATGTTGCGTTGTATTTTATATCCAGGCAGCCATTTATTTGTAACCACAGGCGGAAAGGAATAGGCAGCGAGCATTACAATAGCTAAGATTGATGAACTTTGTACATTGATTCCAGCACTTCATAATGAAATAAACTGGAATCGTGGCGTATCTAAAAAATCAAAAGATGATGTAAAATATATATTCAAGAATGGTTCTGTCATAGATATCTTGGCTGCGAGAGAAAGTTCCCGAGGTTAGAGGCGGACTGGAGGCTTGATGGAGGAATGCGTACTCATAGACCAAACTGCGTTAAACGAGATCGTGATTCCCACAACCAACGTTAATAGGCTTCTTCCAGACGGAACCCGTGATAAGACAGAAACCGTCAATAAGTCGTAGACATATATCACGACCGCAGGCTACAAGAACACGTTTGCATATGCTAAGCAGATAGAGCTCTTGATACAATCTATCATAGACCCAGATTTAGCGATGGTAATGGGCGGAACCTATATGACGCCAGTAACTGAAGGATTGCTTGACGAAGATTTTGTTGACCAATTGCGTGCCCAAGGAACATTCAAAGAGGATTCCTTTGACCGAGAGTACAGGAGTATTTGGTCTGGAGATGTGGAGAACGCATTCTACTCCTCTGAGAAGTTCGATAGGTGCAGAGTATTATTACAGCCAGAATACGAGTATAGTGGACGCTCTTCAAAGAGTGCCTATTATGTACTTGGCGTCGATGTAGGACGTACAGAATGCACAACAGAAGTATGTGTATTTAAGGTTACTCCTTAGCCAGATGGTGGTTCAATAAAATCTTTAGTAAATGTTTATACATTTGATGCAGAACATTTTGAACAGCAATCTGTAAATATTAAAAAAATATTTTTTAAATATAAAGCATAGGTAATAGCAATAGATGCAAATGGCGTTGGCGGCGGTTTAGTTGATTTCTTAACTGTATCTTAGATTGACCCAGAAACATCTGAAATATTGCCACCTCTTGGAGTTGCGGGAGGTACCTATGAGGATGCTGCCGCACAATATAAAAAAATTAAAGGTCCAGATGTAATAGAAGATGTTTTGTATCTTATAAAAGCAAATGCACCAGTTAATACAGAAGCTTATACATATGCAAAAGTGCAAATGTCAGGTGGCAAGGTTAAGATGCTTATAGATGAAACCTCCGCAAAAGCAAAATTAATGTCAACTAAAGTTGGATAGAATATGTCATTAGATTAGCGTAACGAATATTTAATGCCTTTTGTTTAGACTTCAATTCTTAAAGAATAGATGATGAATCTTGTAGAATCTAATGAGGGTGTTAATATTATTCTAAAACAATCAAGTAGGGGCATTAAAAAAGATAAGTTTTCTGCTTTTATTTATGGATTATATTATATAAAAACAGTAGAGGATAGAAAAAAGAAAAGAAAGAAATTTGATATAGCAGATTTACTTTTGTTTAACTAAGTTTTAATTGGGCAAAATAAAATAAAAAAGTGGCTAATTTTTTGAATAAAATTAGCCACAATATTATGGGGGTGTATTAAGAATGCGTGCCTCTAGAGGTGAAATAAAAATAGAAGATATCTTAAATTCTGCGGGAGTAAATTTTCAAGAAGAATATATATTTCCAGATTTAGTAAGTTCAAGTCATCGTCCTTTGCGTTTTGACTTTTGTGTATTTGATGATAATGGTGATATAGACTTTTTAATTGAATATCAAGGTATATAGCATTATGAAGCTAAAAGTAAGTTTGGCGGAATATCTGGTTTAAGAAAACAATAGTACAATGATATGCAGAAAAGGGAATATTGTAAAAAACATGGATATACTTTAGTTTTGATTCCTTATTGGAATGAAAATCTTATTAGTTACGATTATATATTTAAAGCTGCGGGATATTAAGACAAGAAAAGCCTTTTTGACAAATATGAAAATTTATGATATAATAATTTAGATAAAGAAAGAGGTGTCTAATTATTGATAAATAGAAAGGAAGCCATTAAAAGTAAGGGCTTCTCAATGAATTTTGCGGACACCCGAAGTATAGAGCAAGAACATTAGCCTTATACTCCTGTTGACTTTTCAAAAATAAAAGTTGGAATTAAGTAGCTTGATGATGCTGTTTATGTTTTGGGTGATTATAAAAAAGCTAATCCAAGTTTAGCAAATAAAGAAACAGTACTAAGAGCTATTAATAATAGTGATTATGAAAAACAAAGAGAAATATCAAATTATTTTTTTAAAACTAGTGGTATATATTCCAGACTTTGTAGATATATGGCTTACCTATATAAATATGATTGGTATGTTACACCATATATTATTAATAGCAAGAGCGGAAAAGCTGTTAATACAGAAAATATAAAATCTTCTTTTAATAATGTACTGGCTTTTTTAGACGATTTTGAAGTTAAAAAGTATTTTGGCGAAGTAGCTTTAAAGGTTATTAAAGATGGATGTTATTATGGCTATATTATTAGAGAAAATGATAAAGTAGCTGTGTAGGAACTTCCGGTTAAGTATTGCCGCTCACGTTATTCAGTAGCTGGTCATCCTGCTGTTGAATTTAATATGAAATATTTTAATGATAATTTTTCTGATGTTTCGTACAGAATGAGAATTTTAAATTTGTTTCCAGATGATTTTAAAAAAGGTTATAATTTATATCTTTAGGGAAAGCTTACTGGTGATTTTGCAGGAGATACATCTGGTTGGTACTTACTTGACCCTAATAGTGCTATAAAGTTTAATATGAATGGCGAAGACTATCCTATGATGATTTCAGTTATTCCCGCAATTATTGAACTAAATGAAGCACAAGATTTAGATAGAAAGAAAATGTAGCAGGAATTACTAAAAATTATTATTTAGAAAATGCCTGTTGATAAAAATGGTGATTTAATTTTTGATATAGATGAAGCACAATAGCTACATAATAATGCAGTTAAAATGTTAGGTAAAGCTATTGGTATTGATGTATTAACAACATTTGCTGACGTAGATGTTGAAGATATGGCGGATACCACGACCACTTCCGCAACAGACGAACTTGAAAGAGTTGAAAGAGCTGTATATAATGAAGCTGGAGTTTCGCAAATGCAATTTAATACTGATGGTAATATTGCATTAGAGAAATCTATATTAAATGATGCGGCATCTATGAGAAATCTTTTATCTTAGTTTGAATGTTTCCTAAATGTATTAATTGCACCTTTTAATAAGAATAAGAAACTTCAATTTAAAGTTTAGGTTTTAGAAACAACAATATATAATTATTAGGATATAGCTAAATTATACAAAGACCAAACAAGTATGGGCTATTCTAAGATGCTGCCACAAGTAGCTTTAGGTTTGTCTTAGAGTTCTATATTGGCTAATGCTTATTTTGAAAATGATGTATTAGATTTGGTTAATGTATTTATTCCTCCTCTTATGTCAAGTACAATGAATGCTGACATATTAAATAGAAATTCAAATAAGTCTTCTGGTGATAATGAAAATGTGGGCAGACCTGAGAAATCAGATGATGAGAAATCAGAAAAGACTATGAAAAATATTGAATCGAATAGTTAAGGAGGGATAAAATGCGATAGTATAGTATGTCTGTTGCGACTATTAATGCTCCAGAATTTATCAATCTTTAGCCTTCTGATATATCTCCTTTAATGTCAAGTTGTGAGATTAAAGTTTTATATATAGGCGAAAACCACAATAGAACAATGATTTCTAAAGAAGTTGCTTTAGATATGGCTAAGACCTTAAGAGGTTGTCCTATTGTTGGTTATTATAAAGATGATAAAGAAGATTTTCGTGACCATGGAGAATTTATAACTATAGATGCAGATGGAATTAAATTTTAGCGTGAAACAAAACCTTATGGATTTGTTTCTCCTGATGCAAAAGTATGGTTTTAGGAGTTTGAAGATACAAATGCACAAGGAAAAACAATAACGAGAGAGTATCTTATGACTACCGGTTATCTTTGGACAGAATAGTATGAAGAATGCAAACTTGCTATTGAAGAAGGTAGACCTTAGTCAATGGAAATAGATGAAGCTTCTGTTCAAGGACAATGGACAAAAAATAATAATAGTAATTTAGAATTTTTTATTATAAATGATGCAACCTTTTCTAAATTATGTATTCTGGGTGAAGATATAGAGCCTTGCTTTGAGGGTGCGGAAGTAGCTGCTCCAAAAGTAAGTACATAGTTTACAAAAGATGAAAATGTATTTAAAAGAACTTTATATAGTATGATGCAAGAATTACAAACTGCATTAGAAGGAGGTCAATAGATGGAAAACCAGAATCCAACAGTTCAGGAAACAAGTGAGGTAACTCCTGTTACTGAATATGCGGAAACTTAGGTATAGGATTCTAATACCGACGTCCCCGCTACTGATTTTGCCAAGAATGAAGAGCCTGAGAAGAAAGATGCTGAGAAAGAAAAGTCTGATTCTAATTCTTCTGATTCTGAAAAAGCTGATGATAAAGAAACAGATAATTCTGAAAAGAAAGATGACGAAGAAGATAAGAAGAAAAAGAATAATGAGTATGCTCTTCTTCAATCTCAATATACAGAATTACAAGGAAAATTTGCAACACTTGAAGCACAATACGCTGAATTAGTTTCTTACAAGCAAAAGCAAGAAGATGCTGAGAAAGATGAGTTAATTGGTAAGTTCTATATGCTTTCTGATGAAGATAAGAAAGATGTTATTGAAAATAAGACCAAGTATTCTTTAAGTGAAATTGAATCTAAATTATCTGTAATTTGTTTCCACAAAAAGGTCAATTTTAATTTAGAAGATAATACAAAAAATAATGAAATAGTAGATAAAGGTATTATCACTTATTAGATGGCACCGGAAACAGAAACTTCTTCGCTCCCCGATTGGGTTAAAGCAGTAAGAGAAGTAGAAAAAAATAATAATAACTAATATAGGAGGATACTATGGCTTAGATTAATAGAATAGGCTTTGGTCAAGTAGAGCCCAACCAGTTATCTGGTATTGTTACTGGTCAGATGTGGGACCAGCTCCCCCTCGATACAAAGACAATGGGTGATGTACTTGAGCAAGGCAGATTTGCAAAATATGATTACGCAAATGGTAAGGTAAATCTTACTGGCGCAGGCGAGTGGTTGCTCGTATATAATGAAACAAAACTTTATGATGAGAGAAAACAGTCTCAGAGATATTTCGCAATGCAGGCTAAGGATTATATTGATGGAGAGATTGTTCCTCGTCTTATCAGAGTTCCTGTTGGAGATATTTTTACAACCAATACATTTGGTGCTAACACAAGCGATGAAGCTAAGGTTGATGGTATTGCACTTGAGGAAAAGGATTTTGTTAGCGTAGATTCCGCAACAGGTTATCTTAAGAAGGGCACAGCAGATGATGATGCTCCCGTATTCCAAGTAGCAAAAGTTTATACAATGCCTGACGGTCAGCCCGGTGTTAAGCTTCAAAGAGTTAAGTAATAAAGGAGGAAAAGATATATTATGGCACTTAGCAAACAAGATTTAATTGAATTAGCAAGAGCTAATGCGAAGGCATCTTTGAATCCTAGTACTTCTTATTCTTTTGGTGGTGAGAAGCTTTCTGCAGAAGCATTGAATAAAACTTATATTAAAGAATTAAATGAATTGGGTAAAACCCCGCAGCTTTTTAGAGAAAATGCAAACTTGATTTATACACTTATGGAAGTTGGTCTTACAGAAGTACTTCCTGTTAAGGTTCTCCAGAATTATGGACAGTTTGCTGATGTTAAGACTTATGCACAGGGTACAAAACCTGTATTTAAGGTAAATATTAGTGAAGCTTCTAAGAAGCGTGCTAAGCAGTTTATTACTAAAGTAGGTCTTGCAGGTAGATATGAAACTTTCAAGCTTGATGGTTATACTCTCGAAGTTCCTACAAGTGCATACGGCGGAGCTGCTAGAGTTGAGTGGGAAGAGCTTCTTGACAATCGCTTTACCATGAATGACTATTATAGTCTTGTACTTGAAGGTCTTGATGAAACAATCTATCGTGAGATTGCTAAGTCACTTCAGGAAACCGTTAAGAATATTAAGCCTGTAAATACAACTTCTCAGACAGGTTTTGATGAAGTAGAAATGGATAGACTTCTTGCAACAGCTGATGCTTATGGCAAGTCTACTATTTATTGTACTTTTGAATTTGCGGCAACTATGCTTCCTGATGTAGCTTGGGCTTCTGATTCTATGAAGCAGACTGTTTGGACTAATGGTTATTTTTCTAGTTATAAGGGACATAACGTAATTATCCTTCCTCAGTCTTTTGAAGATGAAACCAATGCTAAGAAGGTAATTGACCCTTCAATTGCTTATATTATTCCTACTGGCTCTGAAAAACCTGTAAAGGTAGCATTTGAGGGTAGTGCACAGGTTAAGTCATTTGACAACCGTGATTGGTCTACTGAGATTCAGACATATCAGAAGGTCGGCGTAGCAACTTATCTTGTTAATCCCGGCATCTGTGTATATGAAAATACAAGTCTTACTATGGACAATACTTCAACAAGTCCAATTGACTAATTAATATAGATTTAAAAATTTAATAGGGAGATTTAATTCTCCCTATTTTTTTTAAGGAGATACAAGGAGATAAAATAAAATATGGATAAAAATACTTTAATTAGAGTCGTAAATAGACGTTCTGGTGTAGTTGGATATAAAATTCCAGAGATGGGTATTCGTAGACAATTTAGACCAAGAGAACCAAAAGATATTACATTTGAAGAGTTGGAAAGATTATCGTATGTTCCGGGCGGAATGAGGATTCTTAAAGAATATCTTGTTATTACTAATTCTGATGCGGTAAAAGAATTACTACCCGGTGTAGAACCTGAATATTATTATACAGAGGAAGATATTAAGAAATTACTTTTAACAGGTACTTTAGATGAATTTCTTGATTGTCTTGATTTTGCACCAGATGGTGTATTGGAATTAGTAAAGAATTTAGCTGTTTCATTGCCGCTTGATAATATGTCAAAAAGAGAAGCTATTAAAAATAAACTCAATTTTGATGTAACAAGAGCAATTGAAATTGCTAATACTAAGTATGATGGTGATTCGGATGCGGAAACAGAAAAAGAGGAAACTCATACTCGTCGTGCGGCAGCACCTAAAACCGAGACTACAAGCACTCGTAGAGCAACGCCGCCAACATATAATGTAACATCTATAAAAGAATAATATAGATAGGAGGAATTATTATGTCAGAAATAGTAACTCCTTTCTCAAAAGTATATGATTCTTTTCTTTCAAAAGTTACAGATGATTTATATTTAGAATTGACAGAACTTGATACGTATGAAATGTTAGAGGAACTTTTGATTACGTCAATTCCTAAATTTGAATTTCCAAGAATAGACCTTTCATAGTATGAAACAGAATACATTGAAGATGAACAATACTATCAAGGTATTGAAAGTGATAATAAATTAGTAAAAGCCTTCCTATTTGATGGGGGCTTTTTTAATAGTAATTTAACTTTTGAAGAAATAAATATACTTTCTACTTATATGATTGTAGAGTGGTTAGGATAGCAGTTAGCTAGCATAGAGAATACACGAATGAAATATAGTGGTTCGGATTTTAAATTCACAAGCTAGGCCAACCATATGCAGAAACTACTCTAGGTTAAGAAAGACTATGAACGAGAAGGTTTTCATTTACAGAGGTTATATAAGCGTAGAAAAATTGATGAAAATGGAAAAATTCGCTCAACCATGAATTAGATTATGGAAGTCTATGAGGGGGATGAGTGATGATATTAAAATATAATTTTGAAATAGATAATTCAGTTATTGAAAAAGAATTAATGAAGATAACTAATCAAATATATAAATTACTTCCTTGTAGAGAAGAAAATAAAGATTGGGAAAAACCGCTTGAAACTATTATAGAAGAATTAAGTGGAATAAATAGATTAATGCATAAGCAGCAAGATACCATGTTGCCGCTTATTTGCAAGTTAGAAGGATTATTTCTTTTAACTCAAGATTCTGATTTTCTTTTGTATAGAAGAACAATATTTGAATGTTTATCTTTAATTAATAAGTTGGTGATAGTATGTCAGGATTAGACAACTTAACTAAGAGATTAGAATTTCGTGGTGGTGCTATCCAAACAGATAGAATGAATTATGATAAACTTAGTTCTTTAAAAAAAGCTTTGCTTTATTCATATCAAGCAACTACGATTTTACTTCAAGATGAAACAGGAGAATATAATAGAGAATTTAGGTGTTTAATTAATCCAGATAAAACAAAAGCTGATTATGATAATTAGATTATTTCAATTCCATATGAAGATATATAGCTTAATGCGGCGAAGACTGGTAAAGCTTCTTAGGGCTAGGTAAAAACTCTAATTGCCCCCGGTTCAACTTTTTATGATACTTAGAGTGAAACCTATTGGATTGTATATCTTTGGTACAAAAAAGAAAAAGCTTATTTTAGAGCGGAGATTAGGTGCTGCGATAAAGAAGTAGAGATTAATGGCCATAATTATAAAGTTTATTATCGTGGACCTGTTGAAACTACTGAGGTATGGGGATAGAAATCTAATATTACTTGGAGTTCGCCTAATTATTCAGCTATTATATACATAACCAAGAATGAAGAAACTTTAAATTATTTTCATAGATTTTAGAAAATCTTTATTGATAATGAGCCTTGGGAAATTGTTGCAGTTGATGATGAGAGCGGAGATGGAATTATTGAAGTTCAATTAGCTGAAACATATAAAAATACAATAGAACAAGAGCAAATAAAGAAAGAATTAGAATCTTAGAAGCCAGAAGTTATAGATAAAGAATTGCCGCAAATTATTGGGGCAACTAAAGTAAAACCATATGATACAATAAATTATTAGGTTAAAAATATTACTGGCGGAAAATGGCAAGTTGATAGTAAAAAAGTTATCATTTTAAGCCAAACTGATAATGAGGTTGTTATTGAAATTGCTACTGGTAAAAGCGGTAAATTTAATTTAACATATAAAATGGAGAATGAGGAAGATTCTATCATCTTACCTATTGTTATTGAATCCATTTAAGAGATAAAAGGAGAATATAAATGAAAAGAGATTTAATGAGATTTGAACTTAAATCTTCTTTTCTTTAGTGTGAAAAAGACACAGAAACAATACTCAGAAAGTTATTTATAGAAAGTAGACCTTACAGCGATGAGTTAAAGAGGTTATTAGTAATTAATACAAAAGATTGCTTAGATAATTTAGATGACCCTTAGTATAAGGATATTCTAAAGGATATGAGTATTGCTAAATTAAGAGAAGAAGGCTATATTAAGTTAGAACCTAAACTGAGATTTCCTGAACACGAAGAAGTTAAATCCTATATTTTAATTTCATATGATAATTTTACGTAGACTAATAATACAGAATTTAGAGATTGCACTATTAGTTTTGATGTACTTTGCCATACAGACTATTGGGATATAGGAAATTATAGATTACGTCCGCTAAAGATATGCGGCTACATAGATGGAATATTAAATAATACACGATTATCTGGAATAGGTACTCTTAATTATTTAGGATGTAATGAACTTATTTTAGATGAAACTCTTTCTGGTTATACTTTGATGTACCGTGCGGTTCATGGTTCTGATGACTCCATACCCGCCGCAGATTAATAATGGTTAGTTATTTATAGTTAATAACTAAAGCTGATATTCCTTTTGTAGAAGCTACATTAACAATACATTAGCCTACTTTGAAAGAAATTTCATATATAGGAGAAGAAAGCTTTTATACAGGATGTAATCTATTAAATTTTAACAAAGAGCGGATTTTAAGTGAATAGGACAATTTTAATTTAGCTGATAGGACAAATTTTGAAATATTAATGTCAATAATGATAAATAATGATGATATTAATATGAGAAAAACTTGTAATAATGTATTAATGCTTTTGACATTAATATTTCCAAACTATTCATTTTCTTTAACACCTACAGCAATCATATTTAAACAAGATGAACAAGAAGTAGGATAGATTAATAATAATAATTTTGAAATATTTAAGCAAATCATAATTGAAATGTTTTGTTTAAATTAGAAAAATAAAGATAATCCAGAATATAACCCTTAGTCGGCATTAGCAAAAAAAATTGCTGATAAACTAAAAAAGGGATAGGAAAAAGTAGCTTAGATTAAAAATGAAAGTAAAGAAGTTAATATTATTAGTAGATATATTTCAATTTTGGCTGTTGGTGAGTAGAAAGATATAAATAGTTTTTCTTAGTATACAGTTTATCAATTGTTTGATGAATTTCAGCGATTTACTTTATATTTAAATTATGATTTATATATGAGGGCTAAATTAGCTGGAGCAAAAGATTTAAAAGATATAGATGATTGGATGGGAGACATTCATTCATAAATCTAATATAATTTTTAAGGAGGAAACAAAACTATGCGTTTTGGTGTACGTGAAATATGCGACGTAGTATTCAAAGCCAAGTCTGATGTAAAGATTGGTAGTACGCTTTTTAGAAAAGGACAGCCTGTCCTTTATATTGATACAGCAAAAACTTCCACCATTGAAGGCGCAGCAACCACAGTGTATGCACAAGGTGGTCGTGGTAATACGCGTCTTATAGCTTGGGAAGGGACGGCCCTAGTCTGCGCTTAAGGCAGGTACGTTTAGGGAAAAATTGACATTTTACTTATTTTATGTTATGATAAGTAAAATATGAAAGATTTTTTGCCCTTCCAAAGATGGTAACATCTTTTAGAAATACTTAGTGAATTGCTGTTAAGTCTTTTATATTTAATTTAAATAAAGGAGAAATAAATATGGAAGAAGTTCAGCAGCCGAGTTTAGATTTTAAACCTTTAAAAGAAGATAATGATTATTTAATTTATTCAGATGGACGCTTATATAGTAAAAAAGCAAATAGGTTTTTATCTGGTAAAGTAGATAATGTAGGATATTAGGTATATGCTTTAGCTTTAGGAGATAGACTATCATCCACTTCTAATAAAAAGCTAAGTAAAATGATATATGCTCATAGATTAGTAGCAGAATATTTTATTCCTAATCCTAATAATTTACCTTATGTACATCATAAAGACGAAAATAAATTAAATAATAATGTAAATAATCTTGAATGGATTTCCGCCAAGGATAATTCAAAAGAACACCAATCAAAAAATCAAAATAAAGCAGTAAGACCGCCAAGATACCATATAAAAGATTTAGATGGCGAAGAATGGCTAGAAATTCCATTTAACGCAAATTATTCTATATCTAATATGGGTAGAATTAAAAATAATAAGACTAATAGACTTTTGTATTTAGATGAAAATCAAAAATATCAAAGAATAGCATTTTACCCAAACAAAAGTAAACATTATTATATTCATAGATTGGTGTATTGTATTTTTCATAATGATTATGATTTAGAAGGATATGTTATTGACCATATTGATAATAATCCTAAAAATAATAAATTAGATAATTTATAGAAAATTACTCAAAGCGAAAATACTCAAAGACAAGATAGGTTTAAAAAATAAAAAGGTTCAACGACTATCCCGCAAGGGAGTACATTGCAAGCGTTTGGCAATGGAAGCACTAAGCTCCTGCATTGAGCAGGATGATGATATAGTCTAATCTACACGTATATATAAAGGTGTAGCAGTTCTTAAAAGAACGTATATAGCGTAGCGAACTATATAGAATAAAAATGGAAAAAACTTTAACATTCACGGTTGAGGATGCTTTGCTCTCTCCTATTGGCTTCTCTATTCTTTCTGGTGCAGGTTTAATTAAGGGTAAAGATAATACAGAAAAAGTACACGTTCATACAACTACTGCTACTATTGCAGACGCTTCTGGTAAGATTGATTTAGCTGATGCTCTTGGTAGTGATACAATTTGTGAAGATGCTCCTATCTTTGTTGTAAAGACTGAGGTAGACGGCTCTGTTACAGGTGAGGTTATTGAAGTAGCTATTGGCGAGGACAAGAAGAGTCTTCAGGCTAAAGAAATTACATCTCAGACTTCTGTATTAGTAGACTATTATGTAGTCAAGGGCGGTAATGTTATTTCTGAACTTCAGATTGATGCCGAGAACTTCGCTGGTTATTACTATGTAGAAGCTAGTACATTATTTAGACGTTAGGATACAGGTGTTGATATGCCTGCTGAAATTACATTCCCTAACGTAAAGATTCAGTCTAACTTTACATTTACAATGGCTTCAACTGGCGACCCTTCAACATTCTCTTTCACAATGGACGCATTCCCCGGCTACACTTATTTTGATAGCACTAAGAAGGTTCTTTGTGTAATCCAGATTGTTGAGGATAGTACTTCTGCAACAGAGGAAATCAAGTCAGTTATGACACATACTTCTGACCCTAAGGAAGAGTTCAAGCCTTATACTGATGAGGAACTCGCAGGAGATTCTACTATAAAGGATAATCAGTATCAGGATAGTTACTTAACTGGTGCTGAAGAGGGCGACTAATAATTAAATTTTAATCTTAATTGATTAATATAAATAAAGAGGATATTTTATATATCCTCTTTTTTTTATATCTTTTTGGGGGTGATTTATTATGGCAGCTTAGTATGATTATTTAAAAGAATTTATAGAAAAATTTGAAGATAAAACTAAAGAAATAGTTTTTAATGATGATACAATTGTGTCTATACAAAAAAGTATCTCTCAATGGTTAAAAACTAAAGAAAGATTTGATAAAAAATTAATAACTATATATAATAATTTTACATTAGAAGAAAAAAAATCTTTAGCAATATCTAGCAATAAAGGTGAAAAAGATTTAAGTTATGCAGGTTTAAATAAAATTATAAAAAAATATGTATCTCAAAAAAAGCATATTAAAAATTTAAAAGATATAAATGAAATAACACAATATTTTATTAAAGGATATAAATTATTACATTATATAAGAGAAATTTTAACTGATTAGGAAATCACTTATACTATTTTATATCAATCCAAAGAAGAATTACTAGAAGCACATTTAACTTTACAATAGTTATTTCCAGCAATATCATTAACTTTGTCTGATTATAAAATTGTTAATGAAGAAACTAAGTTGTCTAATTAGATGTCTTTATCTTTAAGTAATACAGCAATAAATAAATTAATAAATAAATTAGAAAAAAATGAAAATGAACTTAATAAAATTATAACATCTTTAGATAAACCAAATTTATGGGATTCTTTAGTCAACCATCAAAAAAAAATAAATATAGGAAATTTAGGTCATGCATTTGAAGCATACAAAGTTCTTAGAACAATAGATAAATATAAAACTATAAATTATATAGGCAATAGCAATAATTATAATACTGAATCACTTGCAGAAGCCTTAATTAAAGAATCTTTAAGAAATGGCGATAAGGGATGGCAAATTGGTGATATAGGAACCGAACAATTAAAAGCAGTATATAACTCAAGTGCTAATTTAATATAGATATCATCAATAGCTACTACATTAAAAGCAGTTAATGAAGCTTTGGATAAAAAAAATGAAAATGAAATGATTAAAGCTTTAACAGATATTTATGTAACTAATCGAGAAAGTTTTAATAATAATATAGACAAAAAAGCAGAAGAAATAGCTATTTCTAATATAAATAAAAATATAAAAAAATTAGGTTTAAATGTAATTCAATAACTTGACAAATAAAAATTTTTATGTTATACTTATAGTAATAGAAAAAAGATATTGAAATAAAAGGAGAAAAATATGAGTACAATTAGTTATACTAATTTAAAATTAAAAAAGGATAATAGTATTAATACTTTTAATTTTAATGATACAGAAATTGAAGTATTGAATTATTTACCAATAAATGATAAATATGACCTTTTAATGGTTACTCTTTAGAAATCTAAAGAAAATGGATACTATAATCCTCTTAAAATTGATATGTATTTCCATTTACATCTTGTTTATATGTATACTAATTTGAAATTTACAGATAAACAGCGGGAAGACGAAGCCAAACTCTATGATGCTTTGTAGAGTTCAGGTTTTATTGGTAAACTTATTGAAACAATTCCGCAAGATGAATATAATAATCTTTACGATTATATTAATGAAACTATTCAGCAAGAGTTTGAATATAACAAATCAATTGGTGCGGTTGCCGCTAAAGTTATTAGTGACCTCCCTAAATCAGCTGCTGCCGCACAAGATATTATTGACACTTTTGATAAGGATAAATATCAAAATGTTATTCAATTTGCCCAAGCCGCAAATGGAAACAGGGATATAAAGACTAATTAGCCTGTTGACTAAAAGGGCAAATTAAATTAAAAACTAAGCCTTTACTATCATTTAAAAATAGTAAAGGCTTTTATTTTTTATAAGGAGGTAAAAGGAAGATATGGCTAGTAACAAAATAAATTTTGAAATAGGCTATACCGTCGATAAATCAGGATTAAATGAATTAACTAAATCTTTATAGAATATTTATGCAATGTCAAAAGAAGATTTAGTTAAAATTAACAATACAAGTATTTCACAAGCGGCTAAACAATTAAGTTAGATTAAAACAACTGCTGGTGCAGTTGAAATTGCTTTATAGTCTGCTTTTAATCAAAAATTAGGAACTGTAAATTTATAGACTTTTAATACAAAACTTTAGGAATCTAATTTAGATTTAAAAACAGTATATACATAGTTCTCTTAGGCAGGAGTACAAGGTGAGAACGCTTTTAGAGGAATTGCTAATACTGTATTAAATAGTAATTTGCAATTAAAAGAAACTTCAAGTGTTTTATCTGATATAGGAACAACTTTAAAAAATACTATTAAGTGGAATATATCTTCAAGCGTTATTAATCAATTAGTAGGCTCTGTATAGGAAGCTTATGGTTATGTAAAAAACTTAGATTCTTCATTGAATGATATTCGTATTGTAACTGGATATTCTGCTGATGAAATGGATAAGTTTGCGGAAAAGGCTAATAAGGCGGCTAAAGCTTTAGGCTAGAGTACTACTGATTATACCAATGCTTCACTTATCTTTTATCAATAGGGTTTAGGAGATGAGGAAGTACAAGCCAGAACTGATGTAACGCTTAAAGCGGCAAATGTTACTGGCTAGTCTACATCAGAAGTATCTGAACAATTAACAGCTGTATGGAATGGTTATTAGGCAAGTGCAGAAGAAGCAGAACTTTATGTAGATAGATTGGCGGCTGTTGCTGCATCTACCGCATCAGACTTGGAAGAACTTTCTACTGGTATGTCAAAGGTAGCTTCATCTGCTGCGGCTATGGGTGTTGGAGAAGATTAGCTTGCTGCTCAATTATCTACCATTATTTCTGTAACAAGATAGGCTCCAGAATCCGTAGGTACAGCCTTGAAGACGATTTATGCTAGAATGACGGATATTGAGGCTGGAATAGATGAAGATGGAGTCTCGCTTGGTAATTATTCTGGGGCAATGGCTGAAATGGGCTTCAATGTTCTTGACGCAAATGGAAAACTTCGTGATATGGGCGAAGTTATTGAAGAAATTGGCGGCAAGTGGGAAGATTTAACTAGGGAGCAATAGATTTCCCTAGCCTAGACTATGGCCGGCACGCGTCTAGCTATTTGGTGGCGCGTGTAAAAGAGTTTAAACTGCGGGAAAGCCCTTAGAGCCTTAGCAACCAAACTATTATAGTGATATAATAGCGGCGAGGTTAGCGACCAAGGTATGGTAACATCGCTAAGGATTGGGTAACCAGACGCAACGAAATTTCTTAGGACAAAATAAGATAATGACATTGTGGTAATTTTGTAATTATATTGAAAATAAAAAAATAAAGGAGAATTACCTCAATGGAAGAACAATTAAAACAAATTTATTATGAGAATGAGCCTACTACTTATTATATTTCTTCTTTTGGAAGATTATATAATAAAAAAACTGATAAATGGTATAAAGGTAGAATATCTGATAGTGGTTATCTAGATTATGGTTTACGACTTAATGGAAAATTAAAATCTTTTAGGGCACATAGATTAGTAGCTGAATATTTCTTACCAGAGCATGATGAAAGCAAAAATATTGTTAATCACAAAGACGGTAATAAATTAAACAATAATGTAGATAATCTTGAATGGTGTACTCAATCAGAAAATGTGATTCATGCCATTGAAACTGGATTAAAATCTAAAAAAACTTTAACTATTATTCCTTACACTGGGGATTTAGAAAATGAAATTTGGAAGCCTTTATTATCGAATCCTTAGTACTATGTTTCTAATATGGGAAGAGTAAGAAATATTAGAACTAATAGAATTTTAACAGGAAAGAGAAATACAGATTATGTTCGATATGAATTAATGATTGAAAACAAAAGAAAAACTTATTTAGGACATAGACTTGTATACAAAGTTTTTAATGAAGATTTTGATTTAGATGATAGAACTTAGATTATTAACCATATTGATGGCAATAAATAGAATAATCGTTTAGATAATTTAGAATTAATTTCTCAAAGTGAAAATGTTAAACATAGTTATTATGTAACAAAAACCAATTCTAAAGCTAAACAAGTAGGTTAGTATGATTTAAATATGAATTTAATAAAAATATATCGTTCAGCTAATGAAGCAAGTAGAGAAACTCAAATTAATTAGAGTTTAATATCTGGTGCTTGCTCTAGAGAAGGTACTAGTCATGGTTTTAATTGGAGATATCTTAACTAAGAGAGACGCTCAGAGACTATAATAACTCCTCGTAAAAGAGTATGGTATAGTCCAGACCACAACAATTAAATGGCTATCGAAAGATAGTGTGGTATGCAATATAATAACCTCATTGCTTTGTTCGATAACTGGGATTCGTATGTAGACACTTTAGAGGTAGCTAATAATGCTCAAGGTACATTACAAGAACAGCAAGATATCTATATGGAATCTACTGCCGCACATTTACAGCAATTAGAGACTGCATCAGAAGGTGTATTTGATTCTCTTTTAGATGCAGATACAATTAATACAGTAGCTGACGGCTTAACTACAATAGTAACTGGAATTGAATCCTTTGTTGATTCCATGGGCGGCGGTTTAGGCATCTTATAGGTTGCCGCACCACTTCTTGCTAATATGTTTAGTGAAGATATTGCCAATGAAGTAGTTCGTATTACTAACAATATAGATGCCGCAAATTAGAATGTTGCGACTATGTAGCAAAAACTAGAAGGATTAAGATAGTTTTAGGAAGCTGGTTCTACTGACCCCAATACTTTAGCTTTCTTGTAGCAAGAAGAAGATGTTCTTGTTAAACTTAGTAGTTCTATGTCTACTTCTGAAATTAATGAATTTGGCAAGAGAATGGATGAACTTAATAGTAAGATGAGTGCTTATGCCACATCGTAGGAAGAAGTAAATTAGGTAGTAGAAACTTATAAAAAAGCTTTAGATAATCAAGATATAACTTTTGATTAGATAATTAGTAGTTCAACTGATTATTTAGCATAGTTAGAATATATATCTTCTGCTTATAACGTTGCTATTGAACCATTAGAAGAATTTATAAATACAAATGAAGATTTTAACGAATGGTTGAATGCTTTTGACGATTTTTCTGCTAGTGGAGATATTAATGAATACGTTAATGAATTAGATAATTAGCTTAAATAGGCAATAAATTTTGATGATTTAAAAGCTAATCTTTCAAATGGCGTAACCAATGAAATTGAAAACGCTTTCACTACTTTAAATGAAGCTTTACTTAATTCTGAAGGAAATACTAACTCAATTGATACAGCATTTAAAAATTTTAACGATACTTTAAAATAGTTAGGCGTAAATATGCAAGAAGTATCAGAAACAGATTTACCAAATTTAAACCAAAATGCTGTTAAAGCAAAAAATGAATTTGATTAGATAAAAGAAAGTATATAGAAATCAACAGATGATTAGGTTACTAAGTAGATGACACAATCTGTTGTTGGTATAACCACTGAATTAATTGGAATGGCTACTTCTGTTACAAATTTAGTTTCAAATATGAAGGATATATGGAGTGATAATTCTCTTAGTGGTTGGCAAAAACTTGGAAAAACAATTTTGTCAATAAGCGGTAATGCATCTGCTTTTACTGCCAATATACTTAAAGCGAAAAAAGACATTATAGCTTTTGCGGCATCTATAGAAGTAGCAATTGAAGAGAAAAATAAACAAAATACAACTAATGTAACTGGTACGGTAGTAGAAAATGCTAATGCGGCAGCCATGGATAGAAGTAGAAATGCAGCTACCTAGTTAGCAGCTGCAGAAACAACTGAAGCGGCAGCTACGGGTGAACAATCTGCTGCTAATGCCATTGAGTCTGGAACTGAAGTAGTATCATAGGCAAGTAGAACTACTACTTCTGGTATAACTTCTATAAATGCAGCTCTTACTTCGTTAAAAGCAAGTGCGGCTGCTGCAGGTACATCTTTAGGAGCAATTGCTACAATTGCAGGTGGTGTAGTAATTGGTATAGCTGCTGTCTCTGCGGCTATTTATGTTGCTTACAAAGCTTCAAAGCGGTTTGAAGAAGCTGTTAAATCTGCTAATACAATTTATAATACAAATGCTGAAATATTAAAAGAAATAAAATCAGAATATGAAGAATTAAAAGAAAGCTTAGAAGATTATAATGAAGCTTATTCTGCTATTGAAGATTTAACAAAAGGTACAGAAGAATGGAAAGAATAGGTTACCGAATTAAATGAACAAGTTTTAGATTTAATAGAAAATTATCCTGAATTAGCTAAGTATGTTTCTAATTAGAATGGCGTATTAACTATTAGTGAAGAAGGTTAGGAAGCTTTATTAGAAGCTTAGTAGAAAAAAGTTTCTACTGCATAGCTAAATACCTATTCATCTGCCTATGTAAATAAAGGTTATAGTATTGAATCAGCTAATAAAGAATTACAAAATAGTTTAAATAAATCAAATATATCTGTTTAGACTACTGATATATCAGGAACACTATCTAGTAATTATTTAACGGATATTTTACCTTCTAATCTTAAAGAAATTTTAATATCGTCAGCAAAAGATGGTTATAGTACGTTATATGATTAGTTAGGAATAGATTTATCTAAAAAAGAAAATACTATTAATGGTTATACAATAGAAACAAGTACCCTTACAGAAGCTATTGCTGAATTAGTTAATAGTAATAGTGATTTAATTGCTTCTATAGACAATTTAGAAGAATCTCAATCTGTATATGCTTAGGAAATGGCTAACGAAATTTATGACTATACAGAAGATAAAACTAAATCTGATAGTTATAATGAAGCTGTTAGCACAATGCTTGGAGATTCAGTACAAAAATAGCTTGATGAAATAGGCGATAGTTATGATGATTATCTTAAATATCTTGGATATGATAAAGGCGATGATGATGCAGTACATGATGCTTTTGCTGATTATTTGCAAGATTTATATGGTAGTGATTATACAGTTAAAGAAGGCGGCGGAGGAACCTAGACTGGTGGCTCCAACTTTAAAATAATTAACAACAAAACTGGCGAAACAGAAATGTATAGTGAAGAGAACGTTTCTGATGAAGCTATGGCTAGAATTCTTGCTAATCAAGAAGCTATTAAAAAGTTATCAGAAAATGCTGAAGGCAATTATGCAAAAATAATTGAAGACCTTAATACTATATATGAGAAGAATGAAAATTTAGTAGATTTTGCTGGAGGAAAAAGCGGAGTAGATTTAAGTTCTTTAACACAGGGCGAACTTAACGATTTTAAAGAGATATAGAAAGAAATGCAGGAAACTTTGCTTAAAGGTTCTGATGAAGAAAAAGCAAGTTTACTTGATGAAGCAAAGTCTTTAGGATTTGAAACTGCTGAAGCCTATATGTATGCAGTAAACAATAGCGTTTCACAACAAGAAATATTTGAAACTGCTTTTAAAAATTCACTTACTCCTGCTGTTAAAACTGCATTAAACAATTTGAATTTAGACGATACTTCTCTTAATATGAGAGAGCAAATTGCCGATATTCTTACAAATGCTTTTTAGTTTGGCGGCTAGGCTGGTTTAGATTCTGCTACAAAGGTACTTAACAATTTAGGAGATTTAACAGAAGAAAATCTTTCTGCTATTGCTGATTTTGATTTTGGTTTCAGTACTTGGGAATAGTTTAAAACAGTATTAGAAGAGCAAGGCATTGAAGTTGAAAAGAATACTAAAGCTTGGCAAGATTATTATGAAACAATAAGCAACGCTGTTAATAAAAGTTTAACAATTTCAGAAACTGTAGAAAAGGCAAACGCTGCATACACCGCTGCATCTGGTATAAAAACTGGTAGTGAAATTAAAGATGAAGATTATCAAACCTTAATTGAAAGTGCTCCTGAACTTCAAGATTAGTTTAAACAATTAGCTGATGGCAAATGGATGTACATAGGTACTGAGGATTTAACAGATAAAATTCTTAAACTTTTTGATAACGTTGATGATAAAGTCGAAGAAACTAAAGAATTATTAGGTAGCTTAAAACAAGAAGGCTTTAATTTTGATGTAGATACTTCTAGTATAGGAAAAGTAAAAGCAGAATTAGATAAATTAAGTGCAGAAGATTTTGAAAGTCTTGGTACGAATATAGAATTTTATTAGTCTTAGGTAGAAGAACTTGTAAACAATATTGGTAGATACACTTATTTAAGTTTGAAATCATCTTCTGAAGAATTAACTGAAAGTGAAAAAGAAGAACTTGAAGACCTCGAAAGCAAAGTTAAAACAGCAGAAGACTATATACAAAGTGTATATAATACCGCACTTCAAAAACAAGAAGATTATAATAATAAAGATGAATAGTTATAGCAAGTACATAATACAGAAATAATTAATGGCGTTAAAGAATTAGCGGATTTACGTTAGAAGTATCTTTCAGGCTAGATTACGGAAGATGAATATAATGAATGGTATGATTATGCTTTAAATCTTGATTTGACTTCTCTTGGCTATGATAAAGATACTTTTGATAGTTATGTAGAAAGCTTACAAGCTACTAATGATAGCTTAAAGAATAATAAGTAGGCGGCTGAGGATTTAGCTTTAGCTAATATCAAGATGAATAGTAGTATTAAAACTCTTTCTTCATCTTGGAGTACATACAAGGTAGACTTGGCGGCTGGTGCAGGCTCATCTGGATATGCTGAGGCTATGTAGGGCACTAAGGAAGCCCTCGCAGATATTTTAGGTACTTCTGTTGATAATATTACTGATTAGTTTGTTATTGATAACCAAGAATTAATTGATTCTCTTGTTGAAGGTGACGGAGAAGCAATTGATAAGCTTCAAGATAAATTTAATTATTTTGCTGATTATGTAAAAAATGCAGAAGTTTTCTTAACTTTAGGTATTGATGATGATGACGCACAAACTAAAACAAAAGCCCTTATAGAATAGTATAAAAATTTAATATTAGAAGGTACTTTAAGAATTAATCCAGATACTGGAAACCTAGAAGGAATTGCTGACTTACTTTAGCTTTTGGCTAAAGCTGGAGTTGTAGCTAGCGAAGATGTAGAAAAAGTATTATCTAGTTTAGGTATAAAAAGAACAGCTATAACTGCTAAAGTGGCTACTGGTGTAGACGGAAATGGTAATGTTGTATATTCAGATAAAATAGTAGATTATAAATACGAAACTATTAATAAAACAAATTCAGGTTCTGCCGCTTATAACGCAAGTAATGCAAGCTCATCATCTTCTTCTACAAGTTCTGTTGATTTAGACCAATCTGTAATTGATAAATACGAAGATTTAGATAATGCAATTGATGTATTAAAAGACAAGCTTTCTGATTTACAAGATGCACAAGATGATTTATTTGGTGATGAATTAATAGATAATCTTAAACAACAAAAAGAAGCTATTGAAGAAATCACGAAAGCTACTCAAAAAGAAATAAGTGCCATGACCGCAGGTCAAAAAACTGAACAAGCGTATCTTAAAAATTAGGGAGTTACTTTTGATAGCGAAGGTAATATTACTAATGCTGCGGAAATCAAGCAACAAAAACAAGATGAGTATAATAAAGCAGTTGAAGCATATAATGCTAATCCTACCACAGCTGGAAAAGAAAATCTCAGCAATATGAAGGACGCAAATGATGCATTAGATGATAGAATAGATACCTATACTAAAACTAATACTTCATTAAGAAGCCTAACTTCTAGCGTAAATGACTATAATAAATAGCAAAAAGAACTTGATAAAGCAATAAAAGATGCCGAAATAGAAGAAAAGTTTACTAAACCTCTTGAAACTTTAGACACTGCTATTGATATATTAAAGGATAAACTTTCTGATTTACAAGCTTAGCAAGAAAATTTATTTGGCGATGACTTGATAGAAAATCTTCAAAAGCAAAAAGAATTAACTGAGGAAATTGCGGAAGCTACTCAAAAGAGATTAGACGCAATGAAACAAGACCAAGGTACTTATTAGAAAGAACTTGAAAATACTACATATGGTCTTTAGGGTGAAGAAGAAAACCTCGGTATTATTTTTGACGAAGATGGAAATATTACTAATCTTACTGATGTAAAATAGAAGCTTGATGATGAATATAATGCTGTTCTTAAAGACTATTAGGAAAAATATAAAAATAATGAAGATTCAGCAGAAGCTCAAGCACAAAAAGCAAGATTAGAAGCTATGCGTGAACAAAAAGAAGTAATAGAAGATAATTTAGATACTTATAATGAAACTTAGGATTCTATAAGAAGTTTATCTTCTGATATGATAGAATATACTAAAGATATAGACGAATATAACAAAGCTATTATAGAAGCTGAAGTTGATAAAAATTTCACGCAACCGCTTGAGAAATTAGATAATCAATTATAGCAAGTTTCTAATGACCTTGAAGTTGTAAATGAAGAACTTGATAATTACAATAGAGAAATTGATAGAATTGATAAAAAGATTGATGATTTAGATATTACATCAGATTCGGCAGAGATAGTTGAACTTTTAAATAAAAGACAAGAACTTGAAGAAAAATCAATTGAGTCATTAGAAAAGTAGAAAGAACTTTTAGAAGAATAGAAAGAATTATAGAACAATAGATTAACATCTTTACAGAAACAATAGACTTGGTATGATAATAAACTTAAAGACCAACTTGGTGAAGATGTCTATAGTAAATTAAGAAATGATGATGGTACATTTAAAAATGCGGCAGAAGCAGAAGAATTAGGTATAGATTCTGAAACTTACCAAAAAGTTAAATGGATTATTGATGAAGTTAATAATTTAGTATATACTGATATTCCTCAAGCAAAGAAAAATATTGTTGAAACTGATAGTAGTATTGAAGATGTTAATGATAGTCTTGATGAAACAAAAGATAAATTAGACAGCATGGATTTAGCAAAAGCCTTTAAGAAAGAGCATTTGTTTGATGAAGTAGATGCGGAAATTGATTCAATATCCAGAAAAATTAGTAATTTATCAAAAGCGTCAAGTAAACTTACTGGTAATAACTTAATCGCTAATTTAAAGCAATAGCAAGCTTTAATTGATTAGGAGATTGCCGCCTATGAAAAGAAAAAGAAATTAGCTAAAGAACAAGCAGCTTTAGACCTTCAAGGCTTAAAGAACTCTATGACGGAATTTGGTATTGATAGCAGTATTATTAAATTAAATGAAGAAGGTTTAATTATAAATGCTGCGGAAATAGTAATGCAAGCAGCTTCCGCAGGACTTGCTGAAGAAAAAGTTGAGGCTCTTGAAAAATATATTGAAGAATATAATGATTTTATTAGCCAAATTACTGATATAGATTCTTCAATTTTAGATTTACAATTTGATAAAGCAGATTTGGAGCAAGATATTAAGGATGCCGCACAAGAAGCTTTAGATAAATTAGTAGCTAAATTCAATGCGGAAATTGATGTTAGACTTAATCTTAATGATGCCGAAAGAGAATGGAATGAGTGGAGACGCCATGCATTTGAGGGATTAAGAGACGAAGATATATATGGAACTATTGTAGGTTAGATAAGCGATGCTTATACTTATTATGATTCCATTTCCGCACTTTCTAGTCATCTGTATACCATTATGGATTAGATTAACCAGATTAATGCTACTGGTACTTCAAGTCTATATGGTAAGGATATAGAATCTGCACTTTCAGATTTAACTAAATATCGTGAAGAAATGATGAGTTAGGCAGAAGCACTTCAAGACTTAGTAGAATCTGCGGAAGATGCATATGATTCTATGATTGACAAAATTGCTGATAAACTTTCTGATTAGCTTAGTCAGTATCAAAGAATCAACGATATAATTGAGCATGATATGAATTTAGTTAAACTTCTTAAAGGCGATGATTCTTATAAAGAATTAGCTACATATTATGAACAGCAAGAGAAAAATAATAACGCACAAGCCGCATTCCTTAAAGAGCAAATGGAATATTGGAAATCTAAAATGGCTTCTGTTGAAGTAGGTTCTGACGCATGGGAAAAGTATAAAGAAAATTATACAAGTGCTCAAGATGAATTAAATTCTTTGCTTGAAGAATCTATTCAAACTTTGATAGATAAATATCAAAATGCTATTGAGGAGATATTCCAAGAGTTAGAAGATAAAGTAACTAATGGATTAGGACTTGAATATATAGGCGATGAATGGGATTTAATTAATAAAAATGCAGATTAGTATCTTGACAAAATTGATGCAATGTATGAGATTCAGACTTTACAAAATAAGTTTTTGGAATCTATTAACAATACTACTGATTTAAAGGCTCAGCAAAAATTAACTGATGTAATGAATGAATAGCTTGATATTCTTAAAGAAAAAGAAAATGTTAGTTAGTATGATGTTGATAGAGCCAATATGATGTATGAAATAGCTCTTAAGCAGATTGCTCTTGAAGAGGCTCAATAGAATAAATCTCAGATGCGTTTACGTCGAGATTCATAGGGTAATTATACTTATCAATATGTTGCAGATGAAGATAAGATTAGTGATGCTTAGAATGAATTATTAGAAGCTTAGAATAATCTTTATAATCTTGATAAAGATAAATACAAAGAAAATTTAAATGATATTTATGATTTATACCAAGAATTTGAAGATAAATTAAAAGAACTTTATTCAGATACTACTTTATCAGATGAAGAAAGAGAAAAATAGAAAGCGTTATTAATAACTTAGTATGGTAATTTAATTAATAATTTAGTTGCGGATAACGAAACTATTAGACAGAATCTGCAATCTTCTACTTTTGATATGTTAGCATCACTTTATGATACTGATATTTAGAATTTTTAGAATTTATCTGATGCTGAAAAGAATATTTTAATGAATGATATGATTCCTCAATGGGATAGTGGAGTTCAAGAAATGATTGATATTTTTGCTGGTTCTGATGGATTGGCGGAAATGTGTAAAAAGGCATTGGAAGATTTAGGTCTTGCAACTGACGATTATAAGAAGTCTTTATCTGATTTGGAAGATGCGGCAGGAGTTGACTTTGATTCTATTGTTGATGACGGTATTGACCCAACTATTGAAGAAACTTAGAAATTAATTGATATTAACGAAGATTTAATCAATACTTATGAAGAATAGGCAAAGTCTTTAGCAACTTTAATTGAATAGTTAAAGAACACGGCAGATTATTATAATTAGTTAGCAGACGCAGCAGTAAGTGCGGCAACAGCTATGGAATCTGCTAATGCAGGTGCTACTAATGCAGAAGATAATACATCATCCTCTACTACGTCTGGAAGTACTTCTGGTGGTAGTTCTTCAGGAAGCTCTAGTTCTGATTCTGATGATTCTTCTAGCGATACTAAAAAATATAGAGTTAAAGTAACAGAAGGCGTTATTGGTTATAAAACTGTTAAAAAAGATGGTACTACAAAAGATAGAGTTAAAGCCAAAGTTACTAAATATAGAGATGTTTTATCAAAAGTAACTATGGATGCTGACGGGGACGTTTGGTATAAAGTAAAAGGTATATAGGATAATGACTCTATGACATGGTATGTTCAGAAAAACGATGTAGGAGTTAGTGCAATTGAATCTTATGATACTGGTGGATATACTGGTGATTGGAATAGTACCAATGGCAAAATGGCAATGCTTCATGAAAAAGAATTAGTTCTTAATAAAGCTGATACAGCTAATATTTTAAGTGCAGTTAATACTGTTAGAGATATGGGTTCAGTAATGTCAGCATTATAGAGTATTTTAGGCTCTTAGATGCTTAACGCTTTAAGTTCTATAAGTAATTATAATGTTGGAGACACAAGCACAAGTTCTTCTGCGGTAGACCAAAATGTTAAAATAGAAGCTACATTCCCAAATGTAACTAATTCTAATGAAATTCAAGACGCATTTAATAACTTAATTAACCGTGCAAGTCAATACGCTTTTAATACAAAGAGATAATACTTAGAGGGATTCACTTAGGTGAGTCCCTCTTTTTTATTTGGGTAGATACAGTTAATATCAAATTAAAAAAATTAATTATATTTAAAAGAGGAAAAAGGAGGTCTGTATATGAATAGTATTGAAGATAATATTTGTAGTGCTATTGATATTATCGTACAATAGGCTATTTCGCAAGCAGATTTTGATAGGACTATTCAGGCGACTATTGTTAGCTGTATAGACCAAACTATTGGAAAATATAAGGTAAAATATTAGGATAGTTCTTTTTATGCCTATTCTAATAATGCGGAAACGACATATTCAGATGGGTCAAGCGTATATGTGCTTATACCTAATAATGATATGTCAAGAGATAAAACTATTTTAGGCACTACTAAAAAATTAGGTACTAATTACATAAGTACAGTAACTGGTGCTGATACATATAATTTTTATGGAAGCAATTGTATAGAAGCAGATTTAGAATATAATTTTTGTTCTTATGATTCTAATAATGAAAATAAAAATACTATAACAATATATAATAAAAATTCAGATAATAATCTTTTATCAGTAGATACAATAGGATTGGAATTTTATCTTAAAAATGCTAACTATCTAATGTGCGGAGCTACCTTTAGGACGCAATTGCCGCAAGAGTAGTAGAGTTATGGTAACTATGGTGTTATATTTGGATTAAAATTTTTAGATAGTAATGAAAATGAAATAATTAGATACTATGTAATAGATGCAGATAAAATTACAGGTAATCCATATAAATTAATTTCAGATACAGAACAACTTTGCTTTTTTGAAATAGACGGATAGAATTTTGTTTCTTTAGAAACAATTTAGTTATTTATAAAAGATTTCCCCAATGATAGAGAAGCGGGGCAAGATTATGATAATGATATTCTTATTAAGGGATTTAAATTATATGCGGCAAATCATTTAACTGATGAAGAATTGGATTCTTATTGTGTAAGCATCTCGACACCTAGGGGTGCGTATTTTAAAGCACCTTCCGCAATTCAAGATAAGATATTAAAGGCAGAAGTTAAAGTTAAAGGAAAAGTTGTTGATGAAAATTCTCAAAAGCTTTCTTTCTATTGGTTTGAAGAATAGGGTAATATTACTACAAGTAGTATAGATTATTGTTCCTATGGCGGGTCTGGATGGAAATGTCTTAACTCTTTTAAAACTATTGCCGCAGAATATGATGAAGAAGGCAATGTTATTGGTAAGCCTGTAAGAGAATGGTTAGGAGCAAAAAGTCAATATACAGTAAAAAGAACTGATGTAAAAACAGAAGAAAAAACTTATAAATGTGTAGCGTTATATGACGGTAATATTATTTCTTCTACTGTTTTAATAAAGAATTTTGATGCTGAATATAAACTTGAATTAATATCTGATTCTGGTTTTGATTTTACTCTTGATGAGGGAGAGCCAATTATTACTTGTAATTTATATTTTTCAAATGAATTACAAGAGACAGATAATTATAAATTTATTTGGACTTCTTTTGATAATACTGGATACTTTTAGAATAGAAATGCTGTATCAGAAGATGAACCTAATAAAACTTAGGTACAAGTAAATGAAATTGTAAATTATATTACTTTAAAATGTAGTGTTTATGAATAGAATACGGGAGACTTTATAGGTACAATTTCCGCAATACTTACTAATTCTCTTGAAGATGGAAGCTTTAATTTATATGATTTAGTAATTGTAAATGGTACTAAATTATTTAAATATAATGAAAATGGTATTGCTCCAACAAGTGAATCATTTGAAAACCCAATGGTATTAGAAGAACTTACATATTATATATATGATAACGTCTTAGGAAAAATGATTCAAGGTAAAGACTTGCTAAATGTTTCCGCCCATTGGTATGTTCCTGCAAATAATACTTTACTTGAAGGATTAGGAAATTCATCTTATAATTATATAGATGATGTAAATATATTTAATGGTTCTACTTTAAGTTATTCTATTGCTGATAGATATAACATAAAAAGCCAAAGAAATAACATAGAATTAAAAGTTACTTATAATGATTATGAGTTAATAACTTCTACTGATTTTACCTTCTTAAAAGATGGAGAATCTGGCACTAATGGTACAAATTATGTATGTAGAATAGTTCCAAATACTAAACTTGATACTTCTGTTTATTATAAAACTTTAAAAAATGGCAAATTAAATTTTACTCCACAAGTTCTTAATAAATGGTTTAGAGTTTAGCTATGGGAAAATAGTGAAAAAATTTTTGATAGTACAAAATCAGAAGATGGATTTACTCTTAGTTGGGAAATTTTAAGAAATAAATACGGTTCTTATAGAGATGGTAGCGGCGATTCTATTCCAATTACAGAAGATACAAATATAGATTTATTATTTAATAAAGAAAATGATTTGACCTATACTTTTGGCTATAATAAAACAGATGATAATTACAATTTAGCAAATATAATTAAAGCAACTGTTACCCATGATAAAAAAACTTATTATGCAACTGAGCCTATTGCTACCATTTTAATAGACAAAACAAATTATAATATTAAAATTAAAGATTATAGTGGTTTTAAATATGCTATATATCAGTCAGATGGAACAAACCCTAGTTATGATAACACTTCGGCTTTTGAATTATAGGTATTTAATTCTGAAAATACAGATATTACTGATGTATGTACATATGAATGGAACGTTGTAGGCGGATACTATGAAGATGAAGAAACTTGGATAGATTCTCCATGTCTTACTATTAGAGAAGAAGATTAGTACGAAGAGCGTCCTCATAGATGTTGGGTAACTCCTATAAGTAAAATTAGCGGTGAAATAATTTCTAATGCAGTAACTTGTATTATATCTCAAAATGATAGTTATATAGGTACTGTTCATATACCAGTACATTTATATTTAAATAGATATGGTTTATCAAATATTAATGGCTGGGATGGAAATAGCGTAGAAATTAGCGAAGAGGGAGGATATATCCTATCGCCGCAAGTTGGTGCAGGTGTAAAAAATGAAGATAATTCTTTTACTGGCGTAGTAATGGGTGAAGTAAAAGAAAGTAATTCTTATACAGAAGAAGTTGGATTATTCGCTTATGCTAATGGAGAAAGAAGTTTCTTTTTAAATGCGGAAGACGGTTCTGCTACTTTTGGTTTGGCTAATTCTAATTAGATAATTATAGACCCTAATAAAGATAAAGCTATTATTAAATCAGGTAATTACAAAACTGGTTCTAATGGCTCTGGAATGTAGATTGATTTTAGCACTCCAGAAATTAAATTTGGTAGTGGTAATTTTACAGTAGATTCAGAAGGTAAATTAACTGCTTCTGGTGCTGATATTAATGGAAATTTTAGAACAAGAGATACTACAGAAACTGGTACTGTATATGTTTAGTTTAATGGTGACGGTTTTAGAATAGATTATGAAGATAATGAAGATAATACATTCTATATGACATAGAAATAGTTTATTATCTCAGGCAAAGACGAAGATGATAATGAAAACTCTATTAGATATTCAAATGGTCAACTAAAAATAACAGGTAGAATTACAGCTACTTCTGGTACTATTGGCGGCTGGTATATTGAATCTGATAGAATTAAAGCAAAAGATGGATGTTTAGTATTATATGCAGATGGACGAATAGTAGGTAGTGATATTGGTACTACTTCTGGAACTTCAACTGGATATTTAATTTCTCAATCTGCTACTGAAAAAACTGAAATTGGTGCTGGATAGATAAAATTTTATAGTGCAGTTGATGCAGAAAATAACAAATGGACATTAGAAGGATATATATATACATATAATAGCACTATTTATACATATGACAATATTAACTTTTAGGGTGCTTTAACCTTATCATCAAAAGGAACCAAACCTTTATTATTTGCCGCAAATGGTAAAATAGGAATGGCTTTAATGCCTTAGTAGAATGACAATAAATCTTATCTATTGTTTCCTGCTACTAAGACTACAGAAGAAGATAAATTGGATGAAAATGGAAATGTAGTAACTGATAAAGATGGAAATACAGTAACTAATAAAACAATAGAAATTAGAACAGATTGCACTTAGATAGATTCTGTTTCGGTATAGAGTAAAGATTTTATTTTTCCTCCTAACCATACTACTGGAAAGACTGGATTAGTATCAAATAATAATAGCCTTAAAGCTATGCTTAATGAACTATATGGACATCCAGAAAAAATAGTTTTTAATGATGAAGAAGATACTATTACTGAGTATTGGAAAATAACAACTAAGAAAACTGATAATACAAATTCTGAATCTGAGGATGAAGATGATGAAAATACAGAAGATTCAAGTTCAGAAGAAGAACAAGAATTTGATGAAAGAGTTTATAAATTAACTGTTGAAAATAAAGATACAGATGATGAAGAAGTAACTGCTATTACTTTTCCTGATGGTACAGTAATGTCATTAGAAGGATTTGGAGGAATTTAATTATGGAAAAAATCAAATCTATAAGAGTAAAAGAAGACAATGTAAATTTAGGAACAATTTATTCCCTTGGGGCAGACGCAAAAAATATTGACGTGAATGTAGACAACAATTAGGATAATTTACAAAATGTTATTAATAATATCTACAGTAAGTTAAGCAACATTACTGGGGATATCGAATGGAATTCTTAATTGGACTAATTAAATTCATTTTTTGAATATAATTATTATATATTATATAAGATTTTTATTGGGCGTTTTTAAACAGGAGGAAGTAATAATATGTAGTAGTTATTTGATGCCTATTCTATAACAGAAATAATAAGTTTTATTATTATTCTTGCTATAGCAATTAAAGGGGCTATCAGCTTTTATGATTGGGGCAAAGATAGATTAAGGAAAATCTTTAATAAAGAAGAATAGCAAAATAAAGATAAACAATCTATTGAAGATAAAATAGAAAATTTTGAAAAAAGAATTAATGAAATTGCTAATAGTCAAAAAAATACTAATTCAGCAATAGAAGAATTAACTCAGAAAATTAATATGCTAATAGTTTCAGATAAAAATGATATAAAATCTTTTATAACAGAAAAACATCATTTTTTTTGTTATACTTAGCATTGGATTGATGACTATAGCTTAGAATGTTTAGAATATAGATTTAGTATATATCAAAAAGAAAATGGAAATTCATTTGTTGAAGGGCTTATGGAAGAGATACGAGCCTTACCTAAACACCCACCTAATGAGTAACACAAAGAAATAAAAGGAGAGAAATAAATTGGCAACATTTAATAATTTATATCCACCTATTATTAATACATATATGCCAGCCTTTGCAAAAAATGCGGTAGATGGTTGCCGCATTTATTTCTCTTTATCTACTTATAATAGTATAGATGAAGTTAAATGTGCATAGGTTATAGTAAATAACCAAAAAACTAATCAATCAGAATTAGATTCTGATATATATTTAAGTCAAATAAAAGTCACTGATGTAAAAGAAGATTATACAAAAGACACAGATGATAAATATTATATAGAAGTAAAAAAAGAAGATTTAGTCAATAAAGAATTTGAACTTAATTAGTATTATAAAGTTTAGATTCGTTTTAGTTCTGCGGAAGCACCTACATTTGTAGATGGAGTACAAAGTATAGATAACTGGCTTAATGAAAATTTAACTAAATTTTCTGAATGGTCAACAGTATGCTTGATTAAAGGTATTGAGCCGCCGCAAGTTAATATTAAGAATTTTATAGAAGGAGAAACTAATGGTACAGTTTTCTCTTCTTCTACAGTTAGTTTAATTGGCTCTGTTGAATTTGAAGAAAACGAACAAGAAACATTAAGAAGTTATAGAATAAAACTATATGATTCTGTAAACAAATTAATTTTAGATACAAATGAATTATATAGTAATAGCTATACCAATGTAAATTAGATTAACTATACTTTTAAAACTGATTTGAAAGAGAACGAAAAGTATAAAATTATTTTAAATATAACAACAAGAAATTTATATACTGCTTAGTATATATATAATTTTTCTATTTCTCTTGATTAGAATAGTAAGCTTAATATTAATTCTGAAATTTCTATGGATGAAGAAAATGGAAGAGTAAAGATAACTTTATCTGGTAAAAATCTATAGAGTAATGTAGTAATAAGGCGGACGTCGGATGTGAGCAACTTTGGAGTCTGGGAAGACGTACATATTGAGCCTATTGATGAAGTAGAAGAATTTGAAAGAATTTGGTATGATTATACAATAGAAAGTGGCGTATTATATAAGTATTCTATTCAAAAGGGATATTCTAATGGCAGCAGGGGTATTGCCGCAATCCTAAATGAAGAACCTTTATTAGGCGTATTTAATGATATGTTTTTGGTAAGTGGAAATACTTAGCTTAAAATAAAATATAATCCAAGTATTTCTTCTTATAAGAGAACGGTATCAGAAAGTAAAACTGATACTATAGGTTCTCAATATCCATTTATTAATAAAAATGGTAATGTTAATTACGTAGAACTTCCAATATCCGGATTGATTTCCTTTTGGATGGATGAAGAAGAAATTTTTACTTCTAAAGAAGAATTATTCGGTGGAGATTATATAGATTACTATGTAAAATATAATGAAGAAAGAAATATAAACAACTATAATGATTATCTATATGAAAAGAAATTTAGAGAAAAAGTTATGGATTTCTTATATGATAATAATGTTAAGTTGTTTAAATCTACAACCGAAGGTAATTTCTTAGTTAAACTAATGAATGTTAGTTTATCTCCTGAATAGGGTTTAAATAGATACATTTATAATTTTTCTTGTACTGCATATGAAGTTGCTGATAATACTATTGAAAATTATAATTATTATAATATTTAGTCACTTGGTGAATATATGGCAGATACAGACACTTAGACTGGCGGAAGTGATGGAGAATTAGAAGATACCTATGAAAATTATAGTTAGGTATTTTATAATGGAACTACAATATTTAATGCAGGAACGAATATTATTAATTTAATTACAGAATAGGAACAAAATAATCTTGAAGAAGGTTACACAGCAGCTATTAAGAATTTTTAGAATATTAAATTTTCATTTAATAGTAAACCTTATCTTATTAAAGATAATAATGGAACTCCTACAATTGCTTCTGCTTCTGATTCTAATACTTATTTAGGATATATTATTTATATAGATAAAATTCCTTTTGTAATTAATGAAGATGGTATCTATCAAATAAGTGGAGATGAAATAGAAATTAATTCTATTACATTTGCTCAATAGGAAGATGTTAATATATATTATAAAGCTACAGTAGAAGTATATAGTAATGCTTCCCCCGCACCAAGCAAAAATAAAGCTACTGCAATAGCAGTAATTTATGAAACTATTTATCCTATTTAGTGGACAAATATTTTTACTACTTTAGATTCTATTGTTGAGATGATAAAAGATAATGATACTTATAATTATGATAATGATGAAAGATATTCATCTATTATAAATATTACAAGATTAGAGATAGAGGCAGACCCGGGTACTGTATTATACATTTAGTCTGGAGAAGATACAAAGCCAGAACGTACAATAATAGGACCTACAGGTAGCTTATTAATTCAAGAAAATGTTTATGAATTTTATTTTTATGGAACATTTTTAAGAAAATCTGAATTAGATTTAAATAAATTTACCACTTCTGATGATGTTTGGAAATATGATAATAAAGATATTACTTTATATTCATTTAATTCTAATGGATTATTAACAAGAATTACTAATACAGCATCAGTTAATATAAATTCAATTGAAGCTATTGACCTTAATATTGAAGAACTTGAATCTACTATTGAATATGGTATTGAAGTATAGAAAGGAGAAAAATAATGAGATATAATTATCCTTATTTAAATGATTCTTCTTTCTTAAAAACAATAGATGAATTGCAAATCAAAGAACAATTTGTAAAAATCACTATCTTGGATTGGAACGAAAATCCAGTCCAAGATATTTAGGGAAAAGTAACAAGTGGTAGTTTAAATCTTGATGGTAGTTCTTCTATTCGTCGTACCTGTAATCTTACTATGTATGTTGAAGATAATGAAACTAATTATGATGATATAAATTAGATTATTTCAATCAATAAAAAAGCTAATTTGGAAATAGGTTTTACAAATACCACTTAGCTTTATACAGATTATCCAATTATATGGTTTCCGCAAGGTGTATTTGTTTTAATTAGTGAATCTATTTCTCACGAAACTTCTGGCACTACAATTTCTTTATAGTTAAAAGATAAAATGTGTTTATTAAATGGGGAATGCGGTGGTGTGATTCCCGCATCTGTTACTTTTCATGAAATAGAAGATATTGATGAAGATGGAAACTCTGTAATTAATAATCCTACTATATATTAGATTATTTAGGAATTAGTAAATCATTTTGGTAATGAATAGTTAGGTAAAATTATTATTAGTGATGTAGATACTCGTTCTAAATAGGTTATGAAATGGACAGGTTCAGACCCTTTATATATTATTAGATAGGTAAAAGATGGAGTAGAGCAATTTACGCCAACATTAAATGACCCTGCGGGCACAGAGGTAGAATATCAAATGTATTCAACAGGAATGGATATAGGATATATCTATACAGATTTTACTTATCCGGGCGAGCTTATAGGAGACGCAGGAGATACTGTTTGCGATATTTTAGATACAATTAAAAGCACTTTAGGAAATTATGAGTATTTTTATGATATAGACGGAAATTTTGTATTTCAAGAAATTAAAAACTATTTAAATACAACTTAGGCTACTTTAGATTTAAAAGCTATAAATAATAATAATTATTTGGTAGATATGACCAAAGGAAAAACTGTTTATTCTTTTGATAATAGTAATCTTATAACTTCATATTCTAATTCACCACAATTTAATATGATAAAAAATGATTTTGTTGTATGGGGTACAAGAGAAACAGCTGATGGCGTAAGTTTGCCAATTCGTTATCATTTAGCTATTGATTCTAAACCAAAAGCTGGAAATACATATAATGTAGAATTTTATGAAGATGAAGATGATGGATTAACAAAAGCTAAAGTATCAGAAAGCGGAAAAGGTACTAATATTACTACTACTGATTGGCGAAGTGAATTGTATTTAGGTGGAGTAATGGCTGACCCATTTGGTACCGACTCTAATTATTATTATACAGAACTTGCTAATGAGTGGCCTAAGCTATATGATTTAGAAAAAGGTGACTTTTTAGATGAAGTAAAGCAATATCCATATGATATAGATTTCTTTTTAGACTTTATTGATTCTTCTGCGGCTGTTGGACAATTTAGCGTAAGTAATATAGGTCGCCGCTCAAAGGTTGTTGTTGATGATAGTATTAATTGTGTATTTGAACCAGAAATTCCAGACCTTGTATTAATAGAAATTGGTTCTGAAACATAGGCGGAAGATAGAGAAGAATGTATAAAAAAAGGGCAAGATTATGTATAGGTGCCTTCAGATATTTATTCTTTAATTGCTCTTGGTGGTTCATTCAATAGTGCTTTTAATATGATAAAAGATTTATTATATTAGTACACTAATTATAATGAAACAGTTACTATTTAGAGCATTCCTATTTATCATCTTGAACCAAACACAAGAATTGGTATATAGGATGTTAAAAGTAATATATATGGAGATTATATGATTAATTCCATATCTTTGCCTCTTGATATAAATAATACAATGTCAATTTCCGCAACTAAAGCTTTAGATAAAATCTAATTAGGAATAAAAGGAGTATATTATGGGTATAAAAATAGAACAATATAGAAAACAGAATAGCTTTTCTTATATTACCAAGCAGAATATATTAGAAGAACCTTATTAGGAAGGAAGCAAAATAGCTTTTAAATTTTCTACTTTTCTTAATATTTCTAAACCTTATTATTTTAAAATAAAAATTAAAAAACAAAATAGTACATAGTCAATAACAGTAATGTTACAATAGACTATTGAAAATTCAAGTTCTAATGTCTAGAAAATAGGCGGGTATAAAGTTGCTAAACAATCTACAAATGATGAATATGTTATTTATGAGAATATTTTAAAACCTACATTAAGTTCTTATAATTATATTGTTTGTTCATCTGATTCTACTTTATCTACTTCTGATATAGAAATTGAAATATATGAAATATATAATGTTTTAAACGCTTTAAGTATTTCTACATTAAATAAAATAGGCGTGCAAGCAAAACCGGGGCAGCTTATGTGTATTAATGGATAGCCTATTAGAGTTAATAAAAGTGGTTTATATGAATTGAATAATATAGATATTAACTTTATTGGTTTTATTCCAACAGAGAATAATTTTATTTTAGATTATCAATATTAATAAGAGGTGAATTAAATGGCAGAAATAGATACAAGCTTTTATGGCGGCAGACGTGGAGCTTCTTTTATCATAGCTAAATCATATGAATCTATTGCCGCAATGATAGCTGATTTTGGTACAGATAATTGTTCAGTAGGTTATGATGAATATGTTATGATTAGTCCAAGTAATACTAATGATACTGATAATGGTAAATTATACAGACGTGGATATTCAAGTAATTCTCTTAATGGTGCTATTTATATTGGCTAGATAGTAGGTCCAAGTGGTTCTGCGTCTCATATAAAACTTACTACTATTGATAATATAAATAAATTTTCTTCTTCTGATATAACAGATTCTGGTAGTGGAAGTTATTCTCTTGATAATAATAGTTTAGTAGCAGGAAAAACAGAAGATAATTCAGGTAAAATAATATATAATGATTAGATAAAATGGTCTTATTGTACAGTAAAAGATACAGATAATAATAACTCTATTGCTTATATAGGTTTTACTATTCCATATACGGTATTTGAATTTAATGCTGAATTAGTTGATTCTGTAGAAGAAGAAAATGTTTTTAAAAGAGATAATACAAATAGCCGTCCCTTTTATGAAAAATGGAATCTGAAAATTCCGAAAGGCTCAAGAGGTAATTCTATTTAGAATTTAAGAGTAATAGTAGCAGATAATAATATTGAATATTATGAAGATTAGTAGGATGATATTCTAAATTCAAGAGAAGTATTAGTATATGATTATTATGATTATGCGGCGGGTGGAGATAAAAAAACTATATACCTAGGTCCATATAATATGATAAATCCTAATAGTGGTATCACTTTGGCTAATGACGGAACTTTAACTATTAAATATACTTATGAAGATACTGTAACATATAAACTTAAATGGATAGATAAAGTTTAGATTAAAGATGATGGCAATTTTGAAATTACTTATAACGATGGAACTAAATTTACTTAGAAAATGTTATATCCTACTAAAGTTACTTTTGATAGTGGTGATAAAGAAGGAAATGGAGATTAGACATTTAAAGTTGCGTATAACGATGGGACAACTGAAACTATAAGTACTCCTATTAATTATATAATGAAAACAAAAGTAACAGATGATAATCATTTATTATTTTTATATAGTGACCCAGCAAGAAGAACAGAAGTAGTTAATTCTGGTAAAGCATATCCTAAAGAGATTGATGGATATTCTGATTGGGAAGATATGGGTTCCATCAAAGATAATAGTGGTTTATATATTTAGTATAATCTTAATCCTAATGATTATAATGGACAATTAAATACTAATGCAGGAATAATATCTTATCTTAATACAGAATATCCTAATGGAATAGATGGAAAAATTATTTCAATAGGAGATGAATCTTCTACTAAATCACTTTATGCTTTTGATTATACTTTGAAGAATGGTGCATATGTGGGATGGTATTATGTAGGTTCTCCTAGTTCTTCAAGTGGAGTTTTAGTAGGTCCTGATGATTCTGATAATATTACTACACAATTTTAGTCTATGCCTATTGGCAGTGTATGGTTTATTACGGAGGAATAATATGCAATAGATTACAGGAGATTTTAAAGCTAAGGCGGAAATTTTTTCATCTCCTACCTATTGTGAACATTTAGGCATTTAGGCAAAATTTGGAGATGTAATTTTTTTAAACGGACAAGAAATAAAATTAAGCTATAATGGTATTTTAGAATTGTCAGATATCAATATAGAATCTTTATATTTTAAAGAAGATACAAAAGATATAATTATAGATTACATATAATAAAAAGGTCGTATCCTAATGGATGCGACCTTCTTTTTTTATATCTTAAATAATTTTTATGAAAATTTGGACTGAGTTATGAAAATTGTATGAATAAATTTTTAATAGTTTATGACAAAAATATTAAGAGAAAAAAGGAGAGAAAAATAATGCCTTATTATAATCCTACTGGCTATTACCCTAATTATTCACCTTATAATAATTATATGACGCAATAGCCTTAGGTATAGTAGCAAATCAGCCCTATAATGCAATAGATACAATAGCAATAGCAAACTATTAATGGTAAAATTGTAGATAGTGCAGATATGGTTAAGGTTGCGGAAGTTCCCATAGGTGCTTATGGAGTCTTTCCAAAAGCTGATTTAAGTGAAATATACATAAAAACTTGGAATAATAATGGCACTACAAGTATTGTTACATTTAAGCCTGTAGCCCCAGTATTAGATTCAAATACAATGAATGATAATATAAATAATCAAATTTTATAGAAGATTGATAATTTAGAAACAAAATTAAATAGTTTATTGGGAACTCAATAGCAACAAGTGGTTAATGTTGCTTAGGAACAATCAGTTCCCGCACGAAAAGAGGTTGACTTAAATGCCTACTAATCTTATGCAATTAATTAGTATGATTAGGAGTTGCGGCAACCCGCAATAGATGGTTATACAAATGCTAGAATAGCAAGCATCATCTAATCCTTTTATGAGTAATCTTTTGTCATTAGCTAAACAAGGTGACGGAAAAAGTATTGAAAATATAGCTAAAAATATGATGAAAGAAAAGGGCTTAGATTTTGACAAAGAATTTAATAGTTTCAAGAATACTCTTGGACTTTAATATAATATAATAAGCTTTATTTTATTTAGGAGGAAAATATATGTTTAATACAAGCGAAGGTTATAGTTTGAGTGATATCGCTACTGCTTCTGGTAGAAACAATGATGGCTTTGGTTCAGGTTCTGGTGCATGGTGGATTATTATCTTGTTCTTATTCGTTTTCATGGGCTGGGGCGGAAATGGCTGGGGTAACAACGGAAATAACGCTGCTACTCAAGGTGCTTTGACAAGAGCTGATTTGTGTCAGGACATGAATTTCCAAGCATTAGAAAATAGTGTAAGAGGAGTTCAGTCTGGCATTTGTGATGGTTTCTATTCTCAGAATACAAATCTTCTTTAGGGATTTAATGGTATTCAAGGCTCACTTTGTCAAGGATTCAATAGCGTAAATAATGGTATGCAGTAGAGTGTTAATACTTTACAGCAAGATTTAAATACAATGAACATTGCTAATATGCAGAATGCTAATGCTCTGTAGGCTCAGCTTGCTCAGTGTTGCTGCGATAATAGAGAGAATATTGCTCAGGTTCGTTATGATATGGCTACTGATACTTGTGCTATTCAGAATGGCATTTCTAATTCTACAAGAGATATTATCGAAGCAAATAACTGCAACACAAGAAGTATCCTTGACTTCCTTGTACAGGATAAACTTACTACATTGCAGCAAGAGAATCAAAGTCTTAGACTTATTAATTCACAGTAGGAGCAGAATGCTTACTTAGTTAATGCACTTCGTCCTTCTCCAGTTCCTGCATTTCAGGTTGCTGCACCATATCAGTATGGTAATTGCGGCTGTGGATGCTAATTAAGAAGGGGGCTTTATAATGGCTGAATATACAGCAGTTGCGGTTCAACCAGTTGCCGCAAATCAAGATGTACAATTTTCTAATGCTGTTGTTGAAGGTAATTGTTCTATTCTTCATCGTTCGGGCAGTGGTTTAGTAACTCTCAGAGGTCTTACTAATCAAAGCAAAGCTAGATATAAAGTCACTTTTGATGGCAATATAGCAGTACCTAGCACGGGTACTGCTGGTGCCATTTCTGTGGCTATTGCTTTAAATGGAGAAGCAGTTAATTCTACTATTGCAATTTCTACACCCGGTGCTGTTAGCTTATATAACCATGTTGGAAGTTCTATTTTTATTGAAGTACCAAAAGGTTGTTGCGTACAAGTAAGCATAAAAAATATTAGCACTTAGACAATCAATGTACAAAATGCTAATCTTATTGTTGAGAGGGTAGCATAATGGAAAGATTAAAAGAAATAAAAAATACTTTAATTAATAGTGTAATGATAGAAATGCAGCACCCACAATGTGTTAATACTGCAGAAATGGGTGAAGTTATTGATATGATTAAAGATATTGATGAAGCAATGTATTATCATTCAATAGTTAAAGCTATGGAAGAGGAACCAGCTGTAGCTACTGCACATATTCATAACACTGAATTAGCAGCATCTAAAAAGGCTTATGTGACATCAAAAGAAGGACATAAAGATATAGCTATTTAGATGAAAGATTTAGATAATTACTTATCTAATTTATGCCAAGAAGTTGAAGAAATGGCGGGAATGGCTACTCAAGAAGAAAAAATTATGATGCAATCTAAATTATCTTCTTTAATGAGTAAGCTTAAATAATAATAAGGGGAAATACTTAAATAGTATTTCCCCTCTTTTTTTTATTCATAATTAATTTCATTATTTAATTTATTTATATAAGCATAACCTATACAAATACTATCAGCTATATCATCGTTTACTTCTATATTGTATATATCTTTAACAAACTATATATCAGCTTCTTTTAATGTACTTCTGACTATTCCTCTGCCAGTATGAATACCACAAGCACTTCTCCATTCACTTGGATATGTATATTCTATTTTAACTTTAGGAAAGTCATCATGTATTTTAAATGCGATTGCCGCCTAAAGCCACATTAAAGCTTTCATAGTTTTTGGGTTGCTACCGCCCGCGTCTGGTCTTACTTCTTCTATTATTACTGTTTCAACTTTATACTATTGAATTAAATTAGATAAAGTATCTACCATTTTATATATTCTTTTTATAACATCAGTGCTTGATGCTGTTGTACATTCATAATGTATTAATTTATTATTATCAAAGACGGAAAATCCTGAACTCTTGGTACTCGCGTCTACCGCTAAAATAATCATCTAATATCTTCCTCCTATATTTGTATTATAACATAAAAATTTTAGGAAGTCAATTATTAGACGAAAAAATGCAGAATAGCTGACCTACTATTCTGCATTTTTTATTTATGAATGATTTTGTGTATGACTATTCAATTAAAAACTTTTATTTAATTCCCTAGCATTAGTCATTTCTGCTTTACACTTGGGACAAATATTGGGAAGAGGCTTTCTATAAGCATCAGGTTCATAATTGCAATTTCTACAATAAGGATAATATCCATCGCAATTAATTTCCCATTTACTTTTAATTTTAGTTTTTACCTGTGCTTCCGAATCCACCAGCTGCTCTCGCTGTTTCTTCAAGCTTATCCACCTCTTCAAATTCTACTGAAATATATGGTAAAATTACCAATTGAGCAATTCTTTCTCCATCTGTGACTTCCTTAACTTCATCACTATCATTATGAAGTGCAACGATTATATTTCCCCTATAATCTTGGTCAATGACGCCTACACAGTTAGCTGGACGAAGCCCTTCCTTTGTTGCTAATCCGCTTCTTGCGAATATTCCACCAAAAGTATTCTCAGGCAATTCAATAGCAATACCAGTATTAAAGGTTTTAGTAGAATGAGGAGGAACAAAACCAGATTCAGCTGAATAAAGGTCATATCCTGCCGCATATTCACTTCCTCTTGTTGGTGTTTTTGCATTAGAAAGATTTTTTATAAATTTTACAGTCATTTTTATTCTCCTGCATTATATGAAATTTCAATATCGTTCATAGGCATTTTTTCATCATCAAATATCTTGGTTACTTCAAGATGAATCCATTCATCCACAATTTCACCCTTTTCTTTGGCTACTTTTTTTGTACTACTATATTTAGCCAATTCAAAATTGGGGTCACGTTTAAGCTCTTCCAAAAAGCTTTTTACATTTTCATCATTATCTATTCTATATGTTTCAGTTGTTTTAATCAAATGCTTAATCATTTATTTACCTCACTTGCGGTTACAACAATAGAATTTTTACCATATCTATCATCTAAATCACTCTGTATTCTTTGTTTATGATGCTTTATATATTTCATATTTCCATATAGATTTATTTCTTTGCAATTATACAAATGAATCATATCTAAAAAGTCAGTATATTCAAGAATATCTAATAAATTATATTCTTGTGAAAATATAATTTCATTATTATCTTCATTAACTATATAAAATTTATCTTTAATAGTAGATGTTTTTATATTACATACTGCTTTTAACATTCAATTACTCCTTCATCATATGGGAACAAATAATATACATAAGATTCTTTATTTATCATAATCCATATTTCAATAGCATTGTTTTCATTCTTATCAATAGCCTGAATTTTTCCTCTATTGTTTGCACAACCAATAATTTCTTTGGCGGCAAAACCTGAATGAATAAAATTCTTATCTGCTAAGCGAAGTACTGTATAATCACTTAATTCTTTATTCAAAAGCATATAATAAGTTTTTGAAGTATCATTAAAATATTCTACAAGCAATTTTTCTTTTTCTATTATTTGCTTTGCAGTCAATATTGGCTCTTTAGCCATTATGCTTTTATTAATTTCATAAAGAGTACCTGTGCTAATATCAGCCATTCTCTTTTCTCCTTTTTTATCTTTTCTATATATATTATAACATAAATATTTTTAAAAATCAATATTTCTTTTTAATATGCGTTGATTAGTGCTTCCTCTGAGATAAAGAGCAATATCTCTTTTATCTTCTTCATACTGTCCATCTATTATATAATCAACTTTAGATATTCCTTCTTTAATTGCGGAAGGAAGATTTTCATATTTATAGCCAGTCCATATGAAGATTTTTATATCTGGATATTTTTCTCTTACAGCAGTTATAATATCAATAACATTTTCAGCGTTTTGCGGGCAGAGGGGTTCTCCGCCCAATATTGAAAAGTTACGCTGAACATTATTAATTGATATTGCAGTAATTATATTGTTGATTAAAATTTCTTTATCTATTTCTTTTCCACCATTAAAATCCCAAGTTTCTGGGTTATGGCATCCTTTGCAATGAAAGACACAGCCTTGTGTCCAAAGTGAAACACATACTCCTTCGCCATCTACTATATCGTTATATTTAATTCCTGCAATTCTCATTGATAATATCTCCTGTACCTCAGTCTAAGTGGACAACTCTCTCGGTTATTTCCTGCGTCCTACCTTTATTCCAGAAATTTGACCCCAAGTAGCCACAAGTCCGTCGTGCAACGTGGATTAAGTCATGGTCTTTGCATCCACACTGTGGGCAATACCATTCAAGATTTTCATCTGTAATTATTTCTCCCTCATAGCCGCAGTTTTCGCATTTATCAGATTTACAATTTAATTCTGCATATTGAATATTTTCATAAATATACTGAATTAATTGAATAACAGCAGGAATATTGTTCTGCATATTAGGTATTTCTACATATGAAATGCAACCGCCATTAGAGTATTTCTGAAATTGCGATTCAAATTTAAGTTTAGAAAAAGCATCAATAGGTTCAGTAACCTTTACATGATAGCTATTGGTAAGATATAATTTATCTGTAACATTAGGGATTTCGCCAAAGCGATTCTTAGTTGTTTTAGCAAAAGTATATGTAGTAGATTCTGCAGGAGAGCCATATAACGAGAATCCATATCCTGTATCTTTTTTCCACTCTGCACATAAATTATTTAAAAATTTAATTATATCCAAAGCCAACTTACTACCTTCTTCTGATGTATTACTTTCACCAATAAGGGCATAGCAAGCTTCTGCAATTCCTATATATCCTAAACTTAAAGAACAATAGCCATTCTGTGTCATTGAATCTATTGTTTCTCCCTTTTTAAGTCTAGCCAATGCTCCATCTCTCCAAAGAATAGGAGCAACATCTGGAGTTGCTTTTTCAAGCTTTTGAATTCTCAAAAGTAAAGATTCTTTACAAAGCTGGCATCTATCTTTAAGGATTCTCCAGAACTCGTCTAAATCACCTTCTGCTGATAACGCAGCGTCTACTAAGTTTACTGTTACAACTCCACCGTTCCATCTTCCGTAGAATTTGGCATTGCCATTTTCATCAAACCAAGGTGATAAGAAGCTGCGGCAGCCCATACAAGGGTACACATAACCGCCAGTATTTTTTCTCATTTGCTTAGCACTAATATAGTCTGGAACTAATCTTTTTGCACTACATTTTGCGGCTGCTTCTGTAATATAAAAATATTCAGAACCTTCATATGTATTATAGTCGTCGAGGACGTATAAAAGCTTGGGAAAGCTAGCAGTAATCCAGTGACCTTCTCTATCTTTTAAACCTTGATAACGCTGCTTAATAATTTCTTCAATTAGCATAGCATTTTCTTTTACGTATTCAGGTTCTTCATTAATTTCCATATATATAGAAACAAAAGGTGTTTGACCATTGGAAGTACAAAGTGTATTAATTTGATATTGTAAAGTTTGTACTGCATCTGATACAGCTTTCTTTGTACGTGATTCTGCAATTTTCTTTACTGTATTTTCAAATTCTGGATAATCTTTTAAATCATTTAATTCTTTTTTTGCTTCTTCAAGATATCTAACATAGCTTTCTCTAACAAAAGGAGCAAGATGTGCAGTGGAAACTGTCTGACCTCCAAACTGCGAGGAAGCAACTGCCGCCATTATTTGTGTAGCTACTGTTGCAGCAACTCTTATACTATGAGGTCTTTCTACTTTAACTCCATTAATTACTGTTCCGTTATTCAACATATCTTTTATGTTTACAAGACAGCAATTAGACATTGGCTGAAGATAATAGTCAAGGTCATGAATATGAATAATACCTTCATCGTGTGCGTGAATAAGATGGGCGGGAATCATTTTTCTACGAGAAATAGATTTAGAAATTTCTCCTGCAACTAAATCTCTTACTGTTGAATTGACTTTAGCATCTTTATTAGAATTTTCATCTTGAACTAATTCATTTTTATTTTCAATTAAGCTAATAATAGATTCATCAGTATCCATTACTTGCTTTTGATATTTTCTTAATGTCTTAAAGTCCTCATAAGATTTTGCTGTCAAATTTTGCCCATAATGAATAAGTCTATCAAAAATATACTTATCAACTTGTTCTCTTGTTACTGAAATACTTCCATCATTATCTATTGGATAGTTCTTCTGAAAATAAGCTTCCGAATCATTAGCTATGATACGAGCAATATCAGGCAGATAAACACCGCCATCACGCATTGCCGCAATTATGGCTTTTTTGATTTTGCTTTTGTCAAATTTTACTTTTGTTCCATTTTCTTTAATAAAATACATAATTTTTAACTCCTTGTTTGTTTTGGATTAACCAGTGAAGGAGAGTTACTTCCTCCAAAATAGGTTTATATTATAAATAACTTTTTAATCAAAGAAATTATATAAATCTGTTACTGTTAGCTTTAAATCTTGAGTATTATTATTATACATTGTCCAATAATTAAAAGTTAAATTGTTAAAATCTTCTTTATCTGCCAAAAATCTTCTGCATATTTCTACACAATTTGGATGTTCTTCTCTTTTAATGGCTCTTGTTAATCTTATTTCATCTTTACATTTAATTCTTACTGGTGAGATTTTATAATTAGTATTTTCTATAAGTTGTTCAATAGTTGTAATATCAAATACTCCAATATTTATTTTATCATTTTTAAAGCTATTATTATTAACTCCATAATACCAATCTTTATTAAAAGTTGAAGTTGCTACCATTTGTTCAAAAGGAAAGATATTGGGACTACGGAATATGTAGTCCTCTCCATCTATCTCTCCAAGTCTTTTGGGTCTTGATGTATATTTAACTATTTTATGGAATTTATGAAGTCCAGTTTCTTCGTCATAATCCATAACTTTTTTAAGAATAGTATCCTTGCCAGAGCCACTTTCACCAAATAAAGCTATAAGTTTACATTCCTCCATTAAGCTACTTCCGCCCTTTCATGTATTACTGTAATATCGCCAGTTTCTTCATTAATGTCTGTTATTTTATAAAGCTGATGTCCAATAGTTGCCGCATATGTTTTTGCTACAAATTGCTCATCTCTTCTAAATCCTGTAATCAAAAGTTTTTCACCACGTTTAAACCAACTTTTTTCAACTACTGATTTAGTACCGTCATCATTTTTTTCTGAAATTTGTTTATTGTAATTTGCATAATATTCTTTTGAAAATTTTACATCAACTACTCCTGTTGTTGTTAATAAAGTTACTGTGGAATGATTATCATCTTTACTAATAACTGTACCTGCTATTTTAGAAAGTTTAAAAATAGGAATACTTCTGCCATTTTTTCTAAATGTTTTTTCTACTTCTGAATCTGCGGAAAGACTTGAAAAATCTACTATACCATATTTTTTATTATTTACATTAATGAGTTCGTGCTCGTGATAATAGAAACATACAGATTCCATTTCCCAATGTGAAATGCTTCCTGAAGCATATTTATCCCAAGATTCTTTGAACAAAGACATATTAAGATTTTTAAGTATTTCTGCTTGATTATTACTTATCCATTCTCTTGCTTTGTTCATTTCATTCTGATATATTTTATCCCATTCAGTTTGAAGAATACAAGGATTGCCATTTACAATTTCTATTTTCTCTTGACTGAAATTATCTGAATAATATTTAAGACAAGTGCTATTGAATATATAATAAGTTTTATACTTCATATGTTCTTTTAAAAATTTATTGAAACTAAATACTTTAACTACTGGTGACAATTCTTCTGGGATAAGTCCTCTTTGAATCAATCCATTGAAATTTTGTAATGTTATTCTTGTTTTTGGCTCACTTACTTTTGAAATATAATAAGCCATAATAACTTTTCTTGGTTCTTTTTTGTTAATTTCAGAAGCCCAATGATTATCTAATTCATCAAAAGCTCCTGCTTTAATAAGGGAAATCATAGTTGTCTTTGTAAGGGGGCAACGTCGCATAAAATCTACTATTCCACTATATGGACGACCTTGTTCTATTTTTTCAATAGTTTCAGAGTTAATTCCACTTAATGCTTTTAAACCAAAAAGAATTTTATTATCTTCAACATTTGGTTCAAAACTTGCTTTTGATTTATTAATATCTATCAAAGATATGTTAATTCCTGCGGAAATAATATTGCCCAATGCCTTAGCCATTTTATTATAATCAGTAGTTCCTTTATCTTCAAGAGAACCACTATTAGATATTAGACACGCACAATTCCAAAATAAAGTTGGATTTTTATAAGCTAAATTCATTTCTTGCAGACCAACCAGAGAGTAAGCGAGGCAGTGTGCATTTTGTTAAAAACTGACTATTTTTTACAGCCTTTCTATGACGAGTCAATTTGGTAGTTTGGCTCGTGGGCCGCAAGCTATTTCCCAGAACGTATCAATAGTTCCAGTACTCTGGGTCTAACCCCAGATAGTCGATACATCATTTTGAAAAGTAAATTAGTTTTTTCTATTTTTAGTTAAAGGATAAAGATATTCAGGATTATGGTGCGATTGACCATAATTTATTTTTTTAATTGTGCTATATGCTTTATCATATTTTTTAGCAATTTCTGTCATAGGTAAATTACTATTCATTAAATCATATTGAACTGATTTAACCCAAGTTTCAAGATTTTGTTTTCTAGAATGACTCTTTATACATAAAGGATATTTTTCATTATTATCATGCCAAATAGAACCATTATTAATACCAGAAAGCATTCCTAAACTTATATTCCATTTCTCAGAAATTTCTTTATAAGTCATATTGTCTTTAATATCTTGTTTAATATCTTTTATTTCTTGAGAAGTAAAATAATTAGAACGAGATATATCTTCTGCACGAAGTGGATATGTCCATTCTTTATTTCTAAAATTTAATCCTTTGTTAATATTATCAAGAAAACTTACAGAAAGTCTTGGATAATATTTTTCTCGAATAGTGGTTGTTTGTTCTCCATTTTTAAGCATTTGTTGAATATCTTTAATTTCATCAGCTTTAAATATATTACTTAATTGAAGGCGTTCTTCATATGTTAAGGGTTTTTTTGGACATCCTTGTCCTCCAAGAGTAATATTATATCCATTTTCATTAGATAAAGACTTATAATAAGATATATAAAATCTTTCCCTTTCATCTACATATTCGTAAGATTCTGTTGGGTCAATTTCTTCAATAATAGTATTCTCAAAATTTTCCCACCCATATTTTCTAATTGCATTAGATAATGGATATTTATATCCTACTGCATTAGGATTGAAAGCTTCTGATTTATGTCCATTCATTCTAATTTTAAAATTCTTAGTTTGACCAATATAACATTTTCCATTAATTTTATTAGTCATCTTATAAATAACCATAAAATTCCTCCTTTCTTATTTATTTAATTTACTTTTCATTTGACACGAGATTTTACCCTCGTTAGCTAGAAACAGGTACTACCAATACCTAATTATTTCTAACCCCGTTGATAAACGGTTAAGCTTGTACAGGCCACAACAACCTGTTAAACGAGTAGCCACGCTGTACCTTGAGTAATTCATCCCAAACATAATGTGCAAGTTTCTCAGAACAATTATTCTTTTTTATATTCTCGTAAAATTCATCTTCACATTCTTGAAATAATTTGCCTTGTTTTTTAGCTATGCCTTTGCGGCAACGGTCAGCAAAATTCAATGAATTGCCGCCTAATCTTGGCTCTTGTACGAGTTGCATCAGTCCTTCTTGTGATTCACAGATGCCTTGTGTTACAGCAGAATGATGACTAAGCCAATCTATTTCGTCTTCTGATAATCCATATCTTCTCATTTCAGCTATCCAAAGATTAATATTCTCTCTGTACTTAGACCAAGTTACCAAAGGAGTATCACTATCTTTATCAGGTGCCATTAATCGAATAACTGAATTAAGTACACTTAAATCATTTACACTTTTTGGCTTAGCCAATGCGATACCTTGAACGCCGCTTTGTTTTTCCATTTGGAACAAGTCAAGCACTTTATGATTCCAAATCATTTCCCACATATCTTCGGAATCTCTATCCAACTTATATATTCCAATAGCTTTTTCATAAGTTTCTTTTAATGTTTTTTCTTTTGCTATATAATTATGTTCACAAAGCAAATCTAAGCAAGCGTGTATTTTATCCATAGCCTCGACTGAAAGTGCGTCATACTTAATAAGGCTCACATCTTCTGCATCGTGGAGGTCAAACTGTGTACAAATAGTACCATCTGGTGCCCTCATTAATGCAGTAGATAATGTAAAAGGCTCATCTACAAAAATTACTCCACCTGCGTGTACACCAGTTCCGCATATTAATCCTTCAATCTTTTGTGCTACTTGCCATAAATCTTGATACTCATTATTCATAGCATTAACAAAAGCTGAAACAGGTTTGAAATCTTTTTCGACATCTCCATAATAAACTTCTTTTAAAGTTCTTAACTGTCCTCTATCTGAGGGAATTAAACTTGCAAGATACTGAGCCGTATCGTTATCAATTCCTAATCCTCTTGCGGCAGTAAGTATTGCTGATTTTGATTTTTCTGTTCTGAATGTTGTAACATTTGCTACTCTATCTTCACCGTAAAATTCTCTAAACTTATGAAGAACAGCATCTCTCTTAGAACCTTCAATATCAAAATCTATATCCAATACTGATACACGCTCTGGGTTAAGGAATCTCCAAGAGAATGTCTTTGTAGTTTCCCGCAAAGGATTAATTTGCGTAATTCCTAAAGCATAAAGAAGAATAAAACCAACGCCAGAGCCACGTCCCGGACCTACGATTGAATCTGCTTCCCAACACAAATCAATTATTTTTTGAAGATTAAGATAATAAGCTGACCAATGTGCTTTGTTTACATTAGATGAAATCCAAGTCATTTCAAGATTGCTATTTATTTCATTATATGCTTCTTTATTCTGCAAATCATAATGCTTATTAATTCCATCTATTGTTGCTTTTACTAAGACTCTATCTCCAATAAAATCTGAATTGTAAAAAGTTCTTAAATAAGGAATTTTTTCAAACCAATCTTCTGTAACGTCAATGTAACTATAATCATTCCATTTTAAGCTTGGAATTTTTAAAGGCTTTAATATTGAATAATCTTCACAAAGATTTTGAATTTTTAAAATGTTATTATAAGCCTTATCTAATTCTTCTCTTGAAAGCTCTAAATGAGATTCAAGTTCTTCTGTATCCATAAGATAAGTTGTTGCATAAAAAGAATCGACTTCTCTATCGCCATCTTGTGAATTTAAATAAGCTTTATGGATAGGTCTATCTTCTTTGGTTAAATAATGTGTATCCGTTGTTATAATATAATCTATGTCTAATATTGAAGAAATTTCAATTAATTTTCTATTGACGTAACTTTGCTCTTTTGATTCAGAAGGCTGTAATTCAAGATAGAAATAATCTTTGCCGCCAAATGTATTCTTCATTAAATTACACCAATTAAGAATTTTTTTCCACAAAACTTCATCTTCTGTTTCCCTATATTTAAGAAGCTGAGTTGCCAACATTCCACCTAAACAGGCGGTTGTTCCAATAACATGACCGGGATTCGCCCCAATCACTTCTACAATATCTTGATAATATGTAGGAACTCTTCTAATACCTCTACTTTTATAGCTACGCATCCACGCACGAGTAGAAAGTTCACATATTTGTTGAAAACCAATTAAGTCTTTACTCAAAAGAATAAAATGATAATACCTATCTTCTCCATGGACATAAGTTTCATTATTTAAGCCATCTCTACATAAATAAATCTCGTTTCCCATAATTATTTTCAATGGGATATTTTTTTCTTTAACTTTCTTATATAACTTTTCTACTCTAACTGCGGCAGCTATTGATTCATGGTCAGTGATAGCCAACACAGAATGATTTAATTCAATTGCCCTATTGATTAAATCTTCTTCCTTTATGATGCAATCTCTCAAGCGAAAGTTCGACATTTGAGTATGATTATGGATACTACCGGGGTAGGTCATAAGCTTCACCTTCTTCAAATTAAAAATGTTATAATTACATTTCTTATATTATAATTATAACATTTTTTATATTATTTTTCAATTAAAAGTCGCAGGAATACCTAAAGATATATCATTTACATTAGCAAAACTATTAAAGTAATTATTATAATTATCTTCAAGTATTTTAGACATTTCATTTTCCAATTTATCAAATAATCTTGATTTATAAATTTTATATACCTTACGTTTTATGTGCATAGGCATTTCTTTTATTTCATTCATTCGCATTATATCATATATAAAATTTTCTAATTCAGTCATATTAGCTCCTTTTTTGTAAAAGCCCAAGTTTCTCCATAATCTTCAAATTTATAAATATTTGCATCTGGACCCGGGTATCCCCAAACATAAACAAAGCAATCATTTTTTATACCTAATTGTAAATCTTTTTTATTAATTTTAATAATTTTATCAGGAATTAATCCTTTATCAAAAGTATTAATATATTTATGTCCATACATAAATCCATAAATACAATTTATTTCTTTAGAATTATATTTATCTAAAATTTCATTGTTAGTCATAATATTTCTCCAATTCTTATCTTACAAGAACAAGACGAGAAACTGCTCTTGTACAAGCTGTATAAAGCCATCTGGCGTGCTCTTTTTTATCAAAAGGAAAACTTTCTTCTATTACTAGAACTTTATCCCACTAACTACCTTGAGCGGAATGCACGGTAAGTGCATAGCCGTAAGTAGCTTGCTTTGGGAGAATGTCACTCATACTTGGCTTCATTCTTCCCAGTTGATAAGATACTCTCCAGTCAACGCAAGGCTGCCCTGTTAAAAGAAAATCTTTATCAATATCCAAATTATTAAAGGGGCTGCCGCCATCTGGAATAAAGTTGCAACAATACAAAGGCAAATTACGTCTGTCATTTTTTATGGTTCTTGGAAGTTGAACAAAGCTTTCAAATGGATTTTCTATTGTACCAATAGAACCATTAACAAGGGCATCTCCATCTAGGTTACACTCTTCCCAATAGTTTCGTTTTATAATTATTCTTTCTCCTGTTTGAATATCTCCACTATATCCAAGTATTTCTCGCATTTGAGTATTCATCATATGTCTTGTATTATTAGTAGCACAAAGAATTATATCTGCCCACTTCATATGTCCAGTTGATAAATCTTCTTTTGGAATAATCATTACTTCTTCTTGGTCAGTAGAATTAAATTTTTCCATATTTCTTATTTTCATAGTTAAACGTATAATTTCAGATTCTTTAGCTTGACGCATTACTTCATCCAAGAATATATCAGGGGTATCCAAAAGCTGATGTGCGTCGTTTCTATCAAGCTGGCTCAGCTGAAAGGGGTCACCTAAGAAAATAACAAAAACCCTATAACTTAGCAATAGGTCTACCATAGATTTAGGTACCATAGAAACCTCATCTACAATTACTATGTTATATTCCAAAGATACTTTTGGTTTGCGGAAGAAGCCACCGCCCGCCTTTGGAATACTATCATACAATAGCTTATGTAAAGTCATAGCATTTTTATTTCCTTTTTTACGCAAAACTTCTGCGGCTTTACCTGTATAGCAGCCATAAGCTACCTTATCTTCATCCACATCCAAAGCTTCTACGATGAAACGTACTAATGTCGACTTACCTGCACCTGCATAGCCAGATACCACTGCATATTTACAATGATTTTTATACTTGGTTAATACCGCTTTTAGTCCTTGCTCTTGCTTATTCGTTAGCTCCATATTCCTCACTTCTTCCTAATAACTTCAATATTTTATTATTCTATTCAATTATTATTTCATTTTCTTTATGTAATTTTTCTATTTCGTTAGCTATTGAATCAATTACTTTGTGAATGTAATCTGTTTCTTTCTCATCTTTGTCCATATTATCAAGTTGAGCCAAGAAGCCAACAATAGTAATAGCATCTAAAAATTCAAAATTAGATAATTCAGCACTGTCCATTATTTTTCTCCTTTTATTTCTATAATAATTATAACATAAATTATAGAATTTTTCAACAAAGAAAAATGGGAATAAAAAAATTCAAAATCCTCTTTTTATTCCCAGAAACGTTGGTTTGCAGCCCTGCCACCTGCTGCATATTAGAAGTCATATTTACTTGAAGTGACTATATTATAATCAATTATTTCTATTTGCGGTGACACGTTGCCATTCCATTCATTTATTCTACACTAACCTATTATATCCACTTTTGTGTATCCTGTATTAGTTGTTTGAAAAATATCGCAATCATCTTCTGATGCTTTAAACATTATTAAATCTATATTGTTTGATAAACTAATCTTTATTGTATTAGTAGTTTTTCTATAAATTGTAACCATATTTGCTGTTATCTTTAAATCTTTTATTGCTATATAAGGTTCATCAAAATCTTTTCCCCAAAAGTCATCAAGCTAAGCAATTTCTAATATATCATTTGGATTTATATTATCGCCATCATAAATACAATCAACATAATATATAGGCTAAGAGGACATATCTTTTAAAGCTTCATCAGTTGCGGCAACAAATTTATCAATATTATCAGCGGGAAGAGATAAACCAAAAGCTCCCTAGTGACCAAAAGCCCAAGATATACATCCAGTATTTTCACATATATCTTTAAATTCAGAAACTCCCGCAATATCGCATCCTCTTGCAGAACCCTAATAAGAAATAGTAGTTGGCTAATCTTCCCAAGGCGGAATTGATTCATCAGGAACAGAAGCAGCTTTAGTAAGAATACAACAAGGATGCTAATATTTAGCCATAATTTTATTAGCTACTAACCCAGCTAAATTCTTCTTCACTTCTCCGCCTTCTAATAAAAATAATAACACTTTATGTTCAAGCATATTATCTTTTTCTATTCTGCTTTCAATAAATTCCATACTTGCATCTTGTTCTTTTGTCTATCTATTTTTTACATTAATAGCAGTTCTAATAGCTTGTACAACTAATTCTTCTTCTTCACCAAGTTTATGTCCTCTCTTATTTGAAGGAATTTTATTATAAGCTTTGTATTCAAGCATTGAATTGAATATTAAGATTTTTTCTTCCTATGTTCCACTTCTTACAATAGCATTGATAAAAGGGACAATATAAAAGGCGGCACCCATTGACGTTACTTTATCACCTAATGAATAGCTATTTTTGTCTGCCATATATTTAATGAAAGGATTATTAATTTGTTTAAATCCTTTATTAATAATATGTTTTGTTTCTTTTGAAGTAAGGCTCATCATATCTGCACAGTTACCAAGTGCCACAAGGTCTAAATACTAATCTGCATAGCTTTTATTGATTATTTTATCTACATAGCGGCAGAACTACCATGTTATTCCAACACCTGATAAAAATTTATTAGGATAATCACTTAACTAATTATTAATTATTATAGCATCCTCACTAATTTTTTCAGCTTCGTGATGGTCAAATACTATTGCGGGGATTCCTCTTTCTTTTAAGAGTTTATGCTGCTCATAGTCATTACTTCCCGCATCTGGAATTAAAACCAAAGAAAAATTATTTTCAAGAATATAATCTATACAATCATCTAGTCCATGCTATTTTCCTGTATGAAAATAAAGCTAAAGATTATTTTCTATCCAAGAAGGACATATGTTATGAAGATAATTAATTAAAGTAGCGGAAGCTGTGAATCCATCTGCATCTGGGTCAACAATGATTATAGCTTGCTCACTATTCTTTACTGCTTTGAATAAAATAGCTACCGCACTTTTTAGATTTTCTTCACCCAATAATAAAGGTGAATTTATATCTTCATCTGTTGTATTTATATAATCCTAAATTTCATTCTACTTTATTCCTCTATTCATAAAAATCAATTCAAGAGTAGATGGCTAGTTGTCATACTAATTAATTAGCTAATATTTCATTTATTTTTCTCCCATTCTTTACATTCAATTCCATTGTCATTTAGCCATTTCGCAACCAAATGCCTATGACAAAAATCAGATGGTTTTTCATAGCATAATAGACATATCTCTTTCTCTTGATAATTGTCAATAGTAGAAATTAATTTTAATAAATCTTGTTTTACTATTTCAATATTAAGCTTATTTAATACTTGCTCATTAAAACATCTTATATAATAATCATTATCGTGTGTTTTTTCCCACTACATAAAAAAAGTATACTTTGGTGCGAATTTCTTATATTGAAGTCCAGTGTACCATTCTGGTGCTTTTCCGCATATAGAAATAGGTATGAAGTTTTCTGGAAGATTCTTTAATTGAGCAAAATAACTTGTATACATTATAAAATCACTCTTTCTTTAAATAAATGTAAAAAAGTATCTTTTCCTGCGTCAACTGGGCTCATCTTATATTCTAAGTTATGTTCTTTGTCAAATATAAAAGATATATTTACTAAGCTTTTAAATTTCTTATTAAAGCCTTCTAACTTTTTAGTCCAATGCTTAAATTCGTCATCGCCAATCTCTTTATATTGTCTATCAAGAGCAATAACTACTTCTTGAACGCCAAGAGAAAGCAACAACTGAATTTGATAATTAATTATTGAGCTGCCACAGCACGCACAACTAATATCATTTTCAATTCCATAATAACTAGCATATTGTAATGTGGCTTTCTCCGATTCAAATATAATAGCTTTTTTCATTATCTTTATATTGTCTTTACTATTGTTCAAATTATACAATGAAAAACCAAGAGGATGATTATACATTATGCCATTAAATATTGCGGGTTTATATTTACCATATTGCTCTTCCTCTTGTATTAATGTTCTTTCTCTTATTCCTATAAGATTTCCATTTATATCATAATGCGGGATTACAATACCTTGGTTTGAGGGGTCATAGGCGATTCCCGCATTTTTCATAACATCATATGATATTCCTTCTCTTTCCCAGTTTAAAATATGCGGCTGAGGTAAATTATTTAAAATACTCTTATCAAATATTTTAAATTCAACTATTTGTTTATGTTCATCTATTGTTTTTATTCTTTCATAATTATTGAATACTTCCCAATCTTTTAATCTTTGTTCTTCATCAAAATCTAAATCTTGAGTTTGTATCCCAAAGAAATTTGCTATAAATTTAATAGCTTGCGGCAACGTCACTTTCTTAACCTTTTGAATTAATTGAAACACATCAAATACTTCATCACATTCTGTATAACAACGAAATAAGTTGGTATTTCCATAATAATAAAGTTTATGACTTGAGCCACCGTGACATATTGTACGTGAAACTATCAAATTATTTTTAAGAATAGGTTCTGCTCCTAATTCTGCTAATAAATCATATATTTGCTCTATTGTCAGGTTTTCTTTTATTTCATCTTTATTATAAGAAAATGACATAATTAATTACTACTTTCTACAACTTTTATTTGTGTATCTTCAATAGGAATAAAGTCATAATTATAACCAGTTACAAAGAGTGGGTCAATTCTACAAATTCCTCTGTTACTTTTACACCATATTAAAATATGTTCATATCTACTTCTACGGTTTTTATACACTGAAATCTTTATATCTGGCATCTCAAATCCACCTTTTCTGATTATTGGACCCAGAGCTTCTTTTTCCTCTTCTTCGACTCTAAGCATAATCATTCCCACATCAATTTTATCTCCAAGACTCTTTGCACCTCTCAAAAGATTTTGGTCAAATACTTTAGCTTCGACATAGCCGCCATTTAGCTGAGTTGATGTGATAATAAATACTCCATATTGCATTGCTATATCTTTTAATCTTACTCCTATCATAAATAAGATATTATCTTCTCGCAATCCTTTAACGCCAGTTTTAGAAGATATTTCGCTAAGAATTTTCATAGAAGTGTGAATATAGTCATAACAAATATATTTTACATTTTTAAGTTGAATATTTCTTTTAATGCAATTTTCAATATCTTGCATTGAAAAGTCTGGAAGCATTTCTATATAAAGTGGAGAATCTTGTAGTATCTTTGCCGCATATTTTACTCTTTCATATTCATCATTTTCATATTTACCAGTGAGAATATGTTCTTCATCTACTGCGGAAACAAAAGCTAACATCATTGATTGAATTTCTTTTTTATCTTGTTCTGTTGTTATATAAACTGTTGGTTCTTTTGTACCATTTGATACCCATTTATATTCAGTTAAATCAAATATTGTATCGCAAGCAAAAGTACAAGCATCAGCAATCATTGTACGAGTTTTACCGAGTCCTGTAGCGGCAGACCGCATATATACTTTGGAAAGCCTTGCACCTCTTGTTATAGTATTTATATATTTACCATAAAGAGGAATACCAAATTCAGGCTTGGCTTTAAAATCTTCAATTAATTCAAATATGTCGTCTCCCGCCTGACCAGCATTTTCAATAGAATTATCAACGTATTTACTTCTAACCTAAGAAATTCTACTATCTATTATATCTGCTATTTCTTCAAGAGAATGACTATCTAACCAATCTTCTTGTGCTTGTTTCTTTTTTGTGTCTAATATATTATCTATATCATAAAGCCAAGACAAATTAATTCCAGCTTTTTCGTACATTCTAAACAAAGTCATTTTTTTAACTCTGCCATAGTAATAATCAAATGCGGCGACCTGTGTATTCTCTTCCAACTTCTGAATGTATTCTCTACCTTTATTAGACTGATAAACGCCATATGCTTCTGGTCTTTGCTGTAAATAATCTTCAATTGCTATTATATCTATTTTAGTGACACCTAAATTATGCAAATTATAGATAGTACCAAAAAGAATCTTATGAAATCTTTCTGTAAAATCATCCTCATCAAAAAAATAATGAGAATTATCTAATACTGAATTATTTAAATAAACTCCGCCAATTAACTGTACAATAGCAGGAATATCAATATATTTTTCTTTAGCCATTATTAATCCTCCATACTATCAATATTAAACATTTTAGGTTTTTTAGTTTCTGCGTGCGGCGATGGAATAATGATGCTTCTTATCGTTGACTTAAAGTAGTTTACATCTTTATCTTCGTTTGCCTTTTGTGCTAAGAATATATTATAATAATAGTTGTATGATTCCTAATAAATATATGGTACAATACCTATGCCGTGATTTGCTTCTTCTTTTGAATTGCCTTTTATTTCATAAAACCATATTAAGCTTTTTAATATTCCACTATATGTATAGTTATATTCTTTTCTGTAAGTTTCTATTTGTTTTCTAACTCTTGGGCTTATATAATCATCGTCAAATAGCTTCATTATATATTGTTCAAGTGCTACTAAATCTGGGTCTTTTTGAGAAGCCATTTCAACTAATTCTCCTTCTGGATAACAAGCTTGATGAGCATATCTCCTTGCCCCACATTTTACGCCTTGTTCAGAATTTAAATCAAACTCTTTTCCGCATATTTTACATTTAACTATATGCTTTGCCGCCATCTTATAACACCTTTTTCTTTATTATATATTTATTATAACATATTTTATTAAAAAAATCAAGAGAAAGATAATTCTTCCTCTTGACTCTTAACTCTTTATTACTGAGCACTTACTTTAGATTTTTCTTCAAGTTCTTCGAGGTCAGAAACTATCAAACTAAGCATCTCAACTTGGTCACGGGAGCAGCCGCTAACTTTCTTTCCTTTACCAAGGTATTTATCTGTAATTTGTGTAATTCGTGGAGCGTAATATGAATTGAATTCTTCTTCTGAATGTGTATTAACAATATTGCTAAGAATAGAATTAAATTTGTTTAATAGTTCATCAAAATCAAGAACTGTAATGTTTGGAGCTTTTTCTCTTTCATCTGTTACATAAGCATTATTTGTAAGTTTAGCTTCTTCATCTATTGCATCATTTAATGCCTTAACAAGTGAATCATAGCTTGAATCAATTTCTGGGGCAATATATTTAAATCTACCGCCTGCCGCAATTGAACCATCCAGTGAACGTAAAGTCATTTTTACTTTTGACTGTCCATCTTCATATACTGGATGCATATATCCATACAGGTCAGCCATATTCTCTATAATACTATTATACGTAGTAGTTACAGAAGGCTTAATCTGTGTATATTCTGTACCATCCTGTCTTTTGAAAGTACCTTCTTTAGAATGTGAAATAAAATATACTGCATACCCAAGCTGCGTCATAGTACGGAAAACTTCTTCAAATTCCTTTTTAAGTTTGTTCCATCCCTGTCCATAAGGAATCTGTGAAATGGAATCAACTTCTGCTTGAGCACATACATATTTTTCGCAATAAACCGCTGCGATATCTACTGTATCAATGATAATTGTAGCAAACTTTTCTTTAACTTCGGGTTTCTTGAGTTCTCTTAAAACATCTCTAATATCTCTCCAAGAAGTTATATCCTACGCAATAATTCCCGGTATTGCATTATATCCCTTCTCACAAGCTAGGAGAAGAGGGCTTGGCATCTGAGAGCCAAGCGTTGTCTTTCCTACCTTTGGAGGACCGTACACATAAGTTATGTAGCCGCTTAAATCACGGGATACTTTATGAGGCTCAAGAGCCATAAGATTAATTCCCATTTATTTGTCCTCCTATCTTAATTAGAAATTAAATTCGCTTGTTGCTTTAGGGGCAATTGCCTTTGCTGGAGCAGGTGCTACCGTTTCGCCCTTAGAAGCATTGTATTCTTCATTTCTCTTCTTGATTTCCGCAAGAACAAGCTCTCTGTCCTGCTGAGCCTTTGTAAGTTCATCTGTTGTAAGAACTCCCTCTTCACCAAACTCATAAGGAACTGCCGCTCTACCTGAGATTACCCAATCTCTAACATTTCTTTCCTGAGTATCTACATAAGCTTCGCCCCAATCAGAAGCATCAACTTCCTTAGTAATTGTAACTGTTGTATTTACATTTTTACCCCATACCTTAATGAAATAAGGATTAGAAGAAGAAACATCAAGACTTTCAAAATCTTCAATACCCTTTTCATTAGTTACTTTAAGAGTAATAGGAAGAATTGCATTTCTAAAGTTAAAGATTACACCACGAAGATTAAGATAATCCTTATCAATATTCTTCTCGGGGTCTGCTTCAACTCTTGTTGCCTTTGTGATAAGCATATCAACAATAAACTTATTTCTCTTATTTTCCTTTTCCTCAGAAAGAGAATTAATAATATTAATGAAACCGCCTTCATTAATCATCTGAGAAACAATCTGATTGTCTCTTGAAGAATAAAATTCGTTAAGACCAATAGCGGTTGTTGCCTTTATTTTCATTGCTTCGTCCTTACCATTCTCTACCCAAGTAGGACCATCCATAATCTTTGAAAGTGCAGTGAATGTTCTATTTTCGCTACCTGCATTAGTTGTAGCAGTTACATAAGTATAATGAACCTGTACTACATTAAGTCCTGCATCATCAGTTGCAATATCAAGAGTACCAGAAATAAATTCCTTACCAAAATTTTTAGAAGACTGATTTGATACTGTCTTCTTTACAAGCTTGTGCTGAAAAACTCTACCTTCATAAGTTGCTTCATTTACCATTTTCTTCATAAATAATTTTCTCCTTAAATTTTTTTTAAAAAATCAAAAACACTATATAAATATTATAACATAAAATTTTTATTGTTTCAACTCAATGCTTTTTCTACTCCAAAATCTGTAATACTATAAGTAACTGGTGCGGTGGTTGCATCTTTCTTCACATATCCAGATTCAATAAGCTTTCTCATAGCACCAGATACTGCTCTACCAGTCATTGTAATTCCATCTCCAATGTCAATAGCTTTAAATACATTACTGAAATTGTCTTTGTTCTCCGCCATATACTTTAAAACTTTTGTTCCATTTTCTGTAAGCTTTTCAGTACCAACTTTATGCTTTATAGATTCAAAATAAGAGTAAGCTTCATCAGAAAGGTTCTTTCCGCTTTCTGTTATCAGGTTTTCTACTTCTTCAATAAACTTATCTTTGTTAGTCATATTAAATTACCTCTTTTTTTATTTTCTATAATAATTATATCATTATTTTTTATAAAATTCAATAATTATTCTAAAAACAAAAGTTCATTAGCATAAGGAAGTAATTCTACCCAATCCATAAAGCTTTCGCTCCATTCAGTGAGTTTATGATTTTTTCTTTGTTTAACCATAGAATATATATTTTCATAGTTCATAGTTACAGTACGAGTTTGAAGCCAAGATTCCGGAAGCCATCTTATTAATTCTTTCCAATATTTTTTATCTTTAGTTTTAAGATATTCAAGACGAAGTCTTTCTAAAAAACTAATATAAGATGTTATAGAAAAATCAACAGAATTAGATTCTTCTATATATCCTAAATAGAGACATTTTCCTGTATAATCATCTGTTTCAAAGCAATCAATAGTAATGGGAGTAGTTGCAAGTTTGTGCATTGTAGAAGTTGAGTTTGTTGTTACCCCAACGCGATAGGTATCAGCTTCCTTCCACCAATACAATGGGGCGGTAATATCGACAGAAACTTGTATCTGCCGCATGAATTTACGATGTTCTCCGCCAGCTTTTATAAGTCTTTGCATAAGCCGCATATCATGCGGCCCAATATATACAAACTATTCTATATTATTATCAAAATCAAATCCAACTTCATTATTATAAGAAAGCCAAGATTCATAATCTGATATAGATTTTTCTTTAAAGTTTTTAATATTTTCTCTTAATGATTCATTATAAGTAAACCAAGCTTCTGCTGCATCTTTTAATCTATAATTAACTGCTTTAGTATCATAATTATTATCTATAAATCCAAATCTGCTATCAGAGCGGGACCAGCTTTCAAGCGGATTCCGCATACCTCTTATTGCTCCCTCAAACCCAGATACAAGAGTTCTTTCAAATTTCATTTACTATTCACACCTTTCAAAGTATTATAACCAAATTCTTTTGCCTAATATAATTCTATATAAAACATTTCTTTTTCATTTAATTCGTCTTTACTGCACTCTTCCAAAAGTTCCCAAGAGAAATTCTATATGCCATCTTCCTGTATAGCTTGATAAAGTTTATTGCCGGGCGGCGTGTCTATACCCAAGCCGCACTTTGCGTGATTTTTAAAACGAGTACTTATATCAACACTCTAACCTATATAGCATTTATTATTTAACTAATTAGTAATTTTATATATACCAGTTACTTCTTTAGTTCCTAAAATATTATTACATAATGTATTCATTGGCTTTTGAAAATAAGTAGACCAAATTAACATACTTAGAATTCTTGGCTTATTTAATTGCTTCTTAACTCTTTCTAATACTTGAATATCATTCTAATCCTCAATAGATAAAGGTAAGCAATAAAAACTTTTATTATCTTTTATTTCCTAAGCCCTAGTTTGTGCGGCGGTTGCTGCATTAAGTGTATCCTATATCTTCCGTAGTTTATTCTCTGCCGCAGATATCTATTCATTTATTTTCGCAACACTATAATCATAATTATCCTTTATATCCTAATAATCTTGTTCACATTTTTCTTTAAATTCTTGTTTCTTTTGCTCTCTCTATATTGTTAATTCTTCAATTGCCGCATTAAGCTATTCTTGTCTTTCTTCTATTTCTTGATTTAAATTTTCTTTTTTATGTTCTAATATATCAATATCTATTTCTAATTTACTATATATTTCTCTCTGCTTTTTTCGTTGTTTTAAAAACAAATAAGTATATATACCATATGTAACAGTAAATACCAATATATCAACTATTATTATTGTTATTAAAAAATTACTCATACATTTATTCCTCTAAGAAAAAGGGAATAGATTATGTAACCTATTCCCTAAAATCTATATTAAGTAACAGCTATTACTCGTCCTTTGCGGGAACGTCTTCTGCATCAGGATCGAAAGACTTACCAGCTTCTGTAAGTCTAATAAACTTTACAGCCTTATGAGAACCATCATCAAGTTCAATCTCAGCTGGGATTCTCTCCATCAAGCCCTTCTTCTAAAAAGCAGAAGTAACAATACCATTTACACTTCTTACCTCAAGACCTGTAGCCTCAGAAATATCTGTTGCTGTGATGTTCTTACCATCCATATCCTTTACATAATTAAATACTGTCTTTGCATTATCCTTAAGCATAATAAATAATTTCTCCTTTTAATTTTATATAATTTGTTTTTATTTTAAAAGATGTAATTTTTTCATCTTTTTTATTACATATATATTATATCAAATATTTTTTATTTTGTCAATATAATTGCTTTGTATATAATCATCTAATTCAAGCATATCCGCCATACTATAGTTTCCTACTATACTAGCAATATTTCTTTCAATCTTGTCTTTTTCCTCTTGTGAAGCAGATATTGAATATTTATATTCAAGTTCCGCTATTCTTTCAGCAACTACTTTAAGCTTTTTATTGTTCATTTATTAACCTTTCTGTATATATATTATATCAAAAATTTTTCAATTAATCAAATTGGGAAACATATTAGCAAATTCGCTTTCAGTAATTATAGGAACGCCAAGTCGCTGAGCTGTTACGTTTTTTGATGAAGTGCTATTAATATCATTATTAATTAAGTAGTCCGTTTTTGAAGACACAGAGCCAGTAACTTTACCACCTGCCGCTTCAATTCTATTTTTTAACTCTTCTCTTTTGATACTTACAAGTTTGCCTGTAACACAAAAGGTATAATCAGTTAAATCAATTGCGGGTGTGGGTTCCTGAGTGCCTTCATTATAATCAAGTATTAAATAGTTTTTTACAATATCATCTAATTCTGTGTAGTTATATGTAGTTAAACTTTTGTTCATCTCATATCCAAAATTGGGCAAATGTGTGAAATCCTTTGCTTCTCTAAATGCTTCATAAGTTTTAAAATAATTTGCTAAATCTTTTGCTACTGACTTACCAATAAGGGGGATACCTGCCGCAGATATTACTTTGTCTAATGTTGTATGTCTTGCTGCTTCTATTGAATCCAAAATCTTATTTACAGATTTTTCTCCAAATCCTGCTTTTGAAATCCATTCAACTTTAAAGGTAGAAAGACTAAATACTTCTTTTATATTTCCAATGTATCCCCAATCAATAAGCTTTTCAAATGTTGCCTTTGATAAACCTTTTACATCAAGTCCGCTCTTTCCAAAGAAATGGTCGAGTATATTGATAAATTTTCCATCGCAATGAGGATTTATACAGTATAATACTTCGCTATCATTATCTTGCGTTATCTCTGTTTCTTTTCTGCAAATTGGACAAAAATGAGGAATAGTAAATCTTTTTGCACAACAATCATACTTATGAAAAGCACTGCTTATTTGAGGTATTATTTGATTTGATTTATAAACCGTTACTGCAAGTGCATCATTCCATTCTTCGGGATATATATTTTTCATAACACTAATGTTATGGAGACTCGCTCTCTGTACAATTGTGCCATCAATTTCAACAGGCTCAAATATAGCTACTGGAGTAAGAATACCTGTTCTTCCCATGCTCCATTCTATGTCTAACAAACGAGTTTCATATTCTTCATCATAAAATTTGTAAGCAATTCCGCCACGGCTATGATGATTTGTTTCACCCAAAGATTTGTAATATTCACAATCATTATACTTAATTACAATTCCATCTATTGGATAAGAAAGTTCTTTGCAAGTATCTGTAATATGAGTAATTATGTTATCAATAGTATCAATATCTTTAAGATAAATAAATGGTACAGTTACAAAATTTAATGCGTATAAATACATCAATTTGTTTGATAAAGTTTGTTCTACATCATTTGGTATATTAGTTATTAAATCCCAAGCTACAAAAGTAAGATTTCTATTAGCACATTCTTTAGAATCAAGCAGTCTAATAGAACCAGATGCAAAATTACGAGGATGTTTATACTGGGAAGAAAAAGGTTCAAAATTTTTATAAGTACAAATTATTTCACCATCTACAATAGTTTTTTCTTTGTTGCTAATAGTTTTAGGAATAGAAGGTATAATCATGGCATTATGTGTAATATCTTCTCCCACTTCTCCATTACCACGAGTTTCCGCTCTTACTAACTTTCCATTCTGATACAAAAGACTACAAGTTAAACCGTCCATTTTAGCCATGAAAATAACATCTTTATGATTTATAAACTTGCTTAAATCCTCTATATTTTTTGTCTTGTCGAGTGAGAGCATCTTATGACCATGTTTTACTTTTGTAAGTTCGTTTACAACAGTATAAGAAATTTTTTGAGTGGGGGAATTTGGTAAGGCGATTCCTGTACTCTCTTCTAATTCTTTCAATTCAAAATATTTTTCATCATATTCTTTATCTGAAATTATAGGAGTACCTTTATCATATAGTTCTGTATAATTGTTAAGTTCATTAATAAGTTGTTTCATTTTTTCTTCCATAATAATCAATCCCTTTCCATAAAACCTTTTCCATCAACGCTTAGCATACGAAAACCATTACATTTATTAAACTCTTCTTCTAATTCAGAAATAGGCTTGCGATTAGAAGAAATAAATTCTGTTTGCTTATTCTTATTTTTCTTAACTTTAAAATATTTTCTACCTTTTTCTGTAAGAGAAACATATTTTATTTCATTATAAGTTGTTATTCCATTCTTAACATCTTTACCAATTTCTATATAATCTGTATTTCTTATAATAAAATTCTTTTCATATTGCATATAGTCTAATACTGTATTTATTTCTCTTTTTTCTTTTCCAGTAATTAACATTAAATCAGTTACAATAACATTTTCTTTTCCATCCTTAGCTTTAAGGTATTCGCCAATCTGTATAGCTAATTTATCCATATCAATCAATCCCTTTCTTTATTTTCTATAATTATTATATCATAATTTTTTTAAAAAATAAAGAGGGAATTTATCCCTCCTTATTAAATTGTTATATCTTAGTGATTGATAATACTTTGCTATCTTTAATCATTTTAACGCCAATACTAACTCTTCCAAGAGATGGAATTTCTTTTGCGGCGACGCAGGTTGAATTTGGCTGTCCAGTAATGATTATATGGTCTTCCGCATCTACAGTTGCCGCACCTATAAGATTGCCTGTTGATTCAGAAGCCTTATACGTTAATAATCCTCTTCCCGCCCTTTGCTGAATTGGGAACTCACTTAATGCTGTTTTCTTTGCTATACCATTATCTGTAAATGTTGCTAAATCATCACTTTCTTTATGGATAGGAATACCTATAAGGACTTCATCATTATCAACTAAGCCTATTGCCTTTACTCCAAGAGCAGCTCTACCAACAGGTGCAATGCCTTTAGTTTCAAATCTAATAGCGTATCCCTTTTTACTTACAACAATCATTTGTTCATCATCTATGAAAGTTACATTTGCTAAACTATCTCCTGATGATAATTTAAGGGCGGTAATACCTTTTCCCATTTTACCATTACCATATTCTTCAATAGCTGTTTTCTTAATCATTCCATTTTTGGTTATAAATACTACATACTTAGCTTTAGAGTTTCTATAAAGCGATGTTGCCGCAATTACTTTTTCATTTTCCGCAAAATCTATTAAATTATATATTGAAACGCCTTTTGTATCGTCTGGTATATCATTTACTGAATATCTATACATCTTACCTTTGTCCGTAAACAGTGTTAATGTGTCAATAGTATTAGTAGAAATTGTTGATATAATTGTATCCTCTTTTGTCTTAATGCCCTTTGAATTTCTCTTGCTAATTTTAAAGGATACTAAAGGAACTCTCTTAATATTTCCTGATTCTTCAAGTATTACTACTACCTTTGCTGGTTCAGGTAGTTCTTCCTCTTCCTTCTCTTTTTCAATCGTGATTACTTTTGTACGTCTTTCATCGCCATACTTATTAGCTACGTCTTCCCAACCTTGAATGAGTACATTATTAAGAGCGGATTCACTTGATAAAATAGCTTCAATCCTTTTAGCTTCTTTATCTAACTCTTCCTTTTCCTTAATAAGCTTTTCAGTTTCCAGATGAGCCAATCTTGAAAGTTTCATATTTAAGATAGCATCTACTTGGGGTCTATCCAATTTAAATTTATTCTGTAATGCTATCTTAGCTTCTGTTGTTGAAACTGATTCTTTAATAATCTTAACAACAGCATCAATATTATTCAAACAAATCAAAAGACCATCAAGAATATGGATTCTCTCTTTAATTTTGTTTAAATCAAATTCAAATCCTTTTCTATATACGCTCTTTTCGTGATTAATGTGGGCTTGGAGGGCTTCCCGCCATCCATATACTTTAGGGAATCTACCATTATCAAGCATTGTCATATTAATGCCATAATAATACTGCAATGAAGTATTCTTATATAAGAAGCTAATTACTTTGTTTATTTTTGCGTTAGGTGTTAAATATATTTCAATAAGCGGCTGCTCACCTGTTAAATCTATAAATTTGTCTATATCAGGACAAGAGCCATCTTCAATTATCGCTTCAAGTTCTTCGCATATTGTGTTTGTATATACTCCATATGGTATTTCTGTAATTTTTAATGTATGTTCGCCTTTATCATAATCTATTTTTGCTCTAAGTGCACAGGCAGCACCAGTACCTTTCTTCAAGGATTCCTTTACCTCAGGTTCGTTTATTAGGAATCCGCCTGTTGCAAAATCTGGAATACAATAAATATCATTAAAATCACAATCTGGATGCTTAAGTAATGTTGCTAATGCATTATTAACTTCACGTAAATTAAACTGAGGTATAGAACTACTTACACCAATGCCTATACCCAGTGTACCATTTACAATGTTATAGAAGCCTTTTGATGGGAGAACTGATGGATACTTTTCAGTATCATCATAATTATCACGCCATTCATCTATTGTATTTTTATTTACATCCTCAAATAGCTGAGTTGATACTTCTGACAATCTTGAAGAAGTATATCTTGGAGCACCCCAGTTACCAGTTTCAATAAGGTTTCCCGCATTACCTTCAATCTCCATAAGGGGGTAACGCATGGCAAAGGGCTGCCCAGCCCTCATTATTACGCCTTCTGCGGAAGCATCTCCGTGGATGTATAACCGAGCTATCGCGCCTATCGCCTTCAACGTCTTTTTGAAAGGTTTAGATGGAAGAAAATTGTCTGTATACAAGCAATAGAAAATTTGTCTTGCGGAAGGCTTCAAACAATCTCTTACATCAAGCAATGCTCTTGACTGGAGAACTGCACCACTATATTGTATAAAGCTTTCTTCAATGACATCTTTTAAATCTACATTTGCCATTTACAATATTCCTTTCTTTTTTATTATATATTAATTATATCATAATTTTTAAAGTAAATAAAGATTATTCTTTTATTTCACTAAAATCAACATTATTAAAGATAAAATCTTTTCTAAAGTCAACTTCTTCGCCCATTAAATAATCCAATAATTCAATAGCTTCTTGCGAGTAAACTAAAGTATCCATTCTCTGAAATTCAGGAGTGAACATTGACCTTCTCGCTTGCTCTGGTGACAGGGCGCCTACGTATTATTTCTTTATTTCTAAAGATACTGACCATTTCTTCTCTTTATTAAAAGAGGATGCCGTTTCCCCATTTAATTGACTTCGTTTCCTAAAATCAAACTACGTATCAATAGTAGCGGTACTTCCCAACAACGGGAATGGTCGATACAGGTTAATTCAATTCTATCCAATGAGCTATTTCATTTGTATTTGGAATTTTTCCAGCCGCTCCATCGCTAGCTAAATGATTTGATAAAGTTGTTGCTCCACATTTTGCCCATCTTGCCGCAGCAGATATGGAGTTAAAGGTTAATTGAGTTTCAATATTTTTAACTTTTCTACCTTGATTTGAAGAATTTGTTGGCTTAAAATTAGGATTTAATAAATACTTTTTTACTGTATTATTATCGTGATGGTATTTTTTAGCTATAGCATTAATAGTCATTCCAGATTTATAATCATTTAACATTAAATTTACTTCTTCTTTTGAATATCCTCTTTGTTCATTATTTATTCCTACAAAATTAGAGGGTATAGATTGATTTTTATGTTTTTCTTTATTTTCTTTATTATATACATCACTATGAACGCCAATCCATGTTTCATTATTCCATACTTTTATTAAACTTCTTTCGCTAAATCCTTTTTCAATATAAGGTGCTATTGCTTTACTCCTAAGAGTTCCTTTTGCATATTCTTCACGAATATCCCATACTTCTTTTTCTGATAAGAGTGCTCTAGGATGGTCTTCTCCTCTAAGGGATTTTCCTCCAATAGTTCTATTATATCCTTCTTCAAAAGAATTGTAAAAAGAAATCCAATATTTCTCTTTTTCATCAAGCTTTTCTACTTCACATAATTCAACAATAGAAAAATTAAAATTGTTTATTCCATATTTATTAATTGCATAATCTACACCGCAGCCATTCCTTGAATCTAAATTATTAGAATCGTATATATGCTATTTATATCTTCTTTCAATATCTAAACTTTGTCCAATGTAGATATGACCATTAATTTTGTTCTCAAATTTATAAATTCCAATACTCATTGAATAAAATCTCCTTCTTCCCACGAGATTATCGTGTTTTTATTTTCTATTATATAAAAATTTTATTAAAATTAGGTTAACCTAAATTAACCAAGATTTTTTAATAGAAAATAAAAATTTAGACTACCTCGTTAGCTAAAAGATTTTATTCTTTTAACCCCGCCGATAAGCGGAAAAACATCTGAGGGCCAGACTATCTCTTACCCTTTATTTCTTTGCACCTCACCAGTTATTGAACTTCTTGCTGCATTCATTTCTTCATCTGTGAAATAATAACTTTCTTTCTTACCATTTTTTACTATATAAAGTGGTGAGCGGAGCCAGCATAATCTGCCCTCTTCCAAGAATTGAGGAGCTAAATACCGTAGAACTGACATCACCAGTAACCCAATGTGATACGTTTTATCTAATATTTCTATTAGCACTGACTAACTTTTACTTTCTCTTTATGAGAAAGGAAACCATTTCGGCATTTAAAGCAATTCGTTTCCTAAAATGCTGCTGCGTATCAATAGCAGCCCTACTTCCCTGCCCATAAGACTTAGGGAATAGTCGATACAGCTTCAATTATTCTTTATATATTAAACAGATATAAAGAATAAAAGTTTGCCACGGGATTACCATGCTATTTTAGTTTAGGCTTCCCCGTTAGCAATATCTCTTAGATATTACCCGCCTTGATGTTAGGCGAAAAGTTTTTCATCGGCCATCATTATTCTTTGACCGTCACTATCTGCATCTGTGCAGATGCCAATTTTCCCGTATCGAAGCTTCTTACTATCATACTTACCGGGCACTATATTCATAGCTTTTAAAAGAAGCGTAATCTCTTCATTTTGTGCAATTTTTTCATCATTATTACGGATACAATTAAGCATTTTACCTCTTACTGCCAAGATACCGTACTTCTTATAATCTCTTGCATTAGCGATGCCTCCTGCAGCCGAATTTCCCTCTACAATCAAGAGTACAGAATCTTTGCCTAAGTTCTTCGCATCTTTTAATTTATCTGAATTAAAAACCTTCTTATGTTGATTTCTTTCAATTTCTTTACCGGTTTCAAGAATTTGCTTTCTTGCCCGGTCTGCGGCATCTTCCGCTTTCTGAACCTTGTTAAGCATTTCAACAATAGCATTAAAATCTGGTGTCTTTGAAAACATTGTCAAACCATCTTTAAATGCTTGTGAAGCTAAAGTTCTCAAATTAGGATTGTTAATTTTTGATTTAGTCTGATTTGCAAATGAAGGATTTTTAACCTTACAATTAATTGCATATACAAGACCTTTTCTTATCAACTCTGGGTCAAATTCCTTACCGCTTAGCTTCTTAAACTGAGTTGTGATGGCGGTTTTAGCTCCCGTTATAGGGCTTCCACCCTCGACACAAAAGAGCCCGTTGACAAAAACATAAGACTGCGAAATATCGCTTGACCAAATAAATGCTATTTCAATTTCATCTTCTTCATCTTTAGCCGTACAAATAATGGGCTTCTTCATTAAAGGCTTTTTAACTTTGTCTTTAATAAAGTCTGCAATGCCATTCTCAGAATAATAATGTTTCTTTTCATTTGTTTCTTCATTAGTTACATAGAAATTAACCTTTTTATTAAAGAAACTTGAATTTTCTACTTCCTTACAAATTCTATCAAAAGAATACTGAATTTCTTCAAGTGAAAAAACCTTTTTATCTGGCGTGAATCGTACATATGTACCATTTATATGGTCGGTCTTTTCTTCCTTATAAGAGGTATTTACTCCTTCTACAAATTCCGCAGTTGCCATTTTGCCATCTTTATAACTAACAACAGTAAACTTAGAAGAGGTTGCACAAACTGCACTGCCGCCGCAACCATTCATACCTGCACTATTGGAATAATTCTTATGATTAAACTTGCCGCCAACGTGAAGTTTAGTATAAACTGAAACTAAGACATTTTCGCCATCTTCTCTTATGCCAAATGGAACGCCTCTACCTTCATCAAGAACACTTACTTCATTTGTTTTTTCATTTACTGTAACATAAATATTAGTACCATAACCTTCAAGACTTTCATCTGTTGAGTTATTAAGGATTTCTTTGAACGCTTGATATGTACCTTCAATATCATTACTTCCAAGATACATTTGCGGACGTAGCCTAAATCCTTCCAAGGTCGTTAAAGATTCAATTGAATTAATATCATATCTTTCCATTAATCTTTATTTCCTTTCTTATTTTTCTTATATAATAATTATAACATATCTTTTAATATTTTTCAATTAAAAGATATGTTATTCAATGTTATATTAATTTTTTTCATTCTTGATTTCAATATCTATATTATTTGGTATAAAAACTACTTTACAATTTAAATCTCTACGAACAATATCAAACATATGTTGAAGTTCTTGTGGAGTATAATCAAAGTAATTAAAATGAAATATAACTATATCATCTTCTCTTAATTCTTTTAAATCAATATTATTATTTTCTTTAATATCTAATATATATTTATTAATATTATCTTTATTTATAAGCATCTTTATACCTCTGACCTTTCTTTGCCTTAATTTCAAATCCCTTTATAATTATAACAAAAAATTTTTTTGAAGTCAAATGATTTCTTCCTTAAAGGAAAAAGAAAAAGGCAAGTATATAAATTCTATATACTTGCCTATATATTAAACTTTTTCAGTGTAATTTAATGAAATCCAGCCTATACCAGATTTTAATTTACCCCAGCCATTCTTCTCTTCTACTATTGTATAAATCTCACCTTTTTTAATCTATGCAGTAACCTTATATGTAGTTGCCGCACCCGCTCTTACATTTAAAACATTAGCAGTAACTTTTACTTTATATTCTGTACTTGTAGTTGTACTTACTGTTTTACCAATAGTGCAATAGTTTTTGTTTTCTAAATAAATCCAATAACCATTAGATTTAAGTTTTCCCCATCCATTAGATACCTGTGTAATTGTAAATGTACCTTTACCAGTCTATCCTTTAATTGTACCTGACATAGAAGGTTGACTTCTATAATTTAAATCTGATACAATTACGCTAACTGTAAATGGAACTGCGGGAAAACTGGTATTGGAAGTATTGGTCGAGGTACTAGAAGTAGTAGACGTAGTTGCCGCACTTGTATATGTTACCGTTGGCACGCTAGCTGCTTTTATTTTTGCTATAAAATTATACCAATTACTAAGTCTACTTTCATTTACTGTCCAAGGATTAGGACATATCTTACCAGTTACCTAGTGATGCATTATAACATGATTTATATCAATACTATATTGTTTCATTAAATATCTAATCAATAATATTGACAATTCTATTTCCGCATCTGTAAAATACCAATCTGTATCAGTAGCCTATAAAGAACTTTTATTAGTTTTATTGCTACATACTTCAACATTTATGCAGTTGCTATTGGTGCATTTGCCATAATACTAACCGCCAAGAGAAGTTGTCATTGTGGTATATTTAGCTCCTCCAACTCCCCAAGTGTATCTATTTTTAATATCTTGATTATACTATACAATAGTTTCATCGTCAACAGTAAAATCAGAGGAAGCAACCATATTAGTTGCATAGCCATTAGCAAGGCTTTCTGCACTTCCTTTTTTAGAACTTGTTCCAGCGGTATAATGAAATACAATCCACTCAATTTTTCTATTAGCTAATGGAGTTGTATTTCTCGTATTAAATTTCTATATAATCTTAATTGAATCTGCCATTTCTTTACCTCCATTTACATTTACTCTTGAATATTTATCATATATTTCTTGAGCATATGTACTTCTTTTTATCTGAACAGCAATACTCTAATCTTTTGGGTTTTCAAATTCTGTTAGTACTATATTAGAAGTAGTAAAAATAGTAGAAGCATTTTTTAAACTATTTAATACTTTGGGAAATGATTCTTGTAATTCTTTGTATAAAAATTCCATTTGCATTTCTAAATCGCCTATTGATTTATTTTTTGAAATAGCATAATCTAATAAAGCCTATTTGCGTGTATGATAAGTCCATTGTGCCAACCCATACCCCGCCCCATCATTAGTGAAGTTTGTATAACTTTTGTTATCAACGTGTTTAGTGTATTCTTCACTTGTTAAAGACAATTTAGAAACAAAAGAGGTCTGCAATATATTTGATTGCAGACCTGATTCAGCTTTTAAGTTACCCATTAATGCAGCAACACCAAAATCATTATTAATTTTTTGTTTGAAATAATCCCAAATTTGCTATTCATTAACTAAGCTATTGTTAGCCATTTTTAATTCACCTTTTAATTAGATGAAACATAATCCTGTAAAGCAGAATTTTGTTCCAATTGGGCTTTAAATTTTGTCAATGCGTTATCAACAAGAGAGCTAAATGTGTCGAAGGAAATGAACTTCGCAACAGCCGGGAATTTGGTCATAAAAAGGTCATATACATATCTAAGTTTAATCTAACCAGTACCTGAACCTAATTGTTTCTCTGCCTCTGTTACTGCATATAAAAGCCATTCCTCTACCTTATTAAGCTGTTCCTTTGAAGGAAGTTTAACAAAATAAAAAATTGCGGCACCTGCTACTGCGCCGACAGCCAACGCCGCAACTAAAATAAACCAATAACTAGCTAAAAATTCTATCATATTTCATTCTCCTTATCCTTTAGGTTCTTCATCATTATCTTCTATATATTGCTACATAGCTTGGTCATATATGATTCCGCCCTAGCAATTTTCTCTTACAGCTTTGAGTGAATATATAGCAAATCCTATTACCTCTCCAACTATTGCACCTATTAAGGTAACCAAAGGGGTAAAATCAACTGCTAATCCAGTAGCTGCCGCCAATGTGAAGCTTTTTAAAGTTACGAATATTGTAAATAATTCAATAATTGTACAATTAATGAATAAAAACAATATTAATTTTTTTGAAGTAGACATTTTATTAGATTTTGCAAATTCCTACTTCTCTTGTTTAATTTTACTTTCTCTTTGTAAAAGGTCTTTTTCAATTTGCCATTCTTGTTCTTTACGCTCAATTCTTTTAACTGCTTTTGTGCGTTTATGTTCCCAAGACAAATAAATCAGTCCTTTCTATATATAATAAAAGGAAGCTTATTAATTTAAGCTTCCTTATTTTCACATATAATCTGCAATAGATGCAATTTCAGAACGATAAATATATTTTAAATCTACTTGACCAAATATTTTTGAACCTTTGAATACTTCTGACATTCTAGCCATACCATTATTATCATTAGCATAAATTTCCATATCGGTTTGCTCTTCTCTATCACCATCTACTATTGTGATACAATCTTCGCCTATTCTTTGAAGTATCATTCTCAAAAGTACAATATCAAGATTTTGACTTTCCATAATATATACACCAGAATGTGCGGGAACCTCGTAGCCGCGTGAATCTCCAGCTGGCATAAGAACCAATGAACCTTGATTTACCAATCTTTCAACTTCTGTAATATCACCAAGCTTACTTGACAGTACGGCTCCAACTTGCGTCGATAGTAGCTTCTCCAACACGGTTCCCGGATAAAATCCGAGCTTTGCGGCATTTTTAGCGACAACTGGATTGCAGAAAATAACTATTCTATCTATTTCACCTTTTTCAAGCAAGTAGAATAAATAGCCGAGTGACATGAATGTTTTACCTGAGCCCGCAGGTCCGCCTACTAATGTTACTTTATTTGTATTAAAGCTATCCAAAAGACATTCTTGGTAAACATCTTTAGGTACAATTTTACCAAACATTTTAGAATTAAATTTTGTATATGGTACTTTTATAAGTTGATTGTCTGAATATTTATAATGGTCAAATATATTTCCAAATTCATCTGCAATTATTAAATATTCATTATTCAAGAGTTTATATTTGTTTTCTTCATATCCATTAGCATAGAATTCGGCAGCCTCTTCCTGTGATAGCCGCATTTCTTTATATCCGTGATATTCTTCTATTTTCTTTTCAGGATATAATACATTTATATTATAGTTTTTTGCTATCATATAGCAAGCTAAATCTTTTGTTACAAAAGTTATATCTTTTTTATCTAAGTTTAATATTGAACTAATAATCAATTCATCATTATTATGATTTAATTCATTAGAATCTACAGCAAATGGACTTGCTATATGAAGTCTATTTTCATTGTTTTTTAAAAAATGCAACGCTTTTCTTGCTTTTTCTTTTGTACTTTCGTCTTTATTAAAAGAAGTTTTGATATGCTCTAATTCTTGTAATGTGATAATACTAACATAAAATTCATTATTTTCAACAATAGATTCTACATTATTATCAAGCAAAATATTTGTATCAAGAAAAAATTTACTCAAATTTTTATCTCCTTTGCTTAGAAATTATTTCTTAATATAAATGATAAATTAAGTAATAATTTTATTAATATTTGCCCTATCTCTACATTCCTTAATTTCTTTAATAATATCTTCTGCGGCAACAGGTGTATTGTTGTGTGAATCTACTCCTACATGATATTGAGTATAATTATCATTTATAAAGTTAGTAGTTTGATGAGTATGCCCATGAAGATTCAACACTAAATAAGATAGAGGCTTATTTGCATCATAATCAAAATTAATTGTATTAGTAGGATAGTGAGAAAGCCAAAAATTGTATTTGTCAATTTTTATTCTATCTGCATATTTTACATCTATTATATTATGTACAATTTCATAAATTCTAATGCGGGCATCAGTATCGTGGTTGCCAATGATGACGATAATTTTACCATTAAGCCTATATAAATATCTCATTCCCGCAAGTTTATCACCAAGCATTATATCGCCTAAAGCATAAACTATATCAGTCTTTTTTACTACTTTATTCCAATTTTCAATTAAGGCTTCATTCATTTCTTCTACTGAATTATATCCTCTTGCTTTATAAATAAAATCTTTATTATGGTTTAAATGTAAATCACTTGTAAACCAGATATCTGACATCTTAATCCTCCTTCGCTTTCCATACTATATCAAACCCTTCTTCTTTTGTAGGCTTTTCTAAAGAAAAATACATACGTTTTACAATAGACTTAGGTACAAATTCTCTTCCTGTTCTTTTATTGTTTCTATATAAGCAAGTTTCAAGAGAAGTATCAAAATAAATTGCGGAAAGGGATACCAGCATTATTCCATTTTCTAAATGTTCAGAATTGTAGTTTAATAAAGCTTTTAATGTTTTTCTTCTTGATTTTTTATTTAAATTAGTGGCATCTACAAATACATCATATCCATCAAGTAATGCTTCATAAATCTGCTTAATAAATTCCTTAAATACTGCATCTTCCTTATTAAAGTAATCATCATTTTTGTCAAGCATTGAAAATCTTATTTTATCTCTTGAAATAATTTTATAATTTGAAGAATACTCATTTGCGTGTTCTTTTAAATATGTAGACTTACCAGAACCGGGTGCCCCTACTACGAAAATTAATTCATTAGGATAACGAAATTTCTTAGTCATTGCTATCTTCCTTTCTCTTATCACAATCATAAGAATGATTTGTGTTCCAACATCTTCCATTAACATTATAAGGGCAATCCTCTTTGCAAAGCGGCAACTGACCTATGGGGGTAATATTGCCATCTACATATCTTCCAAGTTCAAACTCTAAGTCAAAATCTTCTTTTGTGTAGCGGCAATTGGGTCTAATTTCAACATGATTTCTCTGACACTGGCAATTGCAGCAAAACAGATTCTTCAGATGACCGGGGGCTCTCTGCTTACCTCTATTTCGAGGGAGGCTCATGCCCTTGGCTCCGCAATGAGTACAATAAAATTCTGAAATAATATATTCTTTCTTTTTCATTCTAATCAACCTCTTTCATATTTCTTATTTTTTATTACATATATATTATAACATAAAAAATAAAAAAAATAAAGTTACTGCTTTATAGTAACTTTATTTTTAAGAGTGAAAATATATGTTAATATAGGGTGGTTAGTCCTATATTATATTACTTAACTTCATACAGTGAGCAAAAGCTATCAAAACTAGCCGCATCATCAGGGTATTCTATGTCCGCACCTGTTGACAAGTCAATAGAAAGAAGACCCATAAGCGAGCAAGCATCAACGCAGTACTTACCCTTGGATACATCTACTGCACCCTTAATAGACTGTGCCTGATGGCAAAGACTTGTTATATCTCGAATGTCTGAAATACAAATTGTTCTCTTCATTATTAATTCCTCCTTAGATATTGTGCTTCAAAAGGTATTCAGCTGAAACCGATTTAAAGCTAAGTTTATTATCTTCTTCACTTCTATATACAATTCCTTCTCTGTATACTTCTGGATTAACCAAAGACTTACCAGTAGCAAGTTTCTTCATTTCTTCCATAGTATCAGGATTAACCCATTCTGTTGAGATAATAGGAACCCACTTCATTCCCCAAGATTCCAAGATTTTCTTACCTTCAAGAGATGAAATTCTTCCTACATCTGAACGAATAAAATTAAAGCCGTAAAAATCATCTTCCTTAAGTTTGAGCGGATTGCCTTGTACGCTTCCTACAGATTCGCCCTGAAGACATACATACTTAAGTTCAGGATTTTCATTAAGGTAATTCTTCAAATGCTGTTCAATATTATATTTAAAAGCCATATTCCAATAGATATTATCATCGTGATAGCATTTCTGGTCAGGCGTAAGCTGTCTTACATTACGAGAAAGTACATAAAATTCAAATTTCTTTTTGCCCTTACGTTCCAAAATAAATGTTGTACTTGTGCCATCGAGCTTCTCGGAGGCTATGAGTTTTGTTTTATTTTTGAGTAGATGTGGAACGCACTCAATTCTTTCTTCGTCTGTTTTCTTCACGTATTCAAAGTGTGTAGGAAATGAAGTCTTGTTTTCTTTCTTCTTGCCAAAGAATAAGAACATAAGCTTCTTGCCCCATTCCCGCTTCATCAGCCAACGTGCAATAGGACGCTTAAAGATATTGGGATGGCGGCGAGTCATTGCCGCATACTTATCAGCAGAATTAGCTTTTCTCTTGTTATCTTCCTCAATAGAATAAGTAACACCAAGTGTTTTAGTCATATCAACATTTTCTTCAAGAGGAATATCAATATCAAATGCGGCAGCAGGAAGTGCAAGACCCTGAGATATAACCTTGAATTTACCAAGCTTCATAGTCTTTACTTTATAGTGCTTAGATGCCATAAACGCAGACCAAGGTGCTTCAGGAAGCTTAGAATCAATTTCAAAATAAACGCATATGTCTCCCTCTTTGAACTCTCCAATCTTAGCAATACAAGTCCAACCGTTAATGCCTATTAGTTCAATGTTATCAGCACCTTCGATAGGCTGTACCCAGCTTACTCTTGCGGTGTAAGCAAGCATTCTCTCATTATCTTTATTAAGCATATCTACCACTTTTCCTTTCTTTAATAGCTATCATAAAAAGTTACTTTTTCAATATTGCCTTTATGATATTTCATATATCTTTTAAGCCATTTAATCCTTTTGATATCTTCTTTAAGTTTATCATTATATTCTTCAAATTCCCATATTGAACGAGCATTATCTTCATAATACTTTTTATTATAAGCATATTTTTTTAATATATCAATTATATCATTAATATTTTCAATTGTCAATGAATAATCATATAATGCTTCTTCATTGATTTGCAAAATATCATATATAATTTCATTTCTTATGCCCCAACATTTCCGCCAATAGCAAACTTCAATTGACTTATCATAATCCTTATTAAGCCAATCTTCTTTTATAACTTTTGGCAAAGAAATATGACTAATCTTAGCTTTTGTTTTAAGAACTATACCATTATCAAGACCCATTATAATTCCTCCTTTTTTATCTTTTCTATATATATTATATCATATTTATTTTTAAAAATCAAAAAAGCAGAAATATTTAAATAAGAAATATTTCTGCTTCTTGTTTAATCTTTTAATCCATTTCTTTTAAGAATTTTTTAATGTCTTTAACGTATATATCATTAGTGCGGATGCAAGTGCCTTTTGGTCCTCCAGATGAGATTTCTGCAATTTTATACTGTTTCATCTTTGCGAGCAGACTGTTGTAAGTTGAACGAGAATATCCATATATATTTATTAAATTGCCTATACAAATGTCTCCATGTCTAGGATTTTCAATATTGCTATATATATTATACATAGCACATTTTTCAGAATCTGTTAAAGCTTCTTCAAACGAGTGGAAGTCATCATCTTTGATTGCAAGCATCATAATATCTACGATTGCCGCCTTATATTTGATGTTATAATTAAGTCCAAATTCTTTCTTTCCGCCTATTATTATTTTAATAAGCTTTTCTGCTGTTTCTTTGTATTGCGTGTTGATTAAATAATTAAAGTAACCATCATCATCTGTTACAATTTCATGTACTGCTGAAGAATCAAGGTCTCTAATGTCTACGATTTGAATTTCCGTATCTTCATAATAAATGTAATTCTTCTCCTGCCTTGTCTCAAAACAAAGTTCTTCAAAACTTGGTAAATAAATTGCATAATAAGATTTCTCTGAAAATGCAAAAAGACCAAGAATACGCTGGTGACTAAATATTCCGTTAAGATAATCCAGTAGTGAGTAGTAAAGTTCAGTCATTTGTTTTTCCTTTCTCAACTTATATTTTATATGAAATTACTTTTCTAAGCAGACTATTTACCGCATCTTCACCAAATGAAGCAATGTTATCAGCATTAAATCCAAGATAGTCTTTAAGAGAAATATCTATATTATCTTCTTTATATTTATTAATATACTTATCAATATCATTAAATGAACAATGATTCTTCATATAATCATACATAAAGTCGTTCATAGCTTTAGCCTCCTTATTATTCATAATCTTAATCTCCTTTAATTATTTTTATTATTTTTATTTACATATATATTATAATATAATTTATTTAAAAAATCAATTTAAGTTATTTTGTTAAGGGTAAATTAATATAATATTAATAATTTAAAAATTATTTTCAATAGAAAAAGATATATAAGGAGGATTAATAATTTTGGCAAAATTTAAACCTTATAAATTGACTGCCGCACAAAAAGATGCTTAGCCTATATCAGAAGGCTAGCTTATTTTTACAACAGATGAATAGAAAATTTATCTTGATGAAAGTGATACTAATAGAATTTCTGTTGGCGGCAGCGACATTGAAATAGATAATAAAACTATATAGAAAAATTCAAATGGATAGTTAGTAACTTCTCCTATTGCTCCAATGTCTTGGACTAGTATAAGTGGATATAATACATTTGATGAAAATATAACATATTATAAAGGTTCTTTAGTTTTAGTTTAGAAAGATTCTTTACCACCTATGCTATATGTATGTATGGTAGATAATACTTAGGGAACTTGGAGTACAATTTCAACTAATTTCTAGTATATATACAGTTATGGTACAGCTATTCCACAAGTCTTTTCATGGAATGCAACAACAGCTTATTCTTTAGGTACTATTATTTGGTATAATTCTAAACTTTTAGTTTGTACAACTGCTTAGCCTGCTACATTAACCGCATTTGATTCTTCTTATTGGACAGAAATTACAGTTGGCGGAAGTAGCGGAAATGGCGGAGATGGTATCTTAGTATGGACTGCCGCAACTGAATATAAAGAAAATCAAGTAGTTTTATACAATTCTGCTCTATATCTATGTATCTCCGCACATACATCATCTGATACTTTTGAAGAAGATAAATGGAAAGTATTAACTGGTTCTTAGGGAGAAAAGGGAGAAGCTGGTAAAGATGGCTATACTCCTACTATAAAAACAGAAGAAATAGATAATGGATACAGTATTGAAATTACTAACGAAACAGAAAGTAATACTATTACTATAAAAAATGGAGCAGATGGTAACGATGGAATTTCGCCTACTATTCAAGTCACTACTATAACTACTGATAATGGTGGCTATGATTTAACTATAAATGATATTAATGGTACACAGCCAACAGTAGGACTAAGAAATGGTTCTAATGGTGCTTCCGCATATCAAATTGCTGTTAATAATGGTTTTAGTGGGACTGAAGAAGAATGGCTTAAAAGTCTAAAGGGAGAGGATGGAACAGTTACTGTCTCAACAAATAAAATAGATAAAACTTTTGTTTTGTCTGCTTCTGATTGGAGTAATAATATTCCATATACTTAGACAGTTACTGTAAATGGCATTACAGAAGATTTAAATCCAAGAATGGATGTTGTGATTTCTGAAAATGTGGTACTTGGTATGAAAGAAGAAGAAAATTTTGGTTACATAACAAGGGCTACAACAGGAACTAATAGTATAACTGCATATTGTTATGAAACAAAGCCATCTATTGATTTAAATGTGATAATTGAGGTAGTTTAATATGGGACAATGTTATCTTACAAAAAGAGGGAAAACTGGCGGCGGTTCTAGTGAGTAGTTAGGAATTTATCCTACTGGTACCGATGGTCGCCCCGCAGGAAATGTTATAATAATAGATAAGACTATTAATCTTAGCAATATGTTATTTAGAAATAATATTAACGTTAATAGTATAAGCTTTCCAGAAAATTTAAAAAAATTTGATTCTTATTGCTTTGAAGGATGTAATTCTTTATCAGAAGTAATCCTTCCAAAAAATTTAAATTCTATTTCAGAATATTGTTTTAATAATAATACTGGACTTATGAAAATAGAATTTGATAATAATTTATCAGAAATTGAATAGTATGCCTTTAATGGTTGCTCTAATTTATCTATAATTACTATTCCAGAAGATATAAAAAAATTAAAAGTTAATGGTTATGCTTTTAGTGGTTGTTCTTCCCTTGATAATAAAACAATTTCCACATTAACATAGCTAATTGAAGAACCAGTAGATTATTCTTTTGCTGGTTTAACTAAAATAACAGATATAACAACAAATTTTGTTAAACATTATTATTTTAAAGATTGTACTAATCTTAAAAAGGTTACTATATTGAAACCTAATATAAATGGTTCAACATTATATTTTGGAAATTATGCCTTTAATGGTTGTACAAATTTAAATGAAGTGGTTTTACCAGAAGATATAGAAAATAGAGAAAATTATTTATATTATGAAATTTCTCATTATATGTTTTAGAATAATGCAAATTTATCAAAAATAAATATTCCTTCTACATTAACAACAATAAGAAATTATGCTTTTTATGGATGTACAGCTTTAAATAACATTACTTTGCCTTCCACTTTAACAGAAATTGATTAGTATGCTTTTTATAATTGTTCTGGATTATATAACTTAACAATAGAAAAAGATGCAAGTTTTTCATTAGGAGAATATGCATTTTATGGATGTGCTAGTTTAAGAGACGAAACTGTAACAGATATTTTAGAGCATTCTTATACAGTATATCCATATGCTTTTTCTAATTGCACTAATTTAAAAAATTTAAAGGTAAAAAATGCTTGGTCTTATATGTTTTAGAATTGCACTAATTTATAGACTATACAAATTTATGATAATTCTTTTTCTGAAACAGGAAGCTATGTTTTTCATAATTGTACTTCTTTAAAAACTGTAGAATATCTTAAAACTCCACCGACTATTACATCATAGATATTTAGAAGTAGCAATGGATTGCCAGCGTTAAAAAGTGTTTATTTTGGAGATGGTGCAACTACAATTGGTTATTTTCTTTTTTATCCTGATATACCTGTTTAGAATATTAGAATACCGGGCACTATTGTGGCTCAATAGAATAATACTTTAACGCTTACTAATAGTAATAATTTTATTTATTATTGTCCTAATTTACGAAATATTATTTTAGGAAAAGGATGGTCTTTATCTACTAGATTAAATATTAGGTCAAATACTTTAACAGGTAATTCATTACATAGAACTATATGTAATTTAAAGGCGGGGGTTAGTAGTCAAACATTAACTATTGGAGCAACAAACTTAGCTACTTTACTTCAATATTACAAAGATGGGTATAATAATCATACAGAAGATTTTATTGACCCTGATACTTGGGATGTAAATAATTTGGAAGAATTAGAATCTTTAGATAATGAAGCAGAGGCAAGAATATCCAATGAAGAATATAATGGATTAACTTAGTTTATGGAAGATAATGAGATTGCGGTAATTGATGATTTGACTTCCGCAAATTTACAAAGCTATATTAGTATATTTAAAAATGGCTGGAGTATAGCATAATAAAAAGGCAAATATAAGAAATTTATATTTGCCTTTTTTCTTTTTTTATGATATAATTTATATAAAAGGAGAGTGATAATTTTTGAATAAAAATCAATTTAAAAAAAGATGGATGTTAAGTTATATTAATAAAGATTTGTTTAAACTTCCTACTAATATAAAAAATAAAACAAAATATATAGTTTCTATTAGTCTTAAGATGCCTTATAGAGAATCAGATATAGTTACAATAAAAAGTAATAATTATTGTAACTGTTTAATTAGTTATTATGTATATAACAATAATAATAGACTTATTTCTTTTAATGAACATACATATTCTATATATGAAAATCTTTAGAATGGAGTATATTATTTTATTATATCTTTTATTTCTGGTGCAAAACCAATCAAACAAAAAATAAAAGTTATTATTGATAATTCTAATGTTATTGGATATATTCAAGTTAGTCCATATCTTTTTAAATTAAAATTTCATGAAAATTTAGAAGAATGTATAACTAGAACCCATACTTACAAATTAGGATATTTAACCACTATAATAAATTCTTCCGGAGAAAGTGTAGAAGATATAAGAATAGCAAGTAATACAGATTTAGCATAGACCAATTTTAGTACTTTATATTCTGATATACTATTAAAGTTTAGGCAAGTAGATATTTATAAAAATAATTAGGAATTTATTATAACAGAAGGAAAAGCTTATTATAATATAATGTATACTGGTTATGCAAATGGACCATGGTATGCCCCTTCTTATGATAGAACATAGTATAAAAATTTTTTAGCTATACAAGATGAATTTAATAAAGATATTTATACTTGGAGAACTTTAAAAGCAAATTATGAGTTTGCTGAAAGTTTAGATAATAGATATAGAATATATTATGACATTATTGGAATAGATAATGAAATACAAAATTTAAATTATACTTCACATTATTATGTATATACTAATAATATATCAGCATAGACAACTTTTAATACCTATTGCGAAGATTAGGCTGTTGGTGTAGGCGGTTATGCCGATGTTACAAATGGACCTTTTTCGTCTTATAAATTTTTATCTAGATATACTACGATACCATATGCTTTATATAAAAGATTTGGAAATAGTGATAGTGGTTGGAATGAATATATAAAAATAAGTGTTCATAATACAAGTGGAAAATCTGGCTTACTTACTAATGAAAGAAAATATGATATTGCTCGTTATATAAAAACTACGCCGAGTGAAGATTATGAAAAAGACACAAAAGAATTTTTAAAAAAGACTCCAGCATTAAATCGCATTTATAATAGCAATATATTTTTATCTCATATTACATCTACTTTAGGACTTAGTGATAATTCATCAATTCCTCAATATAAAGATTCTATTTCTAAAGGAGAAGATTTTATAGAAGGTATTTTTGCTTTAAGAAGGCCTATTATTAGTTATGTATATGACCAAAATACAAGTACAAATATACCTGAGTATGACCAATTTACTACTACGCAATTTACAGAATCTGAAATAGAATAGATACTATTATCAAAAGATTATATAGAAGTAAGAATAACTTAAATAAAAATCCTCATAGAAATTACATCTATGAGGATTTTTTTAATGTTTTATATTAATGTAATTTAATACTTCATCTAAACCTAATCCGCCTTCTTCTTGTGGCTTCATACAATATTCATATAATTTAGGATGAGTTTCTTTAAGCTATTGAAACCTATTAGGCTCTTTTTCCAAATGACAGCCAAAACCACAATATACGCAACCTGTTCTATTACAACCTGTTGTATAATATTTTCCTTTATTGTCTTGCTTAATTTCTCCATAAGGCGAAGCAAGAGGTAAATTATAATCTAGTATATATTTTAATACATCTTGTTCAGTCCAAAATGATAATGGAGTAGACTTCTGATGTTTTGCGGAAAAAGCATTACATCCTGTTTTTATCCAATCGTTTTTACGCAAAGCACTTTCACAAGCCATTGTTGCTATAATAGGTTTAAGTCCTGTTTGCTTCTCAAATTTATGTGCGGGTTGTTTCTTCATTACATCGCAGCACTTTTCACTAATTTTAAATGGTGCATCAACAAGATATAAATACTTACCTTTATTAAATTGAGATGGTGAGCCATCTTCCTAAACTACTAAGTTATGTAATAACTTATAAGCATACGAATATTCTCCTGTTTTTTTATTATATGCTCCACTTTTCTAAACTCTACCAACATCTCTTGCTACTGTTTTACTTATTATTGGATAACCATATTCTTCTATGACATCTTTAAATATAATACGATTTCCTTTTTTATCTTTAGGATAATCTTTAATTATTTCTACTTCAATTTCATATTTATTTTTAAGAAATGCTCCAACATAATCAACATTTGATTTTATTTCTGGATATTCAAGTCCGGTATCTGAAAACCACAAAATAAGTTTATATCCTAACGTTTTGCACACTCTTGCTGCTAAGTCGGAAAGCACAGTAGAATCTTTGCCTCCGCTGAAAGAAATATAACAGTTACCTTGCCAATATGTATACCATTCTATCAAGCGTGTTTGTGTAATTTGAATTTTTCTGTCAAGAGGTAAGGCTTGTAATTCTTTTAATCTCTACTTATCATGTATTTTATTATCCTAAGAATACTAATCCATTTAATCCTCTCCTTTCGTTGTCCAATGACATTCATATTCTTCTTTGAACGCTTCTGCTACACCTTTTTCTAATAATGCTTTACATTCTTTATCTTTAAAAAACAATTCATAAGTAAAAACACTATCAAATTCATCTGGCATTAAATTATAGTTAGTACTTTTAGCTAATTTTTCAATCATATAATTAGCATAGCCAGTATACAATGTGGTTCTGCCTATATGTCTTGGCGTATATATATTATCACCACGTATAATAGCTTTCAATATTAAAAGCTATGCAGGAGTAAGAGTTATATTATTTTTCTTTTCAATATATTCTTTTACTTCATTTACATCTATCATTCTATACCTTCTCTTACAATAAATCTTTCTGTCCAGCTACCTACATCTACACTTAGAGAACCATCTGGATATTCACTTATATTTTTATAATAGCTTTTATATTTATGTTCATTAAGAAACTTATCAATTGCGACAAACGCTGCTTCTCGGCTGCCAACCGCCGCAATTTCTCTTTCAATACCTCTGCTATTTTCAAAGTAAACAAGATAAGTTTTCATTTTAAACCTCTTCCTTAATATACAGATTTAATTCTTCTCCTGTTTTCTACTCATAATATTCATCTTCAATTTTACTTTTTTTCTCTTGTCCAAGAGCATATAAATCAGGATTAATGTAATAAGTTTCTGTTCCATATAAATTTACATATGCTATGCAATTATCATATTCATCTTTATATGATACTGTATCCATTGAAGTATTAAGACGGGTAATGGCGTTTTTATTATAAAGAAAACTTTTAAATTTAGTATGAGATACCTTTTGGTATTCTGGAATATTTTTCTTAGTATAAATTCTTTCAACAGGATACATCTTTATAGATTCTATTTCTCTGATTCCATATTCACTCAACTGGTTTAACCTTCTTTATTAAATCTTCTATGCTATTTATGTAGACTTCTTCTTCATTTTCTATCTTAATTATTTCTCCTTTAAGTAATTTTAACAAATCAAATTTACCGTCAAATTCTATAGAACTTAAAGCAGGAATAATAAGAGTACTATTGTCTCTTAATATCATTTTAAGAGGTTTAATATCTTTATCTTCAAATGAAACTCTTAAAGTACCATTAATAAAAATTTTAGTATCAGGAGCAAACAATTCTAACCAGCTTTTAGAAAATTTTCCTATCTCATTATGAAAGTTCATTATAGAAGCTTCAACATTTTGACAAGTAAAGTCTTTAGGTTCAGTAATTTCAAATTTCAAGGTTGAACCTAAAGTTTTCTTTTCAAATGATATACTATTTATTTTTATAAGTTGCATATTATTAAATTCATTCATAAAATATCTTATCCCTCTTTGCAATCATTTCTTTAATGCTATTTAAAATAAGACAAATACCATAAGATAAACAATAGAAACATACAATAATATTAGAAACTGGAATACTAAAAATTATTGCGGCAAGTATGTAAGCTAACCACCCATAAGCAATAATAAACTCTACGATATTAAGAATGCTTGGAATTTTACTTTTTCTCATTGTTATCTTTCTCCTTTTATTAATTTTTCTATATATATTATATCATATTTATTTTTAAAAATCAAAAAGAGGAATAAACATTACATTTATTCCTCTCTATCTTAATGATTAAAAAATATTTGCGTATCTGTCATTCAAAAGAACTTCAAGCATAATGTCGATTCCAGTTTTGCCTGTAATGACCGACTTGAATATTATGGGGGAAGCACCTGACACAAAGGTTACATCAGGACCAGAATCAAGAATTATGTCGGTAGTTGCATTAACGTTCCAATACACGATTCTAGGAAGCGTTAAGCCAGCTGCCGCCCACTCTTCTCTTATCTTTTCCATTTCAGTTGATGCTGATTTTGTTGTCCAGCGTTTAAAATCGTTGTATTTACGCCAGCAGCAAGGACTTGTACCTGCATCAATTTCCATATCAGAGATTACAACTATTGTTTCGGGCATATCTTCTTTCTTTACATTAGCTTTCAATGCTGTATCCTTTAAAAGGTTAAATACTGCCACAAGGTTAGTATTTTCGCAAAGATTTGTGTCATATATTCTCTTGACCTTATCTACAAAGTCTACACCTTTTGTTTCAATAAGCTGAGGACGAGATGAAAAACTAATATAATGATTCTTGAAAGGACCGCCTATACGTTCTGCACAATACATGGATAATCCAATCGCAACATTAATAGGGGCAGCGGCAGCACCTCCACGCATACTTCCGCTTGTATCACAAACACAAAGCATCTTGCAATCTGCTCCGTTCAAATAATCAGGAAGATTTTCCCAATACTTATTAATCATATTTCTATCAGTTTCTGAATTACCATAAAAGCCATAACTGTAATTAAAGTCAATTGCCTTTTTTACAACGTCATAAGGATAAAGTGTAGAAGCATTAACTTTTGTATTTTTGTTTGCAGCAAATGCCTTATATCTTTCTGATGTTATATCATTTCTTGCAAATGCGTTCTTGTAAATAAGACCAGCTTTAGAAGGAATCTTATCAAACTCAATCTTATCCCACTGATTAGATGACATAAGTCTTTCAAGAACATTAATCTTTTTTCTCAAAGCAGAGAGAATCTGTCTATATTCCTTATGAGAATAACCAAGATACTTTCTAAGCTTATGAGCCTCATTCTTAGTTTTCTGAGCGGAAGCATTCTCTGAAGGAAGCCACTTACCCATAAGGCTAGGTGTCTTTGAATCCATATCAAGAGCAAGCTGAGTCTTAATTACTTCATAAGCTTCGTTCTTAACATAAGTAGCAGAATCAGGAATTGCATAAAGAATGTTATCCCATCTCGAAAAGAAAGGAATCTTATCTACAAGGCGGAAAGCAACTTCAGGATGCTCATTACAAAGCCAAGCGAAGCACACTCTGAAGAATCTACGCTCCCCCTGACCTCCGCGTACATCAACCAAGTAGAACAGACACTTCAATGCCATAGAGGAATCTTCCTCATAAGCATTCTTAAACAAATTAATACAATCTGCTTCGCTGCGATTACGATATGCACCGCCAAAAGCAAACAAATCATATACCTTGCTCAAGGTAGACTTATGAGCAGTTGCACCATTAGTGGTTGTAGTAAAATTAGTAGTCTTTTCAAGTTCATTCATAAAAGTATTCATAATTTAATCTCCTTTAAGATTTGGTAATTGGCATTACCATTTGTTTCTTTTTTTTCTTTTTCATTTTCTATATATATTATATCATTAATTTTTAAAAAATGCAAAAAAAATAAGGCGGAAATATTTTATTTATTTATTTCCGCCTTATTAATTACGCTTCCCATATTTTACCTAATTTTTCAATAGATGCAATATTACCATTAAAAAATTCTAATCCAGAATATGTACCTAAATTTTTTATTCTATTAGGAACATAATTTTCATTTACTATAAATTCAATCATATTTACACAATAGTAACCATCGTAGTTAATAGTTGAGTGTCCATAATAAACACCCGCTTTACAATCGCCCATAATAATATTAAATTCTGAGCCATTATCAAGTGTTACTTTATAGGCGACGCCTATATCAGTCCCACACACAGAACCTAATGCCACTATATAATATTCAATTTCGTCTTTTGTGTAAATTCTAATACCATTTTCATTAGTAGATACATTATTGTCATATTGAAGTTTCCATTGATTAGAAGTAGAATCTGTAATAGTTTTATAATCCATAAAAGTATACATATTAGTAGCACAATTTGGAAGTTCTATTAATTCTTTAGCTATTGAAAGAGTTTCTATTTTTACCTCTTGTTTAGCTTTGTATTCTATTAATTTAAAATTATCAATAGACTAATATTCAATTCCTTCTTGAATAATTGGAATAGCTTCATCCTTTGCGGGCGTTGGTATAGTAGTAAATGAGCAAGCTATTAGAGCTAACACCATGGCAAGCATTGTTATAAGTTTTTCCATTATTTTCTCCTTAAAGTTTTTTGGTATACCGCTAAAGTAATTTACCTTTATTGGTATAAATAAAAATGCGGGAATTAGCTATTGTGCATCATCCCGCATTATATGAAAGGATAAAGAATATAGTGGTTGGCATAGAAGGATTCGAACCTTCGTAATGGCGGAGTCAAAATCCGTTGCCTTGCCGCTTGGCTATATGCCAATATATATAAAATAATTAAAGTTGTATGTAAAGCTTCATGGTTTTTTGATTCTTATCTGCGACTGCCGCACCATGAAGCACTGAGATAAGAAACCTTAAATATTCACGCTTATTTAAGTAACGTCATAATTTTGTCTAATACGTATTAGCACGGCTCTCGGTATATATCATTTCAACCATTGAGAGCAGGTTTCTCATTCCTCAAAATTACGAAGCTAGTAAAGAGCCTTCAGCCATAGGAGCAGCTCTCATGTTATCACCCTAACGAAGATTTGGGTAGAAAGGAGATAATTCAATCCTTTCTTCTTAATTTAACTCCGCCTATATTCACAGCTACTAGCCGTTTTGGTACTTGTGGTAAGAATTGAACTTACAACCTCTTCCTTATGAAAGAAGTACTCTAGCCATTTGAGTTACACAAGCAAATAAACAAGACACTTTAGTATATTATTTTTGCTTTACCTCTAAGCTATACCGCCACTAATTGCAGCGGCAATGGGAATTGAACCCATGTACAAAATTCCTTAAAATATCTAATTAATATTGCTGAAAGTGCCTTTAAATTAGTGGGAGGAATGAAGAGATTTGAACTCTTTCTATCAGTGCCACGAACTGACGTGCTAACCATTACACTACAAACCTCATATATTGGTGGGGGAACTTAGACTCGAACTAAGGAAACCATAAGGTAGCGAATTTACAGTCCGCCGCAATTGCCACTATGCGATTCCCCCATATTAACAAGATGCCAAAATATTTTTATTATATGAAAATTAAGTTTTCATTCAAATAAGTTTTATTAAACCAGAATAATTTGCTGTTAGCATCTTTAAAAAATTGGTTGCGGAGCAGAGATTCGAACTCTGGACCTTATCGCTAAGGGGTGCAGGTGTTAGAGACCTGAGGCTTAACCGCTTGCCAACTCCGCAAAATAAACAAGGCATTTTAATAAATAATTAAAGCTATTATATTATTTCCTTTAAAATTTGCTGTAAATGCCTTTTGATTACATATTAATTATAACATAAATTTTTAAATTTTACAAATAAAAAGAGAAGCGGAACCCTTTGGTTATTGCGTGGACGTCCTTACTGCTGCTATCAAAGGCTAAGGCTAGCAGTCATAGCCCCTATAATGCTTCTCCGTGGCGGGATTGGTAAGATTCGAACTTACGCTCCATTGCTGAACTAGCTGTTTAGTAGACAGCTCTCTTAAACCACTTGAGTACAACCACTTGAGTACAACCCCTTAAATTGGTGCCCATGATGAGACTCGAACTCACGACCTACTGATTAAAAGTCAGTTGTTCTACCAACTGAACTACATGAGCATAATTGTAAGCACTTTCTCCATTTTATCGGAGAGGCAGCTTACCGCCCCAAACGTTTGTGGTTTCTTTTCAACTTATGGCGTTTAGTAGAAAACCAACTTTCTAACTCCCTTTTCAATTTTTGTTAAGCCTGTTTGTTGGCTCACAGACACAGAAAAGTACAAACTGCTTCACAACTATTCTATCCCCCTCATAGTAGGGTCTTAAAGCTATCCGCTACTTTAAGCTAGCGATGTAAAGATTTTGTAAATTATACAATTTACTAAATAATACAATGGTAGGCGATTAGAGATTTGAACTCTAACATACTAGCTTCTAAGGCTAGCCCCTATGCCTATTCGGGTAATCGCCCATATGGTCGAGATGAGAGGACTCGAACCTCCAGCTACTAAGCCCCAAACTTAGCCGTCTACCAATTGACTTACATCTCGATAAAAACAAGACACCGGAAGTTTCCTCTGGCAAGCATTTGGATTAATCGAAAAACTTCAAAGAGTATTTAATCCATCAAACGCTTCATTTATAATAACCTATCTTCTTTTAAACAAAGAAACAAATTATCATTAGTATTACTTATCTATTATAATTTGATTTTTTGCTGCAATACCCATGTGTCTTTAAAGTGGTTGCGGGGGCAGGATTTGAACCTGCGACATCCAGACTATGATTCTGGCAAGCTACCAAGCTGCTTCACCCCGCGATACATAATGTAATAATATTAATTTTGGATTTTCTAAGCATTTAATATTCTATATTTTCTATTATTATTAAAAATTTCTTTAAAATTATATTAAAATTGCTGTTAATGCTTACCTTTAATATTATTACATATATATTATATCATAAAATTTTATAATAATCAAATTTTTAATGGTCAATATCCATATTTTTTACTTCTTTCTTTATTTTGTATAATAATTATATCATAAATTTTTTTAATTTTCAAGTTCATATCTTTTCATGATTAAAGCTTTTGTACCTTGCGTTAAGATTTTATCAACTTCAAAATCTCTATCATCTTTTAATGAAAGCGAATCTTCTAATATCATATTAAAAGTTGATTTAAATTCGTCTATTAAATCTTTTTTAGGATATTCTTCATTTCCTTCTTCTTTCAAAAGCATAATTCTTGATTTAATAACACCAGAAGGAACCATTGATTTTGGATAACTATAACGAATATAATCTATATCAAATTTTTTAATAAAATCAAGCAATCTTAATGCTGTTGCAACCTGTTTATTAGAAATAGGTTTATCTGATTTATTCTTTAAAGTATTTAAACCAGTTGCTGCTGCACTTATAACAGCTGCTTTATGACTATAATGTGCTATTGTTTCATTATTTTTGATAAAATATTCATGAAATATTGGGGCATAGATAGGATTAAGGCAATAATAATCAGTAAACAAGGTTTCAATAAAATTAATACCTTGCTTTTTGTACATTTTGCACATTAATCTTATATCTTTTACATCTAATAATTCATCGTTAAATGTAAAGCCTGCTGATATAGGAGTTTCGTTATTGGCTATAGCATCAAAAGAAGGTACTAATATAGCTTTAGTATCAACATCACTATTTTTATTATCAATACCATAATTCTGTGAACCATAAAGAAATACTCCTAAAACAGAATTTTCTCCATAGGTTTCGCACAAAAATTCATATCTATCTTTTAACTTATCCCAAATTTTTTCCATATTTATCACTCACTTTCTATAAATATTATATCATAAAAAATTTAAAAAATCAATTTTCTTCAATATCAGTAAGTTCAAAATTTTCGCTACCGCATATGGGGCAAATAGCCTTTTCAAAAACATAAGCGGGGGTGTAATATTCTTCACTTCCGTCGACTGAACTCCATATAGGTTCATCAAAATAACGATTACAAATATTACATTTAAAACACCTTATAACCATATCTATCAATTCCTTTCTTTTCTTTATTTTCTATAATTATTATATCATAAAATTTATTAAAATACAAAAATGCGGAAATCCCTTGGTCCATGGAAACCACAAACCAAGGGTCGCCGCTTATTCAGTAGTATCTGTAATGTTAGCTATCAAATTAACATCAAGTTCATCTACTACTAATATCTAACCTGTTGTATATGTATTAAGTAATTCTTTATATTTTTCAGCTAAAGTATCTAAACTATCTGTTTCATAAATAGAAGTTGTTTTAGTAACTGCTTCTGTTTCTTCATTTACTTCTGTTATTGTTTCTGTATATAAAGAATATGTATTTTTAGGCATTTGTGCCTTTTTAATTAATATTTTATACATAATTTATTCCTCTTATTAAAAATAGAAATACTACAAATATAGAATGTAGTATTTCTATTTTAATATTTTGTAGCTTATTTAATTTATAATAAAATGCAAATTTTCTCTTGGTAAATCTTCTTCATTTATATCAGAAAAATCTTTTTTGACTATAATATCTTTTTCTAAGCTTTCTCCTGCACGGATTAAATAAATGCTTTCTGAATTTTCAAATGGCTTTCTTATTGTAATTTTGCTTTCAAGCATATCCGTTAAGTCGGTTTTTGTTACCTTAGCTACGAGATATTCATCCATTTCAAAATCCAGATTAAGAACCAGATACCTATTGTCAACATCATCAATGCACACAAATAGTATTGGAATTTCGCATTCAATAAGATTCTGTTCTCTGTATAAATAATGATTACCAATTCTGAAAAGAGCGATATTACTTTTCTTCATTACTTATTATTCCTGCACTGCTTCCTCAGTTTCCTCTTTCTCACCCTCAACCTTGGTAATCAGAGTAACCTTAATAGCATCCTCGTAAATATCCTCGGCAATGTAATCCAGAGTAAGTCCTTCAAAAACAATATCGTCCAGTCCTTCTCTTTCAACCGATACATTTACATTGCCTGCGTCAACAAAAGCCTGTGTAAGTTCTTCGATTGTGGCATCGGTATTCTCAAACACAAGTTCTACCTTGTAAGCACCTTCTGCCTTTGAGTACGTCTTTGTTACCTTTGCCACGGTGTAAGTCTTTTCGTTTATTCTTGCTTTCATAAAGCATTCTCCTTTCGGTTAATCCTTAAAATTTATCCTGTCAATCAGTTCAACACCATCTTTGACATACTGCAAAAACGGGAACTTCTTAAAAAAGTACGTCCTGCCTTTATCTGTGTATATCTTGGGTGACAGCTGATTTGTAAAATGTAATACCAGTGGCATATCAAAGCAATCATCCAAGTTATTGCAGAATCCGAAATACTGCGGTAAATGTACTGGCTTTCCTGCATCTCTTATTGCATCTTGGTCGGGGTATCTGTACTTATTCTGCATATAGTTTCGCCTTGCGGTTGCGAGAAAACCTGTCTCACGCATCTTATCAAGGTTCATAATCATTACACCCGAAACCATCTCACCTTCACCGTCACAAGCATCCTCCGCCATCCATGCAGCATAGTTACAATCTTTGTGTGTGTATTCCTCATACACTCCTGTGATGTCTCCCATTACGGCGGTATCACAGTCTAAATACAAAACATTGTGTACATGGGGAAGAATTATATCAGCCATAAGCCTAAGTGTTGCATAAGGTGTAAAGCAGGAATACTTGTTAGGACTGTCCTTAAGATGTTCCAGATAGTAGTCCTTTGCATCTATAATTGTGATATGACTGTTTTTGTCAAAATACTTAACTATTCTTCGTAGTTTGCTTTTCTGCCAGTCGTTCAGTCCACGATAAACAAAATGTTCTCCTGTTTCCTCATTGTCAATTTCAATATCCATGGTAAGAATATAAAAATTTACGTTTTTGTTGTGGGTGAGTGTCGTATAAACGACAAGCTCACATCCGCAATATGTGTTGGAATCCGTAGCCATTAATATATTCATACGGGTTCTCCTTTACACATTTCAATAATGAGTTCATACAGGTGTCTGTATTTGTACGGTGTCCATTGTGGCGAAAAGCAGAAGTAAATAACATCAAAATCATTCTCGATATTAGGCAAATCCTTCTTACCAAGAACTTCAAGAGGAATTTCCTCACCTGTACTATTGTTGAATATATCGGAATTAGCTGCTTTTACCCATCTATAGGAGTTAAGCTTATTTTTGAAATATAAATACCCAACCCAATCGGCACATGAATAATCATCAAAGTTAATGATGTTTTCCAAAGCATCGGGGTTGTACCATATATCATGATGAAAATCAACATTAACAAGGTCGAGTTTCTCACTATCGGGTAAATCAGGAAGCTTATCTATAATCTCCTGATGCTCCTCAATGGGGATAAGCTTTGCACCGTTCTGCACGTTTCGCTGAATAAGCAATGCAATCTGCTTAAGGCTTTCCGCATCATAGCAAAGAAATTTTTCAATTCCAAGTTCATTTTCAATTCTGTTCCAACTAACGGTTGCATTTTCATTGCCTGCACAATAGGAGTTGTATAGCTTGATGCAAGGTGACATGATATAATCAAAGTCAATAGAAAGCACTTTCATTATGTAGCCACCTCCGCAAAGCCTAAGCAACCTCCCTGACACTGCAAAAGCTTATGCTTCTTACAGGTTGTACATTTACCCGTGCAGTTTGCTTCTGCTCTTGGATAAGACTTTTTAAGCAGTAAATATCTTTCAAGTTCAATTAAATCGTTGAAATCTCTGATATCTACAGGGTCATAACTTCCAAAACAAGCTGTAGCCTTAAATTCAGGTGTTATATCCACAACAGGTTCACAGAATCCCTGTTCTACATTGTCGCAGATGTCATAAACAATTTCCTTTTCTTCTGCTGTAAAGTAGCACACAGGGATATGTCCACAGTCCATATTCAAACGACAGTGATGCTTCTGAGCATCCTTACAGAAATCCATAAAGATAGGCTTCATGTAGTTATAGTAACCCTCTTTATCCTTTCGCCACGATTCGTAACAAGCGGCAGGTGAAACTACACTACATCTGATGTGGTCAAGATTATATCTATCAACAATTTCCCACATATACGAATAATCCGTACAGCCTGGATATACATTGCATCCGCAGTTAGCTTTACGGTCAAACCAACTAAGTTCATTCAAGTGGTCGAGAGTTTCTCTCTGTTTCTTAAAGTTATCCGCCGATTGATACTGAGGAGTGTTACAGTTAATCAAGATACCTATTCTGTCACCGATATAAGGCAGAAACTTTTCCAGTTCGATACCATTTGTAAAAAGTGTTGCATCTGTGTTTACTTCTCTGCAATACTTGTTTGTTTCTTTTAAAATTTCCTCAAACTGAGGATGTAAAGTAGGTTCACCACCTATGATGCCAACATGATTCTTCGGTGTCCTTGCTATAAAAGAAAGAATCTTCCTAAAATCATCGAGAGTTATGCTTTGTGTTTCTTCCTGAATCATGTCATCCGCAAAGCAGTATTTGCATTTCAGGTTGCAATAATTTACGATTGCGATATTTGCCATTTTTTAATCTCCTTGTATTTCCTTTGGTTTAAGTTATGTCAAGTTTTATATGAATAGCTATAATCAGTTATATACTGATAGCTGTAATTATACCTGTAGCTATATGTGTAATCAGAACTAAATCTCTCGTTTCGGGTTGAAGAACTATATACATCCGAAGTGTATCTGTAGCTGTAATTCGAGTAGTAGTAATATCCTTGATAGTTGTAATAATTGTATGTATATCTGCCATCGTATGCAGTAGTTTGAGTGTATGAGTAATAGTAATAGTATCTGTATTTATATGTAGTGTACACCCTTTGGAGATAACTATAACGAATATCTTTTAATATATTATCTATAAGGGTCTTATATGATACATACTCGTAATAATATATACCCGAACCCAAAACATAATTGTCTACGGGTGTTGTAACATATAGTTGATAAGAAAAAGAGCGACTTCCATATTGGTTACTATAACCATAATGATATACTTTCATATAACTATAAGTATATTGGTCATTTAAGAGTTTAGGATTGTCAATATAACTATAACTACTGATTTGATAATTTTGTCTGTCATAAGTATACTGATAGACACCTTCGCCATTCAAGTACAATCTGTAGTAAGCACCACTGTAAGAGGAAACATATTTATATCTATAACTGTACTGACTTATGTAATAATATTGTACATCTCTGTAATAATAGCTTGTATCGGTTGCATAAGCATCTTCTGTACCAGTTCCTGTATTATTATAATTTCTGCCATATACATAAAAATCACCAAACTTATCACTTGAAGTTGGTGTGTAATAGTGGAAAGAAGCATCCTTATTAGCTACAGAAAGCGTTGTATCTTTCGCCACTCTGATTTTAAGGTCACTCTTAAGCGGTGATTCATCATCTACCAAAGGTGCTTTGATTACAGTATCTTTTGTCTTAACGTTGAGCAAGGCAACATTATCATTGGTTACCTTATCAAAAACAGGATATGATTTCTTTTCCGAGCCATTCCATACATTCAAACTGCCCACACTACCCTGATTAAAGATAAGTGAATAGGTGTTACTATACTCAGTACCTGTAGTGGTTTCGTTATCGGTTGTCTGAGTGGTATAGTATAGCAAAACCTTATAGCTTATTTCTGCAAAATCAATACCAAGCAGGTCATATACTTTACGCAAATCATAAGAAGTTGCAGTGGATGTTACTTTACCGGCAGTAAGCCATATATCGCTGCTTTTAAGTTTGTACAGCACTTCATAAGCAGTCTGACCGCTTAGTGTGCCCTGCCAGTTCAGGGTATATGTTTCGGCGTTGTCGTTATCTACATAGACGGATTTGGGGGAGAGGATTGTTACCATGTTAATTTTTCCTTTCTTCTATCTATCATGATGTTGACTGCGTTATCCACATATATCCTGTTTCAGGGGAGGAAGGGTCTGATTCGAGGATGTCGATAGTGGAAGAAGAACCCGACCCACCGCCACTCCCAACTTTAGAGTTAATCTCTTCATCCATTTTCTCTTTAAATCTTTTGAGAGAAGTTAAATTAACAGCTATTTCATCTGAACTAATTGATTTATCAGCCATTTATCAACACTCCTTTCGTTTGTAATATGTGAATTTATATTTAACATTATTTTAATCTATTTGTGATTATTTGGTTGTATACGGAGGACAAGGAATTACTCCTGCTAATACCCATTCTCCCCAATAAGTTTTTCCAGTTGAATCATTTGGATTTTTTATCCAATTGAAATATATAATTCCAATATCTGATTCATTTATTTTTATAATATCATCAACACGTTTTATATATTCTACGTCAAGAGGAAAACGAACTCCTAAAGTACCATCTTCATAGTTAGCTAAGTTTTTAAGAGCGGTTAATTGTGAAAAATCAAGATTATGCCATGTTGATGTAGCACCCGTTGAAAAAGTTAAAAAGTAGGTATTATCATTTGGTTCGTATTCTCCTGATTCATTTAATTTTAAAGTCATTTTAGTAATGCCAAAATTTTCAGGCACACTTTGAAATTTAACAAGAAATAATGTTTGATACGGATTATATGAAATTCCAGTAATGCCGTCTACTACAAGATTATTATCGCTCCCTTCAACAAGGCAATAACCATAATAATAATGAAAATACTGATATATTTCATCATCCCAACTTCTATTATTAACAATAGTTTTTACTTGGTCACGTTCTTTTTCATTAAGTCCGTCAGTATCACTACCACTACCAACCGCCATTACACCTTGCCAACTGCCATCATCAGGATTCTTTATGTTCATCTTTTTATGAGAAACTTTTATCATACAAATTCCTCCAATCAGCCTAAGTTATCAATATCACTTGTAGTTGCGAACAAAGCATCTATATCTGTAGTATCTGCCATGTTTAACGTGCCTTGAATTGCACTAAGTTCATCTGAAATTTTCTTACTGCTCCAAGTATCGGTTTCGTTTGTTTCATCATCCTTAATTTCAGGAATTTCATAATCTTCCGTATCAGAAGAATCAATCCAAGCTACAACATTGTCTTTAGTAGGTGCAGTTTCACTTACTGCTATTGTAGAGACTTTATCTACTTCATCTTCTATGTGGTCTTTGATAAGCTCATCATAATGTGTAAGCTCATCCATGCTTACAATTTTCTTACTATCTGCCATGTTTTAACCCCTTTCCGCAAAATAAATATACAAAAGCGAGTGCTATAATGAAATAAATCAAAATAGCACTCGCTATGTATTAATTAGGTGCGAATCAAATCAGATTAGATAGTACCATTTGTGGTAGTGTTGAATAAAGCATCAACATCCGTATCGCTTGCAAACGTAAGAACAGTAGGTGCTACATAAAGTCCCTCTTCACCTGCATCGGTAACAGTGACAATGGCATTGTTACTTCTCGCGGAAATACGTACATCTACTTTAATCGCATTATTGGTAATTGTAACGTTAGCAGTATCAGACGTATCACCTGTGTAAACGTCAACAAGCTTTTCAAGGTTTACGAAACTGTAGCTAACATCAGTATCACCTTTTACTGCAAGAACAAGCACAGGTCTACCATCAAGATTGGGGTCTGATGTATTAGGATATGTATTAGCATTATAAGCAAAGCTATCTACAAACTTAGTATTCAGCTGGTCGAGGAACTGCTCCTCGGGCAGGTCAAGCTTAAATGCTGCCTTTGTGTCGTAATCTGCTTCGGCAGGAAGAGTTTCATCCTTAAAGAAATAAAGGGAATTACTCTTATAATCAACCGCTTTAATTGCAGGAGTATCGCCATCGGCAATTACCTGCTTGATTTTGCCATCATAATATGTAAGTAATGATAACGAAACAAGCTTGGTTGCAGAATCAACAGCAGCTGCATTATTAGTTTCAGCCATAATAAATTCCTCCATTTTCATTAAAACAATTATTTTATATATAAAAAACTTAATAAATTAAGTTTGTTTTTTTTTTAAAAATTAAAATAAATTATCTATATCTTCTTTATCGGCAAAAGTATAGCCATCATTATTATCTTCTTTTTCTTCTGATTTATCAAACATTTCATCTACATCTTCTTTGTCAGCTAAATCAAGGTCGCTATCTCCGCTAAATACTCTATCTGTATAAGTAATAGGTATATCTACATTTGCGGGAACATCTTCATCAGATTTGACTGCGGCAACCGTTAAATCACCAGTTAAAGTAACTCCATTAATAGAAGGTAAATTCGATAACTGTGAATAATCTGTAATGCTTTCCGGCAGCTTGCCCGCATCTATTTCTTCTCCTGATGATAATGTACATATTAAATGTTTATCATCATTAATTGTAACATTAGTAATAGATTTTCCGTCTAAAGGAGTAGGAAATTCCATATTTAATACAGAACCATCATTTAAAATTATTTTTAAAGTAGTTCCATCAACAGAGAGTTTTGATATACCTGTTACCGCACTTTTAGCTAATCTTTTACACAAAGCATATGTAACTATATCCAATTAAATCTCTCCTTCCTTAAATCTAATGCCATTGTCTATCATTTCCTAACATCCAAACACTAGAATCTTCTATACAAAAACAAGTACTTCCAATAGCATAGGGCGTGATAGGCAAAGTAGTAATATCAGTTAAATAATCTACTACAAATTCTGTTACATAACCTTTTGACTATTTAGTAATACTATACATAAAAGATAATTCCTCCCCGTCTATAAAGATTTTACTAATTAATATTAAATTTTTATAGAAAATATTATAAGGGGTTTGCCCAAAAGAAAAAAGTATAGGACTAAAAAATCCTATACTTTTCATGAAATGAAGTAATTTAATATGTATAAAGAATGTATTTGTTTTTTAAACAAGACGCTATCATTTTGAAGTTTTGGAAATTTAAAACAAAATTATTAATTTGCTGTCTGCGTCTTTATATATATCTACTACTTAAGATATAATTGGTGCGGATGGTGGGACTCGAACCCACACGCTTTTCAGCGGCAAATTTTGAGTTTGCCTTGTCTGCCAATTCCAGCACATCCACATAAAATTTGGTGCTCCTAACCGGACTTGAACCGGTACGGATTAATCCGAGGAATTTTAAGTTCCTTGTGTCTGCCTATTCCACCATAGGAGCATTTTAAGTTAAAGTTTATACTGTAAGTTGACTCGAACAACTATCTCCCCGATATAAGTGGGGACTTCTACCATTTAAATTATACAGCCTTCTCTTCAACTTAATTTTTCAAGGCATTTTAATAAATAATTAAAGCTATTATATTATTTCCTTTAAAATTTGCTGTAAATGCCTTTAGAGTTTGAGATAACCAAAATAAACTATTAATAACCAAAATGTATAATATAATTATAACATAAATTTTTTAAAAAATCAAATTTTAAGCAGACTCGCAAGATATAATTGTAAATCTGCTTCTAAGAAAAATTTCATCCAAAGGGTCAACTTCTATAATATGCTTGTCACCATAGTCATCTACATAAACAACAGTTCTCATATAAAGCACCTCTCTAAATTATTTTTTCTTTTTTAACTTTTCTATATATATTATATCATAAAATTTTTTAAAAATCAAATTAATCATTTATCTTGATTTTTATCATTATTATCTTCATCTTCTATAATTTGAATAATACCTTTGCTTATAAGATACTCCTCTGCTACATATGCTAATACAGTAATTATTTCAAAAACAATAGAAATACCCAATATAATATAGATATATAGTTTTATTCCTTCTGTAGTGAATATCATAATAAAACAAGCTATTAGCAATAGTACATAAGCTATTATATTCATTAATTCTTCTCCTTATATTGAGTTTTTCTTTGCTCTTTCCAACTTCTTTGCGGGCGGCGGAAGCGGTCATCCCAGCACACAGGTACGGGTCTTTTTCTACTCTTAAATGTTCGATGAAATTCTTTATATTCTGGGTCGGTTTTAGATATAAGAATACTCTTAACCCTTGCAGATTTCTGGCTGCACCCGCCTCTATAACAGGCAGTATTAGGCACTGGACCCTTCCTATACTTAAAATAATACAAAGGTTTATGCCAACCTACGCCATACATTGTTTTAGCTTCCAACTGCATGGCTTCCGCACATTTTTTTACTTCCTCTTGATAAATAGAGGGATTAATTACACTTTTGTCTCTCATAAACAAAAAATATCTCATATTAGGATAAGATTCATTTACATCGCAAGTGTAATAAGTAAGATATTTATTATATTCTCTCCAATCATACCAACCACACTCATCAGGAAGCCATCTTATTTCATAGCCTTTTGCTAAAAATTTAATAAAATCATTATAATTACCAATAAACTGCATAGATTCTTTGCGGAAATCATATAAATAATAGCTATCTGAATAGTCATATGTATTATATAACATAGTTAGCCTCCCTGCTTTTTCTGTTAATATACAACACAAACTTATGGCAATCCTCTTTATTGTTCCAAGAATAAATCAAAACATTTTTTTCTAAATCAAATACAATATCTGTTGCTTTGAATTCTTCTTTTAATTTCTTTACAAAATCTGCGGGAGAAATATTAAGCATACGGCAAGGCAGCCACCATTTAGCACTTCCACCAGCCATATTACTTGTATCTGTACAATACCAATTACCGCTTCCAGACTGCCATTCAGTATACTTCATAATTGCCATATGCTTACACTCCTCTCATTAAAGACCCATTGCCGCCAATATATCAGCTACCTGTTTCTTTTCTTCTTCTGTTGGCTCTGTATTCATCTTCTGAGCTATTGTTTCATCTGTATAATTTACTTCTTTAGGAATTATTGCTTCTCCCTCTGCGGAAACGTTTGTCTTAGCACAAGTAAGGCTCACTTTAATCTGTACCTCTTCACCATCTTCACGCATAGGTATACGCAGTTCCTTACCGTCTACAAGAAAAGCATCAGGATAAACTTCCATAATTTTATTAATAATATTAGTCTTGCTTACAGCACCCTTAGCCATTAATTAATCACTCCTTAATTTTTATTACATATATATTATAACATTTAATTTAATAAAAATCAATTATTAATCTGAATTAAAGACTTCTATAAAAGCATCGTAGTTTTCTCCTGTGGGAATTGCGAATATAATATTTTTAACGCCAACTTTCTTCTCAACAAGAGGTCTTCTAAAGAAATGGGCTACCTGCGTGGGATTTTGTCCAAAGACACCACAGCCCCAAGCCCCCAAGATGAGCGTATCTACTTTATTAATTGCCGCAATATCATAAACAAATTTAATTCTATCATACATAGCTGCTTTATTAAAAGTTTTATATTTAGCATAAAATTCTAAGTCTTTTGAAGTTTTACATCTATATTTAATAGCATTAAGATTAGGGGCTGCACAAGTTATTACATCACATTTATATATATCTTTAAATATTATATCTGGTGTATAAATGGCTCTATTGGAATAAAGTCCATAATTACAAGTTTTTTTATTTTCTTTGTAATAATCAGGAAATTGAGATAGTACATTATAAAGAAATGATTCATGACATAAACTTTCCTCTTGAGCGGAGCTGCCTTTGAGAAACAGCCCACCTGCAAGAGTATAATCAGCAAAATTAAGTACAGCAGTCTTTCCACTACTTTGATATTCAATAGCAGAAACACTGTCAGTATCCATAATTCTTACTTTATGTTTAATATTTGGGTTAATATCGTAGGGCTTGTTATAAATAGAATCATCATATATTTTTGTGGCGGCTACGCTTGCTTTAATTTCATTTGAATATTTTTCTGCCATTTTACAAGTATGAACAAATGCTTTTTTAGATAATTCTTCTTTGTTGTTCCAATAATTATTCATATACTGCCCCTTCATCGTCATCACGCATCATTTCTTCTAATTCAGGATTAGGTTCTAACTCTATCCTTTGCCCGCACCAAGGACAATACTGCTTTTTCCAAACCTTTTCTCGCAAATCAATAACCTCAAGACTACTATTGCATCTTGGACAATAGCCAAACACAATTGGAGTTATACCATTAAAATTAAGTGTTTCTTGTTCTGTTGTATGAATAGTTTGCGGGATTTGCTTCTCTGCCGCCACACATAAAGTATAATTTATATTAGCCATTACTTTTGAATTTTTCTTATATACTTTTTCCATAGTTCTTCCAGCATAAATATCATTAAAATCTTTTTCTGTAAGAACTTCCTTATTAGGTCTTAAATTAAAAGCAATAGTATGAATAAAGGAAGTAAAATTCTAAAGGCAGGAAATACCTTCTTCTGTAAGTTCTCCATTAAAGCATATCATAATATTATACCTCTTTCTTAAAACTATCTTCCTTTTGTCCTACCTTGGCGGCAATGTCTTGTACGCGGCTACAAATATTGCAATTTACACCCTTTAAGCAGCGTCTGCCGCACGTTGCTCTAGCTGGTCCAAAAATATCAATTACATTTCTGTTATCAAAAGTTATCCATAAATCTTGAATCAATTCTTTAAGATTTCCATACCATTTTTTATCTATTGCATAAATCTTATATAAAGTTTCATCAATACACTGCATATCTTTGTTCATACAATAAGAAAAATCAAAAATATCAATATAATTGTTTTTATCATAGAAATCTACATCCTCTGGTCTTATGAAGAAACTATACAAACGATTAAATTGGGAGCAATGATATTGGCAGATATTAGGGTATACCCTTATTTCCGCACCATAGTTATGTACTATTTTTGATACGCTATCTAATTCAAATCCTAATGCTTCTGTTATATAGACATCACTTACGCCTTCTTTTAATTGTAAATATAAAGTTTCCCAATCATTAGTATTACAACTAAAATAATATTTTATTTCATTTTCTTTTAATTCTTCAATTATTTTTTTAAGTTCTTCTGATACATAAAATTTTTTATTATCTAAAACAATTTCTACTTTAAAATTATAATGATTATATGCTCTAAAAGTTTTAAATACTTCCAACCAAAATCCATTTATAATTTCAAAAGCACCACAAAAAATAAATGTGGCGTTAGGATATTTTTCAATTATATCTTGTATTTTTTCAATACTGATTTTCTTACTTTCCTGCATAAAAAAGCGGATTTCATCAATTTTATCTAAATACTTATTTAAATTGTTAGGGTGATAATCCAAACAATACTTCATGAATTACTCCTTTCATTATTAAAAGAAAAGGGCAATATATAATTGCCCCCTTCCTTAACAGTACCAAATTAAATTAATTATGCAAGCTTATATACGACAGCCTTCTTGTCGCCAATCTTAGTCTGGTCCTTAACAATTTCCTCAGCCTTAACAAGCTTTGTAAGACGTGCAACAATCTTAGCCTTAGTTGCATCCTCAACATCAATAGATGCAACAATATTATCTACAGACTGCCACTCATCAGTGATTACTGCCTTTACTGCCTTAAGAAGGTCATCTCCCGCATCCTTCGTAGCTTCACGTCTCTCCTTAGCCTTAGCCGCCTTCTGTTCAACCTGCTCAATCTGCTTATTAAGAAAATCAACAAGTTCACTCTTTCTTTCCTCACTTGCATCTGAATTCTCAACAATAGAAATGAGGTCAACATAATTATCCTTCTTGGTTACCTTTACATCAGCCATAATAAATTTCTCCTTTTAACTCTGTTTTTTGTTTTCTTTAACTTATGTATATATTATATCAAAAATTTTTTAAAAATGCAAATTATTCTCCGGGTACGTCTACGCTAAACATCTTAGGTTTATCATGCTTAGCCGAAAATGTATTTCCTTCTTCAACAAAAGAAAGATAAATTGATTCGACTAATTCAACTGGGTCTTCTGGCATTGTATAGCTATTAATAATAATTGACATTGCTTTTCCATAGTTTTCAGCTATTACAATGCCAATGTCTTCATGCAATTTATCTGGCTCTTCGTCAAATTCGTTATAATATTCAATTTTATATTCATAGACATTCATGCTATTATATCTCCCATCATACCTGCCCACTCTTCTTTAGTGAGCTGCTTAATCTGACATTTAATGAGGATGCTTTCAACAGTAGACGCACTTACGCTTCCAAATTTCTTATAAAGCTTTCTTATTTCTTTTGTTGCTGCGGCAATGCGTCTGCTTCTCGTATCAAGCAATCCTTCACATTCAAAAGCATACAAAGTTTTTGCGGGTTCATCTTTAAACATTGATATTCCTCCTTTTGATTAGAGGGTTATGTACATTCATAATCACCTCTTCTCAGCTTCTCCTTTTCTTTCTTCCTGTTGTAAGAGCCTTTGCCTTTCTTTAATTCACTCATACCATGTCTCTTTTTAAAGTGAAAGTAAAGCTGTAATTCCTCACCAGTTTTTTTCAATGTCTGCCCAGCCTGTTTCTTCATTGAATTCCTCCCAATCGTAATCCCATCCTGCTTCCTCAAGAACTTCTGCTCTGTAATCAGCATAATCTGCTACATCATCATAATAATCAAACATATCTTTTTACTTCCTTTCTTTTTATTATAATTAATTATAACATTAATTTTTTAAAAAATAAAGTTTGCTTTATTCATCGTAAGAACTATAATCTAAGATGACTGGATTGCCGCAACTATCAAATCCTACATTTCCTCTGTGTAAATCACTTGTAACATGAGGGTAAATTTCATTTATAAAATATAGGAATTCAAAAGTTTTGTTAATTCCATATTTATCAATCAAGCATTCTTTCCATCCTCTTGGAAGATTTTCAAAATAGTCAGATGTATCCCAATAGCAAGATATATCTTTTGAAAGTTCAGAACACTTAGGAGAATCATAAAAAGGAGCAACTTTCTTTTGAATATATACTGGATAATCTCCTTTTGTATTATTAAAGAAAGAGGTTTCCGCAAAAAACTCCTCAACATGATAATCATATGCTAAATTATATACCTCTTCCTCTGCCGCACAATAGTCCCAAGGTTCAGCTGCATCATAGTCTACTTCCGCACACTCAAAATAGTCTACTTCTTCTCCAAAGCAATTACAACAAAATGGAATTTTTAATACATAATCATAATTTTTGAAGACAACTACGGCTTTTGATGCTCCAGTTCTTATTTCAAATTCATCATTAGTAAACCCTGCTTTAAAAACTGCTTCACTCAGAAGATTAAGATTAACGATTTCACTAAATTCCATGTCTTCACCAAATATTGTAGGTTTTTCATTATCTTCATATTTGGATAATCTAAGATTTTCAACTATTTTGTCAAATAATCTCTCCATTTCCATTTTTCTATCCGTTAATCTCAGCATTATTATATTCTCCCATATCCTCAAAATAAAAGTTTACAAGTTCATTAATTTCAGCTTTGCTTATTGATTCTGCGGGGTCGTAGCGTCCATGCATCACCATAGCCGCATATTCTTTGCTTGATAAATTTGGATAAGACCTCATATACATAACTACATCGCTGTATTCCTCATTTGTCAGCTCGTCTTCAAGCACTTGCCGCAACAGCGAATATATGTTTTTGAGCGTGATAGTAAGGTTTTCAAGCTGCATACTCTTGAGTAGATTATCCATTTGCCGCACCTCATTTTTCTTTTTATTTTTTTCTTTTTTTAATATGTATATATTATATAATAATTTTTTGAAAAATACAATGTTTTTAGATTCCTCTTGACTTAAGAAAATTTTTATGATATAATATTTATATGAACTAAGAGGTGAATTAATATGATACAGTGTAATACTTAGATATGTCCATATAATGAAGAAGGTTTATGCTCTAAAAGAGTATTAAAGTTAAATTAGAATGGTTAGTGTTCTTTTGTTTGGAAAGACAATGGTTAGACTAATTAGCATAGAATATAGACACCAATAGATAAATAGTTTAAATAGATAGAAAAAATAATAGACGGAAATTTTATAAAGGAGAATGACAATGGAATCAATTGACACTACTGTTTAGCCCATTGCAGAAAAGAATATTTGCGTAGATAAGAAGCTAACTCCTTATTATACAATTAATAAATATGTAGAATTAGATAATTATAATAAGGATATAGAAGATTTATTTAATAAAAATAAGCAATAGGTGAAGAAAATGGATGAAATAGAGTCAGCTTTTTTAAATTGCGGAGAAGAGATTAATAGTAATATATTAGATATACAATAGGAATTAGAAGATATAAATTTAGAAGTTTATCACGCCAATCGCCGCCTAGATGATATAGCTAATAACATAAATTATAATATAAGAATTTTTTCAGAAAAGATTAACACAAAAGTTAATGAATTGACTAAGCTATTGCTAGCTGGAATTAGCATAAATTCTGTGCTAACGATTATTCTTATTGTAGTTATGTGTTTGTAAAAATGTGAGGATAATTATATGGTTATTAATTAGATTTAGTGTCCAATATGCGGCAGCCTTGTAAATATGGAAGTTGTAGATGTCACATTTAATAACAATAGAATGATAATGGGGGCGGAATGTCCCGAGTGTAAGCGGAATTTACAAATTGATGCGGCGATTCATTTTGATGATATAAAATATGTGATTCCTGCAATCTAGGAATAGCCGCCAAGTGATGGTGAATTAAAATGATATTTTGGAGAGAGATATTATTCCTTATTTATTATTTGTTTATGCTTGCTATTGTTTATTTTGATGGAAATGATATGGATTAAAAAAGGTAGCTTATTAATTTAAGCTACCTTCATTTTTTTTATTTAATTATAAAAATTAGAAAAGTCCAAAGCTTGACTTAAAGGGATTCTTTTCTTTTGAATCAAGCAAGTCTCCAAAAGCATCCTTAACTTTTTCAAGAGTTTTAAGGTCTTTAATGGCATCATCAAGAGCCTCTTCAACATAATTAATTTCATCAGAAAAATACTTATCAAGCATTTCATTTGCAACAAGATAGTCAAGTATGCTCTTTGCTGCTATTCTGCGGGATGCCGCAACCTTAGCCTTCTTAATAGTATCTGCCTTTTCAGCTTCCTTCTTCTTATCTATTTCTGACTTTGCGGCATTAATCTCCTTAGTGAAACCCGCAGCAATATCATCAATAGAATTTCCCTTTTCCAATTCCTTAGTAATATACTCTCTTACAGTCATAATCTGTATACCTCTTTTCTTTTGATTGTATAATTATCATATCATAAAATTTTTAAATTTTCAAGAGGAAGTAAAGATAGCGGCAAATGAATTTATTTGATTTTTAATTAATTTAATGGTATAATATATACATATTATAAATAAAAGGTGGTTTTAGTATGTGGGTTTATACAGCTGAAGTTAAAGGGCTTATCAATGGCGTAGCTTTTGGAAGCGATCCATTAAAATGTTTTTTAACCAAAAGAAAAGCAATAGAATATGGGATAAAGCAGTTTAGGAAGCTATTGATAGAACATCAAAATCATTATTCAGATATAAACGAAATGTTTGAAGATGCAAATATAAATATAAATAAATGGAAAAGAAGAACAAACATACTTTTATCAGAATTTCATCATTATAATTTTAATAATAGTAAATGCTTTAAGTTTAGTGATTTTGATTCAATAGATATAAGAATAATTCCAATGAAAATTATATTGTGAGGTAAATAATATGTGGATTTTTGCGGGCTGTTGCTTTGTAGCGGCTATTATTATAGGAATTATTATTGTTAGAAAAGATAATGATGATAATGACAAATTTTGGTTTTAAAAGAAAGGAGAGATTGGATATGTACGGTTATATAGCTATAATTATGGGTTCATGTAAAAATTCTTGTATATATTATCCCGATACCTGCGATGGAGATTCTCATATGTATTATCCTGATAAATGTTTTGAAAGTATAACTGATGTAGCACATGATGCCATTTGTAGACTTGAAGATATTTTAAAACAAGAATATTGTATAAGTAATGCAGATAACATTATTATGCTATTGGGCGACTCTTGGTATGACAAAAGAAAAGAAATTGAAAAAGCTTTAATAAGGTATAATAATTATACGTTATTTACCAAAGAACTTAATTTAAATAAAATATGCTGTTTTCAAACAATAGAAATAAGAATATTGCCTATGCTTGTTGTAGAAGAATGCGGCAGACCTTGATATAAGGATGCCTGTGACCTGCCATTGCCGCGTCGTTTGTATTCTTAAAAAAATAATGATATAATATATATAGAAAAATTTAAAAAGGAGTAATTAATATGAATACTGTTTATGGAGCTATTGTTTACATCAATTATACAAATGGTGCATCTGATATCGAAACTCTTCCTGATATCGAAATTCTTCCTTCTGTATATAAGAACAAAGATAATCTGGTTAAGGCGGCAACAAAAACTATTATAGATAATGCAAATTTTTATTCGTTAAAAATCACAGATAAAGAATACTCTATTATGGAGTCTCTTGATAAATATGGAAGTTATTCTTATTATAGAAATATTGAAGGGGAAGCTAATGACCTTGATGTTGTTGACATTTTTTGTAGCGTAAAGAAATTTGATGTGGAGGAATAAAATATGGACAAGGTTTATGGTGTCAAATTTTCTTGTGAAGATTGTGAAGATAAATATATTGGAATAATATTTGAGAGTAGAGAAGATGCGTGTATTGCTGCCGCAAATGAAATGATACAGGTTGCAACTGAATTGGGAGATACTAATAAGATTGACAGTTTTGAAGAAATAGAGAAAGAACTTTTGGATAATGGAAGCTATTGTTGTTTTAAAATAGCAGAGAGTATTACACTTTCTATTATAACTTATGAATTTGAAGGAAAGGCATTATAATATGAATATTAATATAAATCAGAATAGTAAGTATACTTTTGATGAATTGGATGCTGGAGATGTTTTTCTTTTTAAAGACGAAGTTTATATGAAGCTTAAAGATAAGTATTATGTTAGTAATTATAGTTGTTATACTGATTATCTTATTAACGCAATTGGTTTAGGGAGTCAAGAATTTCAATATATAGACCATAACGCATTTGTAGATGCGTGTGAAGCTAATTTAAATCTTAGAACTCTTTAAGAGGTGAATATATGAATATTAATATAAATAATAACGGAAGTATTTTTGATACATTAGAAGCTGGTGATGTATTTCTTTATAAGGGTAGACCTGTTATAAAACTTTTAGGCTCATTTCTTATTAATGATTATGGATGTAATGGAGTTTTAGTTAATGCAATTTATTTGGATAATATGGAATTTTGTAATATAAGTTGGGATGAGCCTGTTATTAAATGTAAAGCTAAATTGAATATTGAATTTGCTTAAGGAGTAATTAATATGGATATTAATATAAAAGAAGGAAGAAAACATTGTATAAAATTTGAAGATGTGTATGAAGGAAATTTTTTCATAAGTAATAAAGAGCTTTTCTTAAAAGTATATGGTTCTTTTGACCACATATATAATGCAGTAAGGGTGAGAGATGGACTGCCCGTTCGTTTTCCTGATTGCCAATAGGTTGATGATTGTAAAATTAAAATTGATGTTTCTTACGTATATGAATAAGGAGTAATTAATATGAAGGTTGATTTTGGAATTACGCACACCAGATTTGAACTTTTGAATGAAGGTGATGCTTTTATTAAGGATGATAATGTATTTATAAAAATAGAACCGCTTGAAGATAATAATGGTATTTTACTTAATGCAATAGATTTAAAGACTGGAATTGGATGTGAAATTGCTTCATATGTAACTGTATTAAAATGTAATGCAAAAGTTAATGTTAAATTTAATGAGGAGGCAGATTTTGTATGATAGTTAATGAAAAAATAGAAAAACTTGTATTTGGCGATTTGTATTATGGCGATGTATTTAGGTTCAAAGAAGAAGATGAAGGTAGAATTTATATGAAGGGCTTTGACATTCATAGAAATAAATTTGTAGTTATAAATATAGTTACTGGTGATATTTATGATGATTTTTCTGATAATGCAAGAGTAATTAAGGTAGAAGGGGAATTTCAAGTAAGATGATAGTCCATTCACATAGTTGGCTTATACCTTTTGAAGTATTAGGCAATGGTAAAATTTTTTATTACGAAGGAAAATATTATATGAAAGGTTCATATAAAGGTTTTTCAGTAGCTATGGAACTAGACAAAGGTGAAGTAAGAGATTTCCGCCCTACCATAAATGTACAATATGTCAGGGATGCAGTTGTAGATGTTGGCGATTGGTATTATGAAGGAGAAACAAGATGATAATTCATTCAAATAATCATATTAAATCTTTTGGTCAGTTAGATGATGGTGCTGTATTTGGTTCTTGTGGAAAGTATTATATAAAAGGCTATTATGGCGGCAATCCAGTTGCAACCAATTTAATGTCAGGAGAAGTATTAGACAAAAACTTTAATACATATACACAGGTAGATTATTACAGTGATGCTACTTTAGAGGTAGAAGGGGATAAGAATAAATTATATGTAGATTGAGGAAAAAGAAAATTCAATTTGTGTAAATCAATTGGAAATTGGAGATACTTTCTTTTATGAAGGTTTTTAATTATATGCTTGTTCAAGTTGAAATAAATGGATATGTAGCAACATTTGCCGCAAATTTGAATCGTGGAATTACTACTAAATATTTTTATGATAATCCGCAAACAAAAGTAAGACAAGTAAATATAACAGGCATTGTAGAAAATAAAATTGAAAAATCTAAAAAGCAAGTGAGAGATTATTTATGGAGATAATTAAATGAGGACAAAAAGCAAAGTTATAAATAGACCAGAGCCTCCTATTAATGAATTTTATTTTTTTAGTGGTAAATTTGATACAAGGTTTGACGATTTAGAGGTAGGCGATATTTTTTATGAATATAAAGATATGCTGAATCCAGACAGAGATTCCTTTATAAAGGTTAAGTATGAGTATTTTGATGATGAGAGCAAAGCGGCATCTCGTGACATTGCAGTAAATTTGCGGACGAGCCAAGTTGCTAATTATATCAGCTGTTGGAATACAAGAGTAGTAAAAATGGATGCTAAAAAGGGCGATTTACGCTTGGGGGATTTAATACTTAGATAAGAGGAAGCATGAAAGGAGCGGTTGCCGCATGAAAAATTTAAACAATAGTGATAAGAATGTAGCCCAGCTTTTTGATATAGATTTTGGAGAAGTATTTAAATGCGAAGGCGAGTATTATATTTTGCTTTATGATGACTTTACTTGGGAATGCGATGGTTCTAAGACTTTTAATAAATTTATTAAAGCTTTAGGTAAATTTAAATCTGGTAGATTTTTGGCGGCAAACCTTGTAAGTGGGCAGATAAGATTTTTTAAGATAACAGAGTTTGTGGAGAAAGTAAATATGGGGTTTAAGTTTGTGTGATGCCGAGGAGGAGCAATTTCCGCATGAAAAATATGATTAAAAATACAACAGTAACAACAAAAGTAAGATATCTGAATAATGGCGATACTTTTAAGTGTGATGGTAAGTATTATATGCTAATTTGGCGGCAGGCAGACCCCAATGGCGATGATATGCTTAAAAAGAAATTTGATTATTTAGATGATGTAGGAAATTTAATTACTGTTAATATTGTTTCAGGGGAAGTAGTAGTTTTTCCTAAAGAAAAGGAAGTACAAAAGGTAGAATTGGGATTTAATTACATAAACAATGAAAAAATTTGAGTTTTTAAACAAGAGAAGAAAGATTAAATCGAAACGGCGGGAATGGGTTATGCGGCGAATGCATAATCCATTTTTCTTTATAGGGGCGATATATTATGCGGAAAGTCGATTTATTTTATAGGGGGTATATTGATTTAGAAAACTCATTTTAAAATGCGGCGGGGTTAGCTTTAGGAATCCTCATACCTAGGGTTTCCGCATATTGTTTTTAAAAAATCATTTTAAAATCTAGGGGCAAGGAACATTTGGAAAACTCATTTTAAAATCTCGGGACTTAGCTTTTGGAAACCTCATACCTACGGTTGCCGCAAGGAACATTTGGAAAACTCATTTTAAAATCTTGGAAGCTTCATAGGTTCATTTTGAATACACGTAATTATTTTGCTGTCAAAATGAATACACGTAGCATTTTAATTAGGTTGTTAAAAAATCCTGTTAAAATTTTTCTAATGTTTTGTTAAGCTTTAACAAAGTAGGTAAAATTTTGAGGTAAAAAATCTAAGTTAGCAAGCTGCTTCATAGGTTCATTTTGATTACACGTTAATTCATTTTGAATACACGTAGCATTTTAATTAAATTAGGTAAAAAAGTTAGGTAAAAAATCTAAAAGCTTGGGTAAATTTTTTTATTTTACCTTTTTATATTTTTATTTAATGCTGAAAGGAGGTGAAAAATGTGATATAGAAAAGATTTCCCGCAGATACAACTTTAGAAGTTTCTACTTTTCTTAATGATAAGAAGATAGATGGAGAATTGTATGCTTATTTTTAGAGTATGTCTAAGCCTTAGGATGGTGAAACTCGCGTGTACTTTTCTTCTTTACCAGTTTAGTCTAAGATATGTAAAAAAATAGGTATTAAAAGTCCTAAAACTTATAGAGTACATTTAGATTATTTGATAGAAAAAGGATATATAGTCAAAGAAAGTGATTATTATGTTTTAAATAATAAAGAAAATATCTTTTTAATGATTCCTTTAGATACTTTATAGTTTTTATTGGATACTACTAAAGAAAATATCATTAAGATTTATGTTTATTTAGCTTAGAGATATAAATATGCTTAGAGTTAGGGTAAAAACAGTTATGAGTTTTCTTTAAAAGAATTAGCTTAGCATACTGGAGTTAAACTTGAAGGCCATAGTAGAGGTTATGAGATACTAGATAATAGCCTTAACCTTTTATATGATATAGGTTTAATAGACTATTGTTCTTTTTATGATGGCAATGTTGCTAAGAAAAAACTTACATTTTTATCTTTCGAGTATAAGAAGAAACAGGACAACTAATTTTGCTAATTAGGTAAAATATCTAATTAAGGTAGGTAAAAAATCTAATTAAGATAGGTAAAAAGTCTAAGTATATCTAAGTAATAAATAATTATAAATAAGGGGATATGAAATATCCCTTCGTCGCTTCGCTCCTCGGGATATTTCATATCCTTGCGCCGCGAAACTTTTGGGGAGTGAAGTGAGAAAGGAGTTGGGTGAGCGTGAGTAAAATAAACAATAAACAAAGTTAAATAAAGCTAAGAGGAAATTCAAGGGAATAGAGAAGTTTAAATAAAACTATAGAAAAATTGAATAAAAATAAGGAAAATAGAGAAAATTATATAAAAATAGAGAAAATGGGGGAAGTGTGGTGAAACCGACCTCCCTCCTTGCATTCTATATCTACATTTCTTTCAATTCTATTCAAACGATGAACAAAAATTTTGCTAAAATATTAACTAGCTCTTGTTAAACAGATTTAAATATATTATATTACCTATTGAAATTTAATCGAACCTTTATATAACGTAGGAAATCTTGTCAAATTTTAAATAATGTGCAAAAAAAATATTTTTTTTTAAAATTATAACATATTTTTTGATTTTTTGCAACAAAACAACTATTTTTGCTCGCCATATGAGCAGGTATCACTCCCCTAACAAAATAATCAAGAGCTGAAGCATCAAACAACTAGGGAAGACGGCCATATGCGAGTCCAAACAACTAGCGGGAGAGCCCATATGGGGTAAAAAGGTCGGTCCAGTTCTCTAAGTGGTTGCCATATGATGGTAAATTTACCAGTTTTTGCCGCAAAATGGTAAAAAATTCCAGAAAAAATGGAAAAATTTTCCAAAAATTGTTAAAAATTACCAAAAAAATTGGAAAAATATGGTAATTTTTGTTATTTTTTACCATAAAATGGTAAATTTTGGGATTTTTTGGAAAATTTTAGGAGAAAAAATTCACAATTTGTTCATATTTAAAGGTAGATTTGTTCATAAAGTTCGGACCCAGGTGCCCGTCCGCTGCCCACTCAAAAGGTAAATATTGGGAAAATACTCAACTTTGATAATTTACAATTTATTAATATAAAAGACTTGAAATGTTCATAAATTGCGGCGATTCGGCACATCCCAAACATAATCGTGCCGCCGCGCTTTAGCACACTAAAGCGTTACCACTGCACTACGCTAAAGTGTTTCCGCATGACAAAAATACCCAGCCTGTGAGATTCCACAAACCGGGCATTTCCGCATTATTTTATTTTCTTAGCTTTTGATTTAACATCATTGTAATATCTTTCTACAACTTCATTACAAGTTAAATGCTCATTAAAGAAAATTCGCACGCAATAATTGTAAATAGGACAGCCATAGCAATTATGTTGTCTATTTTTAAATTCTTTAGTAAAAACTTCTACATTTTCAAAGTTTTCACATATTCTTTTATCAATATCAAGTAAAGAGTTGTAATATTCTATTGCTACCGCATCACATTCTACATTAGGTCTTTTTTTACAAAGTTCATTAGCTGAACACTCAATGCAATTATGGCAACCAATACTAATATACATAGCATTAGCAAAGTCTCCCGCATTTTTAAAATTTTCAAGCATTTCCTTATTAGTCATAATAAATCAACCTCTTTCTTAATTACATATTTGTCAATTCTTTCAATTCATTGTAATCTTTAGTCCAATCATCAATTTTTCTTTGGCATTCTTCTACTCTTTTTGCTCTTGTGGTTTCTTTTATTCTGTTGTTGTTTAAATGTGTGGTAAGTTCTTCTTGAAGTTCAATAAGTCTATTGGCAATGTAATTCATCCTTTTGACATCACAACCACAAGGTATTCTACCAATTTCTTCTTTTTCCTCTGTAATTACACCATTGAAAGTAATTTTTACTTTATAAAGTGTGTAGCCTGAATTCCAATTGTTTGTTATAGCGTGCTGTTTTGCTATTTCCTCAGTCTCATACCTACTTGTTACAAGGTCTCTGCCTTCCATTCCGCCATAGCTTTCAGTTTCGTAAATTATTATTTCTTTCATAATAAATCAACCTCTTTCAATTAATCATTTCCGCACTCTTTTTCTTTTCTTCTCTTGAGTACATTATTATTATAACACACTCAAGAGAAAAAGTCAATGAACAAATTGTTAATTTATTCTTTCAAAATTTTCATCCTTTACTATCTGCCAATCAACAGAATCATAAAGGAGTCCATTGTCTGAAAGAAACTCCAAAAAAGCATACTGTTTTTCTGTCAAAATAACATTGTAAGTATCATTACAATCATTGGTAATTATTACCTTCATTTCTTCCATTTCCTCTTCCTCCTTGCTTTCATTAAGTGCATTAACCGCACTATAATAAACTGATTTTTCTTCATTACAACGTGTTAATCTTTCTTCTTTTGTCTTAATTGCATTGTAATAAGCTAATGCTTTATCTTCACAAGATAGACATTCTGACATTTTAGCACAAAAAGCATCAGCGGGGCATTTATCGCAATTAGAACAATAATAAGTATCACCGCAATAATCAGCAAATTTTTGTGCAGTATCAAAATTTTCAAGCATTTCTTCATCGGTCATAATCTTATTATTTGTCTTTTTTTCTCTTGAGTCAATAGATTCGTAATAACTTGTTGCAATATCAAAACAAGTATCATCAAATCTTTCGCAATATTTTTTAATAGGGCATTTATTGCAACCATTATTATACATATCTTCCGCAAAAGATGTTGAATTATTATATTTTTCAAGAATTTCTTCATTAGTCATAGTTTTTCTACTTTCATTTTCAATGGACTTATAATATTCTAATGCCGTTTCATAACAACCACACGTATTCATATCTTTACAATAGTCTTTAATAGAACAATTAGGGCAAAAACCGCATTCAATACAATTAGCAAAATCTTCCGCATTGTCATAGGTTTCAAGAATTTCCCTATCAGTCATAAAATTCATCCCTTTCTTCATCTTCTACAGACTCTTCATAAAATTCGTCAGAACCAAGCCAACAATCTTCACTTGGGTTTTTCATGCAACGGTCGCAATACAGACACTGTTCGCAACTGGTTACTACATAATTATTATTCATAATTATCAAACTCCTTTTGATTTATTTACTATAATAATTATAACAAATATTTTATTAAAAATCAATAGGCAAAATGAACAAAGTTAATGTGCGGCAATTGTGGGATTTGGCGGAAATACCTCGTTCACAAATTGTTTACACAAAATACTTGAAATGTTCATAATTAGCCGAAAACAGGGCGCATCCTTCGTTCGCGCCCTGACCAAAATTATGAACAAATCTATCATATTTTATGAACGAATTGTAAATATTTTATGAACAAAAAAATATCTTACTAACCGCTGCCCAGTAATCCCATCAGAATAGTAGGATATTTCCGCATAGAAAAAAGCTGACAGAATTTTCCTATCAGCTTTCCATCTTTTGTTAAATTTCTTCACATTCTGTTATTCTAATTATTTCATAATCTATGCCAAAATATTGTAATCCATTTAAAATTTTTCTTGTCTGTTCTGTCAATTCGTCAACAATATAAAATAGTGACAGGTGCTGTCCAGTTGTATCATGAATTGACAATATTTTCTTATTTTCCATAATTAAACAACTCCATTTCTTTTTTAGGTTAGGGCGGTTACATTGCAGACTATAACCGCCCGCCCCCTTAATTTTTCTTTTCTCTTGTTTGGATTAAATCCAGTTTGAATTTTTTGCCGTCAGCTGTAAAGGTGATTAACTTTCCTGCGTTCTCAATAACAACATCTTCCGCAAACCCTTGCAGGTATTCCGCTAAACCGTTGACAATTTTTTCCTTGGTGGGATTTTCCTTTCTCACTCTCTCACGCTGTGACTTTTGTTTATCTTTGTCATAGCTGTAAGCACCGTGTATCGTCCGCATAATGTTGGAATTTTTTGCCTTTTGGCATAAGTTTTCCTGTTCGGCATTTTCTTCAATGCCTTCATCTTCAAGATACATCTGAATGGCTTCTTCTTTTGAGATTTCAAGAATTTTCATGTTCTTTTCAATCTCACTGTCAGAAATGCGGATAATTTTTCCGCTTGGTAATGTGTAATTCATCTTACCAACTCCTTTTTAATTTGTATCTTTATTATAACACATTGAGAGAAAAATGTCAATGAATAAATTATGAATTTTCTTCAGTTATTTCATGAAAAAATTCATCTGAAAAGATTTCATAAAAAATTTCATCATTAAGATAACCTTGATTATCAAAATATTTCAAAAATTTGTATTGGTCTGCGGTCAATGTAAGATACTGCGGGTCATCACTTCCGCAGGTTATAACTACTTTCATTTTTTCCATAATTAAACAACTCCTTTTCTTTTTTTTTGAAAATTTGCGGCAGTCGGTCTGTGGTATCTTTTTACCGACTGCCGCATTTTTCCATTTTATGCTTTTGTGTTAAACTGCGTTGTAATAGGGTATCTTCTTAATCTCACTTCTAACAGCCTTGTTATCAAGCACAAGAGACTTAAGCAGATAAGTAATTTTCTGATTACTCAGATTAGGAATAACTCCCATAACTTCCTTGACAGTTACAGGCTTGCCAAAGTTTACCAGTGCTTCCAGTACCTGCACCTTGAGGTTGTCATTTTCTGCCTTTTTCTCGGCACTCTTGGCGGAAACTGCACTTGACTTCCTGTCAAGAATTTCAATCTGCTTTGTGAGGAATTCCACAAGCTCTGTCTTGTTTTCCGCATTGGAAACTTCTACCATACCCTTAAGAACTTCAAACTTTTCTCTGTTTGTCATAAAAAACAACTCCTTTAAAAATTTTTTATTTTAAAGCTTTTCAGCTTTAATAACTTTTTTTATTTTCTATAAATATTATAACATATTTTTTAGAAAAAATCAATAGATAATCTTTAAACTTTTTATTAATTTTTTATGAATTATCTATTTTATTTCGTTTTGTTGCTTCCTTTTCTCTTGTTCTGTATTAATTATACCACATTCACTTCCTTTTGTCAATGTATTTTTTGTATTTGTTTTATGAACAGTTTGTGAAGTGCGGGCGGTAGGTGTAAGAGTTTTGTATCTAACGTTTCCGCCTCTCTCATTCACTGTATACATTATACCACTTTTATAATAATATGTCAACGTTTTTTTGTACAAATTTTTTTGTATTCTCTTGTGCATTTTGCTAAGCAAATGACTATACCATTTGTTACCAGTTTTGTTTACAATATTTTCCAGCGTTTGTCTGTTGTCCGAAAAAATATACACTATTTTAGGATATTTTAAGTTTAAAAATGTTTACAAATTGTTCATAAAAAAATATTGATTTGTTCATAATTAGGTGCGGTTCGGGGTTACTTCCATCATTTACCAAAAATCTCGGCTCTAATAAAAAATCCAGTTTGCGGAAATTTTGCAAACTGGATTGATGTTACATAAGTGTTTCAAGCTTGTAAGTGAAGCCATTATTTTCTTCACAGAACATTTTAGCAAGGTTTTCCTCATTTTGGAGAAAAAACCCACTTTTTTCATTTTTTTCATTGTACAGCCAAAAGACTTTAATAACATTACGCTTCATAGAAACAACTCCTTTTGATTTATTTACTATACTAATTATAACAGATAATGTGCGGAAATACAATAGGCAAAATACACAAAGTTTATAATAAGTATTTGTGGGAAATGACGAAAATGCAGCGTTCATAAAAAATTCATCAAAAATACTTGAAATGTTCACAATTAGCCGAAAACAGGGCGCATCCTTCGTTCGCGCCCCAGCCGCAATTTATGAACATTTCAAGTCTTTTTTGTAAACATTTTGTAAACAAATTATGAACAAAATTCATAATTGCCGCAGGAAATTTTTACCAAATCCTCGGGGGAAGTAATCCCATCGGAGTAGTAGGAGTTAGCTGCCGCAAACTGACATTACCAAAAAATCCCACTGGAATTTTTATCCAATGGGATTTTCTGTTATTGGGGATTAGTGCCAATTAGGAATTACTTAACAATTCCAAAATAAGGAACTTTCTTGATTTCGTTTCTTGTTACCTTGTTTTCACTCTTGAGGTGTGAAAGAAGATAAGTAATTTTCTGATTGGAAAGTTCAGGGAAATTTCCCATAATTTCCTTAACAGTCATTTCCTTTTCTGCACCTGCAAGGACTTCAAGAACCTTGTTTTCAAGGGCTTCATTTTCCGCTTTCTTTTCGGCGGACTTTGCAGAAACGCTTGTAGCCTTTCTGTCAATCTGTTCAATCTGCTTGGAAATGAATTCCATAAGTTCGGTCTTGTTGTCAACATCTGCATTTGTAACGAGTGCAGAAAGTGCGTTGAAATAATCTCTCTTTGTCATTTTTACGTTTGCCATAAATAAACAACTCCTTTAAAATTTTGAAAAAATTGGTTTTCGTGCTCTTTAGGTAACGACTGTCAGAATAACTAAAATTCATTTTAGAAATTGTGCATTGTGCACTGTTATTCTCTAACAATTACCTTTTGAGTACATTATTATTATATCATATCTTTTACAGAAAGTAATTAGCTTTCTGTAAAAGAATTATGAACTTTTTGTGACTTACTTTAAATAAATGGTATCGTCACGTTTTATCATTTTGTGGTAGATGTATTCGTATTCTTCCCCGTCCTGCTTTATTGTCAGCGTTCTTTCTATCATGCGTGGAATTGAATTGTAAGTCTTATAAGTGCAGTCCCACTTCATGCCGTAATTCTCAATAGCGTATTTAAGAATTTCGCTTTCTATTAAACTGTCGCTTAAAGCTGTGTGCTCTTCCACAAAATTTACATCATTTTTGATGTACTTGTAAATGTTTTCTGCACTTGTGGAATAATTACCTTTTTCTGTAAAAAGTTCGTTTTCTTCACAAAAATTTTGATAATCATTATCCCAAGCAATAGAATGATGAATATATCCCCAAATGTCATAAATTGGTATGTTGTCAAAAGGATTGATACATTTAAACCAGTCACAATTGAATGTGAATACTCTTTCATCAAAACGTGCATTGTAGGCATAAGCGGAAGTAACATCATATTTCTTAATGTCACGTATCATTTCTTGGCATACCTTGCCAAATTTTTCAAGTTTTGCCTTTTTACTCCTCATAGCCTTGACGTAAAGCGGTCTTTTTTCCGCATAGTATGCAGTGGAAAAAAGTTCTAAGTTATGCCAAATCTGTTCAATTACAAAGTCCTTTTCTACAAGGTTTTCCCCTGTCTTTGTGTTTACAATGCAGTAGCCTACATTGTAAGTAAACACCTTGCCAAGTGCAGTTGTTTCCGTGTCAAAAACCAAAATATTCATTTTTTACCAAATCCTTTCAAATTGTGTTTTCTGTACTCTTAATTGAGTACATTATAATTATAGCGTATTTTATTCAATTTGTCAATGAACAAAATATTAATTTTTTTATAAACTTTTTGTTTCAGATACAAAATATTTCGCCTTGTATCTGTCTGCAATTTCCTTTATGAGTATACTTTCTTTTTGTGTTGCTGAATACACATTAAAAATGATATAATTGCCGTCCATAGTTTCAAGCACTGAAAAAGGTATTTCAAGCTTTTTCAAGTTGTCTGCTAAACTCTTACTTTTATCAGTATTAACCGTCATTTCAACTTTCCAAAGTTTGTCTTTTCTTCCTTTTTCTTCCAAAAGTTTTACAATGTAAACGCCCACAAGGTTACAAACAGCTACAACAATAGCCTTGGTAATTGTTGTCAATTCACACGTCATGTATACAAGCACGACTGTATAAAGACCGTATGCAAGAGCATTTACAAATGCCGCTTGAACTTTTCCGCACTTTATAGTACAGATAGACTTTACAGTCTGAATAATAACATTCAGAATGTTCAAAATGATAAAGATAAACAGTAATTTCATAAATTAACAAATCCTTCCAAAAATATAGATTTTAGGCAACTTATAGGAGTTTTACCCATTTCCCATGATAAGCACTGTTCAAGAGGTTTATTCTTTCTTCCCTCTTCCTTATGTATTAATTATACCACTTCTATATAGGAATGTCAATAGTTTTTGAAAAATTTTTTCGTGAAATATTGCACAAGTTTGCGGCGTTGGCTTTGTGCAGAATCGCAACACAGATTTTAGCATATAATACCAAGAATTTCCTGCCAATTGTTGGAGAATTATGGGATAAATTACCAACGGAATTTTTACCAAATTTTGGAAACGCTTTACCGCTTTAACACTTTAGTGCGGTGAAGCGGGGGCTGGCAACCCATTTCTATTTTTGGGAGTTATTGGAAAATTTGGCTCTATTTTTATTTTGGAATAATTTCCTTGAATTTGGTAAAATTTTCCAGCGACGGAGGGCTTCCAACCATTTACAGTTATGGAAGAAACTGGGGAGAGCAGGTTAATATTGGGAATTGGGTAAGATGAAGAAAAATTAACAATTTGTTCACAAAATATGCTTGATTTGTTCACATTCGCAAAAACGGTGCCACAACTTGTGAAATCGCACCGCCGCTTTACCCTGCTAAAGTGCTACCACTTTAAAGTGCTAAAGTGTTTCCAAAATCTGGTTTTAAAATTTCCGCACTTTAGCGATTTACCGCACTAAAGCGGTTGCCGCCAAAAATCCAGTTTATGGAAAATCCACAAACTGGATAAAATGTTAATTAATATTCAAGTGCAAATATATCACCTTTATATTGCCCTATATATAATTCAATATCTGTTTCTTTGTTATATACACAAAAGTATCTTAGCTTGTTTTCATAGTCAGTAGAAAATAAATCAGTAACACAGTCAGCGTATTTATTCTTGAAATTTAGTAATTTTTGATAATCTGGATTATTTATAAAATACTTATGAATCCAAGCTTCATACTGTTTTGAGTTCATAAAATCTTTTAGCTTTAGTTTACTTTTAAATTGCTTTATTACTTTTATTTCGCAATTACCATTTACAGAATAAACTGCATAACCGTCAATTTTTCCCTCAGATATTTCATCATATCCTCTTACAAGTTTTCCAATAGAGCCATTAGAATTAATTTTATAAACTTCTGCACGGTTTATTTCATTATCAGTAAGATACTTTTCCCAATCTTTTACTATTGCTTTTGGTATTCTTTCGCAGTCACATTCATACGGGTCATCCAATTCCTTACATTCTATTACTAAAAAATACTCATTTAACATAATTATCAATTCCTTTCAAAATTATTATTTTTGTAACCTTTTTGATTACATTTTTATTATATCACATTCTGTTCAAATTGTCAATGAACAGAATGTGAATTTTTTAATTAAATTACTTCGTGTCTTTCAATGTAAACATAATCATCACTTGCAGAACCTACATCATCTGTAATTGCAGCTTTTGTAAAATCGTGGAAATTAAGAACATTATGATTTTTATCATAATATTTAGAGCACTCAAAATCAAAACCTTGTGCTTTAAATTCTTGATAAAATTCTTCCCATTCATCAATAGAAAGTAAATATTCTACTGCTTCTTCTATTGCTTTCTTTTTTGAAAGATATACAGCAGATAGCGTAGGAAAGTCATCTTCTACTGTAAAAAGACACCACACTTCCCCTTTATGTTCTACTGTATACTGATTAGTTTTTTTGTTTTTTGCTGTTCCCATTTTTATCAACCTCTTTTCCTTGAAATATAAATATAGTCATTAACTTCATTAACAATTGCACTCTTTGTAAAGTCATAATAATTAAGTATTTCATCATAAACAATGTCTAAATCTTCAAGATATTCTTGATAAGATTCACGCCATTCCTCAATGTCAAGTAGATATTGAATTGCCTTTTCAAGAGCTTCTTCATAATTAGAACAAGTATACATTAGGCTTGGAGAATATTCTCCTATTTCAAAAACGTACCATACTTCTTGATTTTTTACATTTGTTTCCATAATTAACAACCTCTTTCTTTTATTTATTTTCTGTACCTCTTGAGTACATTATTATTATAACACATTTACTTGCGGAAATCAATTAACTTTCTGTAAAAAAGATGTGAATTTTTTGTGTAGAAAAATCATTTTAAAATTTTCCAACTTGTACCATTTAGAAAAATCATTTCAAAATTCAAGAGCCGAAAATTTTAATTTTTCCATTACTTTTTATACAGAAAAATCATTTTAAAAAGTGCGGAAGCAGGTTAAATAATTATTTAGCTGTATTAACCTGTTTCCGTGGTCTGTTTGATTAACTCTTGTTTTCTACTTCACGGTATATTTTTAAAAGTTCATTAAATAATATCTTATTCTGTCCTCTTGTAATAATAGCTTCTTTCTTTTTATCTTCCAACATAAAGAAAGTTTTGGCAAAAAAAGATTTAAGTTTATCAGTTTCTTCTTCATTGTTTGTATTATCTTTTTTTTCATTGTTTTTCAATAGATGTTGACAGCGGTTAAATTCAGCAACCGCATAAACAGGCACTTCTTCATCACAAGCATTAAATGAAAAATTATTAAACCCTGTAAGCTTTCCATCTGTTTCCTCTGTTACTACAACTTCCCATTCTCCAGTATTTTCATTCCATACCTGTGTTACGGTAGTAACAATAACCAATTCATTACCAACAACAAAATTTTCTTTCATAATAATCATTCTCCTTTTGAATTTAAGTTTTTTCTGTACCTCTTGAGTACATTATTATTATAGCATACCCAAGAGGTAAAGTCAATGAACAGTTTGTAAACAATTTATGAAGTTTTATCTGTTTCATTTTCTTCAATGATAACTGTGCCGATAGTGTTAAATATACTGTGTCTATTACCATTTTCATCATCAAAAATAATTCTATCACCGTCACTTGAATAGTCAAATTTTCCGCTGTACTGATAGAGAATTTCGCCGTCATAGGCGTAAACAGTTATTGTTCTTTCAATACCGCCCGTATAATCAGATGTCATACTTTTAAGAGAGCGTTTTCCACTTTCTGTAAAGTTAAGGTGACAATATATTCCGCCTGCAAAAGCAACTATTGCAAGTATAATGGCAATTACTCCCAAAGTATTCCGTTCTTCATTAAACAAGCCCATTCCAACTATTGCCAAAACTATAGCAACAATAACACCTATAATAACATACATAAAAAAGCAACTCCTTTTCAATTAGTGATTTATAGCGTTTTCAAAAAGAATAAACGCATTGTAATTTGAATAACTTGGATTTTCCTGTGTGTTTTTTGCACCAATTTCCAAGAATGAACCGCACAACCAAACGACAAAAACGGAAACTGCAATAGTAACAATTGCCTTTACAGCAAGAGCAACAAACAGGTAAATATTTACAAGTGCATTTTTCATTTTAATTACTCCTTTTGTTTTCTATAATAATTATAACAAATATTATAGATTTTTTCAAATTGGTTTTTGGAAGTGCGGAAACATTTTCTTTATTTCAGTTTCCGCACTTCCGCACGTTAGAAGTCAAAAACAATTGCACCGTCATAGAGAAGCTGTGCATGGTTTACACCTGCATTGTACCTCTTTAAATCGTCAAAGAATATTTCTGCTTTTGCAAAGCTGAAAAATACCTTTTCTCTTGTGATACCCTCATTTGAAAACATTTTAACCTTTACCATAAATAACAACCTCTTTCTTTTTTTTATTTTTTGTTTTTGCTTTGTTGTTTCTCTTTCTCTTGTTCTATATATATTATACCGCATAACAAGAGGAATGTCAATGAACTCAGCGTAAACACTTTATGAACTTTCTATGTACAACTGGAAATGATTCCCATATGGATGCGGCTGTCGGTAATATCTGTATATACCTTGCATATACAGAATTTTCCAGTCTTGCCATACAAAGCCACTTCCAGCTCTTGGAAGTTCTGCCATATGAACCCATATACAGTTCTTGTCATTTCCGCCATATATTGGCAGTCATAGCTTTTGGAAGAAATGGTAAGAACTGGAAGTCCCAAAAGCTGACAGAATTGGTAAAAATTACCATTCGACAGGGAATACCAAAAACTTACAGTCATGGAAGACTTTTCCATTACCATTCATTCCCAACTGCATACTATTCATACTTTATTATTATTATACCGTATAATCAGCAAAATGTCAATATGCAAAATGTACAAAATGTTTGTTCTATTATTGTGCATAATAACGGGACTTTTGTTCACAAATTGTTTACAAAAAATTCACAAAAAAATATTGATTTGTTCATAAT